CCACTCCCTTGCTACAAGAACTTTTGATTATTTATTTTTTCTTCAACTTGATCTCTATTACTATGTTGAATATTCAAATCAACATTGGCGTTAGAACTGCTGAAAGTATAATCAATTTTCACATCCTGTATTCCAATATCATTTAGCAACGTATTTAATCTGTTCTTTATATTTATAGCGTTATTTCTAAAATTAACAGTTGGAAGTGGAATATCTTCAAGCATATCAGCTCTTTCAACATCATCATCCCAAACATTAAAATCAGAATAATCTAACCCTTCTTTATTAATCATTTTTACTTTTATTGATTCTAAATCAACATCCTCTTGCCAACCTTCCCAAGATTCGTCTGGAAGTTGATGTCTTTTGAAATATTTCTCTAATGAAGGTTTTTCATCTACTTCTAATCCCCATGAACTTTGTAAAACTCTTTTAACATAGTCTGGAGCTATCTCTAAAAGTTCCTCTCTTTCTTCTTCTGGAGCGTTTATAAAGTCATTTATTCTATCTCTATCTATTTTAGGTAATGCAGCTAATATATTAGTAAGTGGTTCTCCAACATCATATCCATATATTGTTTTTTCAGCTTTTTCCTTGTATTCTAAAGCCTTAGTTGCTAGTTCTGGTAGCATATCAACATTTCTATAAGATTCAACACCATTTATCTTTTTATTAACTTCTCTAAAGTCTTCTCTCTTTTCACGAGCTTTTTCAGTAAGCCTGTTTAATCTAAAATCATATAAAAATTTACTTATCTCATATTTTGTATTAAGAATTTTATCTAAGAATTCATTACCTGTCTTTTCATGTTTAGTTGGCTTTTTATTTTCCTCATAATTCTTTTTCTTTTCATTTGCTTCTTCATAATCTTCTTTTATAAATTTCTTTCCCTTTTTTAAAGAATTAGTAATGTGCTCTCTTTTGTCAGCCTCTTCTTGGATATTCTTTTCATATTCATCAACATCGAAATTTTCTTCTTCTAAAGCTCTCTTCTTATAATGATTATAGAGATTTTGATTTTTAACGTATTTTAAGACATCCATATATTCTACAAGTTCACGTTCTTTTCTTACTGGTTCTGGAATCCACTTTTCTCCTGTGATAGCTTCTTTTGTTTGTACAACGCCTCTTCCAACTAACACAGCACCCATACCAGCTATTGCACCAGCATACTTACCAAATCTTCTTTTTCCAAACAAACTACCAAGCAAAGCACCGAATAAAACTCCAGTAGGTCTTTCTATAGCACTATACATTGCAGGTTTTAAGAAGTCTTCTATAGGTTCTTGCCATCTTGCAAAATCAACACCATAAATTTCTCTTCTCTTATAGTCTTCCGTTGCACTTCTTACTTGCAAGAATTTTGTATGAAAAGGTGTATCCATATGTGCAAATCTTTCCCATATTGAACCAAAAGCTATTTGCGTTTTACTATATCTTGCATGAACAGAAGGAGCACTCCAATCGTCCTTGTCCTCTTCTGCTACACCTTGATTTAAAAACTCTTTATTAAGGTTAGTTCCTTTAGAATCTATAACAACAGCTTTAATGCTTTTTGATTTATCTCTTCTTATGCTATCTTCGTCTACAAGTAATTTTACACTTGCACCTTCTTTTATATTACTAGATATATTCTCAATTATCTTTTTCTCTTCTGCATTTCCAACAACACCTAAATTAATACCAGCAAATTTTATAGCTCTTTCTTCTCCACCATAATCTGTGTAGAATTGATTCCCTTTCACTTTAGTTATTTTAGCGTTTATGCTAGAAACGTCAGCGTATTTATATCTATATTCATAAGTGTTATGAGCTTTCTTTTGGACTTTAACTCTTTCATTTATTTCATCATATTCTTTTTTAGTTTCTTCATCCATACCAGATGCTCTTAACACATTTTGCATTTCTGAAAATTCTTGTGACCAAGGAGCAACATCTGCAAGTATTCTATAACGGTCTATAGGTTTATATAAATCGCCTCTAGATATTTCATTGTTATAATATCTTTGCAAAACTTCATTTCTTGCATCCTTAACATTATTTAAGCTATCTTCAAGCATATCTTCATCATAGTCAAATCCTACAGTATATCTCTTATTAGGATCATCTCTATTTACATAATGAACATATCCCTTGTCATTACCAGTAGCCCAAAGATAATAATTAACTTGTCTTCTATGAAGGTCTTTTGCTTCTCCAGTTTCTACTACCTGATTAAAACCTTTATCAGATATTGTTTTAATATCAACAATACCTACTCCATTTTTTGCTGTAGGATCAATTACTTTCGCATCATAGAAACCTAATATTTTATTTTCTTCATCTTCAATTTTTCCTTCAACTTCAACTGCAAAACCGTCTTTTAACCATTCCTGTTCAATTTCCTCATGCATTTTAGTACCAGTTTCAACTATATCAACTAAACCTTCATCAGTTATAGTATCGTTTTTAAGGAAATGGTCTACTATTTCATCTTTTGATTTACCTAAAAATGAAGAACCTATTCTTAATTCTAATGGATCTTTTATTCCCCATATTTTTTCATATGGAGTTCCTGCAAGTCTTAATTCTCCATTGGAAATTTTTGAGAATGGATCGCCATGTTTGAAATCTTGGAAATAATTTTCGCCAGGCATGAAGTCTGGTTGAGTGTTTCTAATAGGATTATAATAGTCAACATCAGTTCTTCTTTTCTGTATAAATCTTCTAAAGATTTCAGATATATCTCCACCTAATCCTCCCATATTTGCATCCCAAAACTCTTTGTTATAAGAAAAAGCATATGATGGAGTATCAATAATATCCTGATCTTCTCCAAGATTTCCAGTAACAAATGTGTTGGCTAAGAATCCATATAAACCTAGTACATTTGTAGTATCCATATACTGATCTTTTAATGAATTCTTTAGTTCATTAGGATTTATTATTACATCACCATTTTGGTTTACTAATTCTCCGTCTTCATTTCTACCTAATAAATTATAGATAGGCTCTCTATTAGGAGCATTGTTTATACTCAACATACTTTTTGGAGATTTAGTTTTTAATTCTTTTTTTATTTTTGTATAGTTATCTCTATTTATATCAATAAATCCTATATTACCAGAGTTAGTAACATAGATTTCTTTTCCATCATCAGATAAATTTTGGCCAACAACTCCAAGTGTTGAGCCTTTAGGTTTAATGTTTAAAATATTTGAATTTCCTGCACTAACATTCTCAATGTTATTATTAGTTATAAGTTCCGAATCATTTAGAACATTTTCATTTCCTCTTTCATCAGTATTATAATCCATAATATATGAATCCTGTTTTAAAGAGTTTGTTCCTTTTGGACTATTCCAATACTCTTCATGCATCTTAACTTGTGGTTTTATTACTCTTCCAACAGTTGAACTAAGTACTGGCCCAACTAAAGGAACATTTTCAAATTCTGGTGATGTAAGAAGATAAGGTCTATCATAATAATGTTTCTCTTCATAATGATACTTGTCAGTTAAAAAATGTTTTATAGGAGCAAAAGGATTAACAGGGTTAGGATACCAAGTATTTTCAAAATATTCTTTTCTACTTCCATATTTATTTTCAGAAAAATCTGCATCACCCATTGTTCTACGATACCAATTAGGCTCAAAATGGGAAACTTTTCCTCCTATAAATGCTGTATTATGCATTATTGATGACAATGAACAGAATGAATGTGATTCTTCTATTCTGTAATCATAAACTATTCCATTATATCCGCTATCATATATATCTTTTATTCTAATATATACATAATTATCATCAACTATAGTGTACTTGCTAACTATATTTCTTTTATTATAATTATTATTTTTAGTTTTATATAATTTTAATATATTATTTAATTCTATAGCTGCATCACCAGTAACACATATTCTATATCCTTTATACTTCACGCTTCCATCTTTATCTTTATAGTCATGTTTTACCAGACTATTAGGTATTCCAAATGTAAATAATATATTTCTAAGCATAATTACATATTCTATCCTTGAGCTTGTATAATGTAGTGAAAATGAATTTTTAGCAAATTGATAATGACCATCTCCATCTATTAATCCAGTAATTACAGCTTTTATAAATGATTCATTATATTTATATATATCTCTAACGAATATTTTTTCTTTATTATCATTATATAAAGTATTTTTAAACCATTCTGCAACTTCATTTGATAAATTCCTTACTCTTATTCTTTTTGTTCCATCTTTATAATCATATATATTTGTATTTGTATTTGGGAAATATTTATCTAATATATTTTTAATATTATTTGCTATTTCAGTTTCACTTGAATTCAATGCAAGTTCTATTCCATAAACATTACCATTTTTATGCCAAGTATGAATGTTACCTTCCGCTAGGTATATTCCTAATAAATACCCTAAATCATAATCTGCTAATTTTCCATTTATATATTTATATTCGTTTTTTATCTTAATTCTAGGATATGCTAAATAATCACCTTTTTCTAAATCCCTTGCATAAATCCATTCTGGATTCCATTCATATCTTAAATTACATACTTTATATCTACATTTATCACATTCTTTAGACTTCCTGTCTGGTCTACAATCATCATTTGAGCTTGAAGGACATCTTTTTTTCTTTACAGCATAGTAAGGATGGTTGTCAGTTGTTGTGTTAGTTAAAAATGTAGTGTGTGTTTCTATAGTTAATGCTTTTTCATTAGTTTTCATGTATCTTGTTACCACCTCTAAAACTTTTCTTAATATTCCTTCGTGAGTTATTACATTATCATTTATATTTATATTGTTTGCAAGAGTTATTTCACCATATCCAGTTTGTATTTCTTGCCAAGGAACAACACAATTCCCTAAGTCCCAATATCTTCCCTTTCTTATAGCTTCCATTCCAGAATTGTACCATTCTTTTTGTTCCTCATATGTTCTGTCAAGACCAAGATTTTTAATTAAAGGTAATTCAGAGAATGATTCATAACCTGGCATTGAATCTTTTAAACCTTTAAATAAACTTGTTATACCAGTTGCGTCTTTAACCTTAGTTACGCCAAGGTCAATATCTTTAACTACATTTGCAACTCCTTTTTTAATATTGGTAGTTCCACCTTCACCGTCATCTCTCTCTGTTAAATATGTCATATACTCTATGCCTTGTCCTACCATATAAACAGGCAATAATCTTTTTAGTAGTAATCCAGATATAATATCTTTAGTGCTTCCCATCGAATCAGAACCTAGTGCTATACCAAATGGTTTAAATGCTTGGTTCATACGCTCAAAAAGATGGTATGTAGCTAATGTGCTTTCTGTTATATTAGATACGTCTTTTCTGCCTTTAAAGAATTGTGAAAAATATTCTTTTATGGTTGTATTATTTAATGGGTCCATAACATCTTTCCATTTTATATGTTTTTTAATTGCTACATATAATTTTTCGTTATAAGCTCCATTATCTATATCACCAAATGCTGAATATATTTCAATGTTTTCTACTTTTGGCTTAGTAAAATTTAATTTAGAAAATAATTTATCAGATGCTTTTTCTATAATATTATTAGGACTTATAGAATTTATAAGTGATTCTTCATATTTATTACTCTTTGTGTCTTGTCTTCCTAAGTCTAAGAATTTACTTAGTTTACCTTTGTAATATTTAAATGCTCCATCTTCTCTTGTATATTCTTCATACTTTCTAAGTTCTATTCCAGACATCTTTCTAAAGTCATTTAATTTACTATCAATATTATTTTTATGATTATATTCTCTAAGAGTTAATCCATCAGCTACTTTTTCAAAGTCCTGTAGATCACTGCTGAATTTATATGCTGTTCCATTTGAAAATAATAATCTCTTATTACCAAATTCTTTTAAATCCTTTAATTTGTGTCTACCAGCAACACCAGTAATACCTGGTTGTACAGTATTAGGATGTAATGTTTCAAACATTTGCTCTCTTACTCCAGCTCTTCCAACTCCAAAGAATTTTAGTGGATTTATCCCAACAAAAGGTATTTTAAATTCATTAGCTGCATCTCTTAAAAAAGAATTTATGTCCTTGATATTTTGCCTCATATCAGCTACTTCACCAAACTCATTTATAACTAGGTTTTTATCCATCATTATGTTTTTATAATCACCAGTTTCAAAAATTGATTTAGGAATATTCTTTTTATTTAATATATGTTTACCATTACTATCTACAGCTTTTGTTTCATTTAAAAATATAGCTAATTTTTTTCTTGTATCTATATCAAACATAAAATTATCATGTTTATTTATTAAATATAGCTTACCATTGTCAGCTCTTCCAACTTCAAACATATCATCTATAGTTGCTGTTCTATAGCCAGTTCTTTTCATCTTTTTTGCTGAATCTTCTGCTGATACAGTAAAATTTTTAAGAAAATCCCTAGTCATTATATCTTTAGCTTTTCTTGCACTTCTATTATCGAATCTTTCAGCTATTTCATCCATTTTGTTTATATTATATGATAACTCTGTATTGGTTAATGAAGAAAACTCACCTCTCATATTTTTCTTCATTCTTTTCTCAACATACTTTTTTGTAGTTTTCTTTAAATATTTCACGTCTTTTTTAGTATCTTCAAATACAGATTCTACATATTTTCCAAATGGTGCTTTTTCTGTGAAAGCATCTGAAATGGTATGCCTAAACTTTTTTCTTAAAACTGAATTTTGAAATTTATCTGTTTCATTAGCCCAAGATTTAAAAGCAGTACCAACAGCAGGAGATAAACTTTGATAATCTCCCGCAAATTCAATTAATTTACTTATTGGTTTTTTAAGCATACCACTTTTATAAGCTCCTATACCACCAACACCAATCATAGCTGCAATTATAGCTTTTTTAAGTGGACTTTCTTCTAAATTTTCCTTTTCAGTTGTATATCCTTCTTTTCTTTGTTTTCTAGTTAAATCAAATTCAGAATTGTTTTGAGATTTCATTTATTACCACTTCCTCGTTCCACCTAATACCACCGATAAACGGATTATCCAATATTTCTTTTCCGTTTTCTGATAGTAATTCTTCTGAATAATATAGCATTGGTTCGATGCCTTCTTCTAAATAATCTCTAGTAGTTTTCTCTTTAATTTCTTCAACGTTTTCTTGCATTTCAGTAGTTTCTACATCATCATCATTTACTTTACTCATATCTGCAAGTCTATAGGTACTACCCCTTATTGCCATAACACTTTCAGCTCTTACTGCAACATCAACTAATTTACACCAAGAATATTGTTCAATTTCTTCATATGACAATTCTGGAAAAGCAGCTTTAATTAAATTCATACATTGGTTATGGAAAATATTCATTTCCTCTTTTCTACGGATAATTCTTTCTCTTATATTATCCATTCCATCCAAACCAGAATGTTTTATTATTTCCTCACAAGCTATCGAAGATATTCCAGCTAACGGATATAAACCAAATACTATATTTTGATCTTCAGGATATAATAAAGTAGCTTGACATACTGCATCTTCAAAATCTTTTTCAGTATTTATACATTTTTTTATATTTAAGTATTCTCCTACTCCTAAAGTTCTAAAAACAAATTCCCTGTCTTGAATATTTAAATAGATTATATCTTCGCCTTTAGCATATTCTTTAATTACCGCAAGTTGTAAATTGGTAAGCATTTATAAAACCTCTATCATATATTCATTAGTGAATCCAGATTTTTTCATTATTACTTCTGCAAGTGCTGATGGTACTCCAGCTTTCTGTACCGCCATTTGTTTCCATGAAAATTCTTGCGGGAATAATACAACTGTTTCACATATAATTTCTTCTCTATTTAAAGCATTTGAATTAGGAATAGCAACTATACTTTTATATTCATGTCTATTTAATGTTCTAATTATAAAATTATAATCAGCCACATTAACGTAACAAATATCATGTCCTTCAAATTGTTTTTTCCATAACTGAATCATAGATTTTGTAGGACCATTCTTCCAAAGCTCCTCTCCAGTATTATCAATATCATACTCAACATTATTATTAGGATTGTAGTTTGATGCTTGATTAACTGTAGTTTCAGCACCATATCTAGTGTCATAATCATTATTAATATTATCTTCTTCCTCGAAAAAATCATTATAATAGTCTTCTTCGCTAGTATATACATCACCTAGGTTATTTGCTTGATTTTGTTGAGCTAATCTTTCCTGTGCTTGTCTTGCCAACATATCTAATTCATAATTTTTATCCATTTTCTCACCTCGTACCTATATTAAAATTATTATTTAAATTAAAAGTATTTTGCTCTTCTACATACGAAGAACATCTAATATTTATACTAAATATATGAGTAGTTATTTTTTCTCTAAGATCTGAAATGCTTTTATCTATTTCACTCTTTTCTTTTACATATTTGCATATTATTTTATTCTTACAATTTTCACATGATTCTTTTTTAGAATATAAGTTATTTGTACTTGTGATATTTTGATACACAAAATCATTCCTTTTTAATTATATTTAAGATTTTTTATAAATAATCTTATGTATAAATTATACAATAATGGATAACTTTTGTAATTAATTTTAAATAAAAAAGACATATCTCTACTATAGTAGAGATACGTCTTTAAATATTATCTATTCTTCTTTATAAAACAAATAATAAAATATTACAACCCAAAACAATATTAAAAAAAATAATATCATTATTTATACTAACCTTTTAATTATTTAATTACTTCATCTAGAACTTTATGCAATATACCACTTCTTTCAGCAAATTGGAATAATACTGAATCTATAGTACTCACTTCATTTACATTATCACAATTATAAAATATAGTTAGATAATCTTCATTGTCTTCCTTGTACTTGTGAACAACCATACACTTGCCAATCTTTTCTTCTGTACCATCATTATTTATTGCAACTATTTCTTTTATAGGTTTAGAATCACTAAGAGTATAATATTTTTCTTTACTCATTCTCATGTTCCTCCATTGAATCATTTTCTAGCATTGAATATACTAAATCTTTTACTACATATTCTATGTCATTGTATCCAAAATTTAAGGTTCTAAGTTCAATTGCTGATTGACCACCAACATTAGTCATTTCTAAAATCATACAGCTATCCATTTCTTCTACAGTACCATCTTCATATCTCACTACATATTTTTTAGTTCGTTCTTCTTTATTAACCTTTTTAATTTCTTTAATTGTAACCATAATTACCCCTCTAAAATATATTTATTTATTATTAATTTCTTTGTTTATTAATCTTAATATTAAATACATTACTTGTCTTTCATCTGCAATAACTTCTTCATTTTCACCATTAGGAGATTCAGCTATCTTTTGATCTATAAATCTTGTGGCTTCATTTTCTTCAAATCCACCAAGAAAAAAAGCTATTTCTCTATAAGTACCTAATGTGCTATCCTCTCCAGTAGAAATTTTTCTCATTCTTCATCATCCAATCTATAAAATTCTTCAATTCTCTTTTCTTGCTTTATATTTTTTATTTTAGCTCCGCAAGAAGGACAATATCTGATTGTTTTTTCTTCTATAGAAAAAATAGAAGTTCTCCTGCATATATATGGGAACTCCCATCCACATATTTTACATTTACATATTTCTTTATTTAATTTCTTTACATCACATTCTCTTTCTGTGTTTTGTAATACTTTGCAGTTTTCTTTTGTTGCATGAAAAAATACATTATTTTTAATGGCTTTTTTCTCAAATAAAACATTTAAAGTGTATTTTTGTTCATCTGTTGCTTTATCTGTCATACCATACCCATTATTCCATATAGGTAAACAATTAACAAAGTACGTTAACCACATAATAGGTGATGCAAACATAGGCATAAGCTCATAATATACAATATCTTGATCTATTTCAGAAATCCTTATTAACTTTTCTGTATGACTTGGAGATGCGTATACTACTATTCCATTTTCTAATATTATACCTTCTCTTTCATATGTGCATCTTGTATCATTTATAAATTTATCTATACTTTCATCTATAAGTTCTTTATTTTTTATTTTGTTTTCCATTGTCACTACCTACCCTTTTATATTTTAATGCAATTTCATTATATCACATATGGGTATTTTTTCTATATTTTTGTATATTATTGTATAAAAATAGGTAGCAATAATATATTATCACTACCTATTTTTATTAATTACTTAGTCCATAAATAATCTAAAAAATTAATATAATTATTTAATTCATATTCATCTTTTAGTGCTGGTTCATATGGAGTTAAACAAAAATACTCTTCTGATGATTTTATAAATTCTCTAAATGTTTCAGTATTTTCAGCTCCATCAACACAATCACATATCCTTTTGTCAAGATCACTTAATTTAACCAAAAAACAGCCCCCTATTTATTTGAAATATACTTTTAATGATACTTGGGGAGTATAGTTATTAACCATTTCCTCTATATCTTCTAATATCCTATTTTCATTTAAAAATTTTCTTATTTTTTCATCAAGTAAGATTTTTTTAATTTTACTTTCTGGATGGCATACGCAATTTGGATTACTACAATATCTTATATTTTGCGTAATTTTAGCAACTTCTATAAGTATAACTTTAAATTTTTCATAAGTTTCATAACTTATTAATGAAGTTTCATTGCCATCTAGTAATAATAAATAAGTTAAAATCTCTTCTTTGTTTTTTCTTCTTTGAATGTTATCCATAATTTAATCATTTTTAACTGGAGTACAACTTAATATATAATTTACATTTCGTATTTCTCTTAGCTTTTTTATAGCTGCTTCTTCATCTTTGGCTTTTATTTTAATCCATCTCCATACATCATTGTATTTTTCGTTTACGAATTTACTATAATTTATTTCATACTCCGTCTTCATAATCTCCCTCTCTTATAATTTATTTTATTAGTTTTAAATCACTAACATTCATTAAAGGTAACTCAACACCGTTTGAATCTATAATAGCTATCTTAAAAGTAACAGTACCATATCTAACAGAATGTACTGCTAAAATATCAACTATTTTATATATATCATCTGATAGTATATTATTTTTCTTGTCTATTATCATTTTCACATTATCATGTAATTCAAATGGACAATGTGACGCAAATTTAGCGTACTTCATAAATTTCACCTTCTTTGTTAATAAAATCACCATAAATATTTATATTCACCGTAAATATCTATTTTCCTTTTTTTTCTATTATTTTTTTATATTTTTAAACTTACTTTATCCAGTTGGTATAAGTAACGGTGATCTTTATCAGTAGCTCCGCAGCTACTACATACATATGTTATTTCTACACCAGATATTTGGCAACCATTTACCTCACTTACTGTTTCAACAACTGACATTATATCTACATTGTCATTCCCACAATCACATATATGCTTTATCATAAATTATCTTATCTCCTTAATTAGATTTAAAATTAAAAAATATAAATGAATCTCCAATTATTTTTATACATTCAGAACATGGTTTTTTATCATATTCTTTTTTATGGTTTACGCATGATGAACATTGTTTTCTAAAGTTTAAATTTGAACCTTTAATTATCATAAGTTCCCCCCTAATAATTATTAAAACGCAAATTCATCAAAAATGATTTGCGTTCCTTTGTTTTCTAAGGCTTTAAGTAAAATGCAATGTTTCTTGTCTACCCAAGCATACATATAACCATTCATTAGCCATCTATCTTGTTTTTCAAGTTTAACTATATATTTATCTCGTCCACCTTTTCTGCTTTCTGAATGTACTTTAAACTTTTTTCCTATACATTTTCTATACCATTCATTCCCATCACATTTTACTATTTTCACATACATTTTTGTTTTCCTTCCTTTATTCTTGCTCTGCAACCATATTATAAAATTTTTCAGAACATTCACTTGAACATAATCTTCCTTCACAACAGTAATCTATAAATATGGTTTCTTTTTCACATATCATACAAGGCTTTTTTTCTTCGCTTTTTATTAATGAATATTTTTTCATATCACTTTCTTTGAACTTCAAAAATATTTCCCTCCTTATATTATGTTGTGTAGAGATTAATCATCTCCTTTTAATGCTCCACCTATAGCTCCAATAACTATAAATATAACGTAATAAGTATTAATTGTTATACTATACCCAAATTCTTTAGCTGCATCTATGGTCATAACATCGAATCCAAATAAAGATAATATCCATGCAACTATTAATCCAGTTAGTGCACCAGATAACATTTATTTCCCCCAATCTTGGTATTAAAATCTATACCTCTTCTATACATATAATTTCATCAAAGTTTATGAAAATAATATGACTTTCATCTTCTCCAATTTCTAAAAAGATACCGTCTTCATTGCAACTTTTAAATAAACCATTAAAGGTTTTTGTTACATAACTATCAACGCACCTTTCTGTTGTTATATTAACTCCAGTTTCAGCATTAATATACCAATCATCTTCAATTTGTAATGTAAAAATTGGTTCTATCTTCATATTACCTCTCCTATCTATATAAAGTGTATTAGCATTCGTCAACTTTAATTTTAAATCTTTTATTATCAATAGTTTCTATAATTATTTCATTATCAAGCAACGTATCATCATTTGAATCATCAATAAAAGCTTTAATACTATTATTTGTACTTTTATTTAAAAGTAATGTACTCATTATCGCAATAATTAAACTTTCATTATCGTTAATTTTATATCTTGTATTATTAGCCTTTTCTTGCATTTCAAGTTCTTCATTTAAAACTTTTTCATGTTCTTCTTTAAGCCAAACATCAAAACTATCATCCATAAAAGTGCCATATTCTAAAGGCTCATTAATTGCTTTTATTATGTCTTTTTTTAATTCATCAAAACTTCTTACGTTATTCATTTGATGCTCCCCATAAAGGCTCACAAAAATCTCTTATGCCTTTGTATAAATTATCTAATTTAATCTTTTTTTCAAATTCTTCTAAAGTCATTCCATATGCACTAATAACATTTTCATTAATTACTATATTTATTTTTCCATCTTCTTTAAAATAAACTGTAAATAATTCTAAATCCATTTTATCTGTACCTCCTAAGTTTTTGTTATCATAAATTAATCTTCTTGAATATCCAGCTCTGCTTCAATATCTTCAAGTAAACAATATCCATCACAATCCGCTCCATCGTAAAATACTGTTTCACTTAATAAATCTAGTATATATATAGAATTAATTTGCTTTTTTAATAAATCTCTACAAGCCATTAACAACACTGTTTTTCTATCCATTTTAATATCCTTATCTAATATTCTCTTATAATTATTTACTGTATTCTATTTCCAGTCAACACCATTTAAGGTAAATTTGTCACAATATTCATCGCAACCTTTTAAATAAAACTCATTATCTACTAAATACAAAACTCCCTCTTTTTCTGTACAGAATTTTTGACCGTCTGTTCCTATGTTTATTACAACAAGAAGTCTTGCACATCCAGTACAACCTTTTTTATTCATATGAATGTAACCTCTCTTAATTTAATTCTCTAACGTCTATAGAATAATAGTTTCCTTTTATAGAATTAGTATCAACATATCCACTAATTAAATCTTCTAAAGCTATTTCAATAGCTGTTTCTTGTAATACCTCTGTTTTATTATCTATATTTTCATCTAATTCTTCATAATTAATTTCAACTAAAAACATTCTTTTCATTTACTTTCTCCTCCGCCTAACATTAGTATTACTAACTATTTAAATCCATAATATTCAGGATACTTATGATACGGACAGCAACCTTTTATACCAAGTACAATCAAGGATGGGTTATTTAATGCGGCAGATAGTTTACAAGATAAAACAACATCCCTTTCTTTATCTTTAATTGTATTTTCACATTGCATACATTGATCTTTCATTTATTTCACCTCTTTTACTTAATCTTGGTATTGTTAACCTAATTTATTTCAATCCTAACAAATTCTGATTTTATTTCAGAACTTCGTATATTCATTTCTTTGAATATAATTTCTATAAGCCTTTTCTCTTGAATATATCTAAGTCTTTCTTTTGTTTCCTCTTCTGTATAAGCTGATTTCTCGTTTAAAACATAGTTGATGTAATTCCATCTATTTATTAATGCTTGAACTCCATTTAATATATCTTTTTTATCTTTTTTTATAACTAATTTATCTACCATTCTTACTCCTTATTTTACTTAATTCTAATATTATAAATCTAATAATTAATTTCTTTTAAAATATAACTAAATTCATCGCAACCATATTTTTTATAGTTTTCATACTCTTTCTTAGCTACTTTCTCATTGGTATAAAAATCAACAAAATCTATTTTTTTAAATATTAAATTATTCCACTCCCTATATAAATACCATCTTTTCATTTTTGTTTTTACCCTTTCATTATGTTTAAAGTTATAACTTTCTACTCCATGTTATGTTAATATCTTTATATCTTCCAGTTATTGTATCAACAATCTCTTTAGTTTTTATACCTTTGTGCCACTTAGTTTCTCCATCATTTTCGAGATTTTCAATTAGCCATCCATTACCTGTATCATTAGTAACATAAGCTAGTCTTATTTTAACTCCATCACATTTTAGATTTAGTCTTGGAGTGAATAACATTTTTTTATATAAGTCGATATTATTAACTTTCATTTTATTTACGCCTTTCTTGTATTATATATTTTATTAGAATTTCTATTATAATAATTCATCTTTCAAATATTCTTCAAATTCAGAAGGGACTTTAAAAAATCCAATATCTTCAACTTTAGATACTTTAATTTGTGTAACTTTATCATCTTTTACATAAGGTTCTGACTTATCTTTCAAAACTTCTATACTTCCTGCAATAAAACTATTTCTAACTATAGAACCATTATATATTTCAGCTCTGTAATACATTTACTTATCACCTTTCTTTGTTTAATATTACTATTGTAAATTAAAATTACTTGTCTGCTTTTTTATCTAATTCATAATTATATTCATTTAAAACTCTTCTTATTTGTTCCATACCTAAAGCCATTACTGGATTTACTTGTTTAGCAAATTCAATTTCTTTATTAATAATTTCATTAATTTCTTCAATATCTATCTTCATACCTATTCTCCTTTTTCTCATGTTTAAAATTGATAACTTATTTTAAAGGTCTTAGTCTAGGTGGTAAAAATGTTGCTTTATTTTTCTTTATTAATTCTTTTACCTCTTTTTCATTTTTAGCACATTCATTACAACAATAATTATTAATAAATGGGTTAGTTCCTGCTCTATAGCATACTTTTTTATCAATAATCTTAAATCCCGTTTCCATTTTAAATTCCCTTTTGCAGAATTTACATTCATACCAAAAGATTATAGGTCTAAATTTTTTTATCATTGGAAAACTTTTTTTATTTCTCTTCAAGTAAATTACCTCTCTTTTTCTTGCTAATGTGAACTTAATCCTGTGGTTGTCCTTCTTCATATTTACCACAAATACACTTATTTGTAGTTATACAATCCTCATATTCATTAGCTTCACAAACCCCTGTAACACACCCTGCTAAAAGCATATGCTTACAAGTACCACACTCACCTTCTTTAGCAAAATTTCCACATATATGAATAGTATTCATCCTGATTATTCCTTTCTTGGTATTATGGACTTAATTTTCTCTTTTTAACCACCTTAAAATTCCATGTTTCCATTCGCATTCTCCACAATCTTTAGATTAACATCTTATCTCCAATGCAGTTTCAGGATCATATCCTAATCTACTTCTTAGTTCCTTAAATCCCCATGCACATTTTCCAGTTCTATTTGTATATTCTTCTGCCAAACATTTTTTATATAATCTAACATCATCTTTTGTTATATTTTTGATATTTAACTTTCTATTAGCAATATCAGCTGCTCTCTTGTTTAGCTCTTCTCTACCTTCTTTTGTTTTAGTTTTTATAATTATCCCTAATTTTTTCCTATCATAATATTCTTCCTTGATAGCATTAGCTATAGCACTTACTTGTAAGTATGAAAAATTTCTTTTACTCATAGAATTCATATATTCTCGAATATTTTCTGTTACTTTTCCCTTCATACAATCACCTTTTCTTGCTATTATGAACTATTTACCTTCTATATCATTTTTAAGATATTCCTTATATAATTCTTCATTATCATAAATTCTATTGAACTCTTTTCTAGTTAAAATACAATCTAGATAAGTGCTGTGAAACTTTTCCTTATTTATTTTTTTAAATTTACAAAACATAACAGCTTCTTCTATCTTATTCATTACCCAACCTCTTTTCACATCTTCTTGGTATTGCGAACCTATTTTTTATAATTGTTTTTTATACTTCTTAATCTCTTTATATGTTTTTCCTTTTTCTCTACAAGAAACATATAGTCACCAAAACCTTTACTTTTGAAAGTTTGATTACATCTTTTCATATATCTAAGCGCAATTTCATTTATTTTTATTATCTTTAATATTAATTTTTTTCTACTCATACTTGTTTCCCATTTTTTAGTATTGTGAATTGCATATTCTCTAAATCATTTTGAGCGTATATCACGTTTTCTTTGCAATTTTTACAAGTTTTTATAAGTTCATTTGTACTACTATCATTCCAACCATAGCAGTAATACTGTGGTTTTCCTTCTTTATAAAACTCTATACTTACCTTACCTTTTTCTTTAACTTCTCCATTTAATTTTGCTTTGCAACTCAATAAATTCTTCATTTCCATAAAAATATTGTCCTTATATTATTTATTTATTATTAGTACCGCTGGATTGACTGTACCATCACCATCATAATTATATTCTTTATTATGCCATTGTCTTAATTCTTCTCCGTATATCCAGCATTCAGCAAGTATACTTACAGCACATCCATACATAAAACCTGTTATATCTATATTGGTTTTAAATGATAATTCACCAGCTATTTCGTGTATTTTAGAACCTTTAGAAATCTCTTCCTCCATCATATCAGCCCATTTTTCAACGTATCTAAATACACATGATCCGTACATATCATTATTTTTTTCTTTCCATTCATTATATATATTTATATCTTTAACCTTCATATCCATCACATCCACTTTTAAAATATCTTTAATATTATTAATTACATTATTTGTATTTTAATAACATCATTATTTAATTTGTTACTTAATAAAGAATATTCTAAATCAAATTTAGCTATTAAAAGTTCTCTAAACTTAGTTAATATTTTTAACCCCTCTTCTATTGGAATTTCTTTGAAATATTCTTGGCAACAACCATAATCACCTTCGTACATTATTCCATCATCATCCACGCCAAGCTCTACAGTAAATTTTTCTTCTTTACCTGGATAAGAAACATATATTAATATTCCTTCATAAGTTTCAAAATGATGTTTTGAATTTGTATTAATTTTGCAAGTTTTATTGTATTTAATTAGTTCTTCTAAAGATATATTCATACAAAAGTTTCTAGATTCTTTATAATTTTTCAAAGCACTCACCCCTTTTTAAATATGGCAGTCTACAATTACAAGCATTGTTTCTTGATCTTCATTTTTTATAAAAGTATCATAGAAGTTATTTGACCAAGTGTTAGCTGCGTTATCATTTTCTTTTGACAGTCCAAACCATCCCATAGTTCCCTTTGAATGCCAAACACCATCTGGTGTAACTACAGCATAAGTTGAAAATTCAGTTTGTCTTTTTATAAAGCTTTCTCTAGTATCTTCTTTAGTTATACCAGCAAAAAATCTTTCAATTCCTTCTGGTGTATTATCCCACATATACTCTGCTACTTTTTTAGCTTGTTCTCTCATTTTGTCCCAATCTATATCTTTTAATAACGCAAAGCTAACCTTTTTACCTTTCTTATCTATCAATGATTCACTCCATCTTCCGCCTATTAAATACCAATCCCACTTAGCGTTAGGATTTTCCCAATATCCATATTTATCTTCATGCTTTTTATATCCATAATAATCTTTAGCGAATGTATCTACATCAGTATATTCTTCTTTATGTTCTTCATAATTCTCTAAAACTTCTTTTGTACAATCTTCAAATTCTAAATATTCAACAGGACAATCACCCATATTGTTCTCTTGGTATGGAGCTAGTAATTGCTCTAATTCCTTTCCACCTTTTTTTAATAAAACCCCTACTGAAAAATGGCTCATTTTCATTCCTCCCAATTATTACCATATATTTTAATTATTAATTTATTATTATTTATCTTCCCAATACATATAATCTTCTTTATCCCTATTTTGAATTGTTGTTACTGGATTACCACACTCAATACATACATATCCGTTTACAGCTTTATCTGTATAATCCATAAATGATGTAGAACGGAATTTCCTACTTCCACAATCACATATAACTCCATTTTCATCTAAACTTATCTTATCACCAGAAATGAAATATCTTGAACCACATTCACATAGTATTTCATTTCCACTATATTCTTTCTTACATTTCATACAAAGTTTTGTTGTCATTTTATTATCTTCCTTCCTCTAGTTCTTCACATGATAGCCTATCTATTTGTTTTACAGCATATATATAAGCCTCATTTACTTTATCGTTTTTAAATCTATCATCTGATAATGTACATTTAACACTATCAATTAAAGTTTCTTTAGTTCTTGATTCAAAATGTAATATTTCATTTTTATTCAAATATACATCTGCTTTGTAGTAATTAATATTATCCTCTTCATTTCTTCTATCCCTTAATTCCGATAACCACATATAAGTAAATAGCTCTATGCTGTTTTGTTCCATTGTTCCATCTTCAATTTTTTTATATAATCTATTTATTTCTTCGTCTAATTTTTTATTAGCTATATTCATTAACCATACCTCCCTCATATTTATTACACATATACTATTCTACAAAATGCAAATAATACCTTTCACTTACATTGCTAAATTTTAATTAAAATATTTTTTGTACTAAAATACCGCATATTCATAAGAATATACGGTATTGAAATAGTTATTATAATATTAAAATTTAGTTATAGTCTTTTTAAATAATGGTCTTGTTTTTTTATCTTTTTCTTCGTCTTTCTTTTTTTCTTTAGCTTTTTTTTTGATATTTTCATCGTGCTTTTTAAGACCACCTTCTTTTGATAGCATTCTAAGCCATTCAGCGGTACCATTTAAAGGTCTTCCATTTCTATCTAGTTCTTTTTTCATGCTTTTCTCCTTAGTTAATAATATTAATATTTGTTTTATATCATATAGATATTAGCTTTTCAATAAAAATATACTAATAATTTAATATATTATTTTATTATCTTTATAGTTGTTTTACATTTTCCTTTACCTTTGTATAAATCCTCTGGATAAAGCCTATATAATCCTTTATTAAAATAGCTTTCATCATATTTTCTAGGTAATGTTTGTTTAATTTTTATAAAAACTTCTCTAGTAACATCCCAGCAAAATGCTTCATGATCTCCACTTGGAACACCAATAAATTCAAATTCTTTCTCCATAACTCTTACCCCTTTATCCTAGTTTCTTTATACCATTCTTTTATTTTGTATATATAATCAAAAGAATCTTTTATATAAACATTTCTATAAACATTATAATTTACTAAAGGCTTTGTATTCATAATTTTACAATTATGACAGTAACTTTTCCACATTTTTCTGACCATTTTTTGTTTTCTATTCATTAAATCACTCCAAAAAATATTTTTACTCTTTAATATCCTGTGCTATAAATTGGTATACATCATATATAGGTTCTCCATTAGAATCTATCATTTGGTCTTTATTATATAGCTTAACTTTTTGAAGAGTTATAACTTGTCCTTTACCATATTTTATTTTTATTTCTAAATTACCTTTTCTAAATAAATCACTTTTACTTTCATCAAAGAACTTTTCTTCTTCCTGTTGTTGCTGATCGCCACTTCTTAATAATGAAAAATTACTTACATCAACATTTGCTATGCTTATTTCTTTAAATAGTAAGTTATAAGTATCATTATCGACTGCTCCTGTAACGCTTATTTTATTGTCACTTTGATATTTTTTTATTGCAGCTTTAGTGTCATTATCATAAATATCATTATTTACTTCATTTAAATACCCTAAAAATTCTAATCTTTTTTTGATTAAATAAATCTCACTTCCATTCATAGGGTTATCTATATCTAACTTATACATAATATCACCTTTATTTAAATTCTTTTAATATTTCTTTTATCAATATAACCTGCTAAGTTATCATTTTTTATGGCATAGCAATTATCAAATTCATTTGAAATTTCTATCATTGTATTTTCATCATATAACCCGATAATATTATCTAATGTTGGTTCTAAAAATACATAAGCATCTGATAATAATTTACCGTATATTTTTTCATTATCTACTGACTTTCTATAATGAACATCAGCTAAAAGTGATGTATCTATAACCCAAGAAGGTCTTTTGTTTTTAACTTCCTCTTCTGTAAGTAAAGTTGGAACAGTATCTTTCCAGTCTGCTAACTCATTTTCACGATTATTCTTAACAGGAACTTTAATAACGCCAGTAACAAGTCTAGTACCTACAGCAACATCATCATATGTTCTTGATTGATACCCATAGACTGGTTTTAATTGTTCATTTATTGCGAATTGTATTGCATTAATGTACTTAATATTTTCATCATTTATTGTTATCTCAACATCTGGAGCACTAAAAAATTCTTCTACATAAGTATTTTTTTCTCTTGCGTATTCCGTAGGAATATATTTTTGAGTAGTCTGTTGGCCCATAATTAGTTCCTCCCCGTATTAGTTATAATAAATTTTAAGTGCTTTTTATTACCTATACTAAGAATAACTTCAACTTTACTAGGAAGAGATTTATTTTCTGCATTATAGATAAAAGCTTCACTTATACTTGAAGAGTTTATTGATAATAAATCTAAACAATTAAAACTTTTTTTAGTTATGCTTATATTTCCGTTATTAAATATGCTTATTCCAGTTAAGCTTACTTCTACAGGTAGATCACTTCTTATTTTGAATTTTAAAATGCCTTTAATCATTTCAATATAATTTATCTTTAAACTACCTTCTTGCATATTTGAAGATATAGCAAAATTTTCTTCTATTAATTCATTAGATTCTATATAGCCATCATGGATTATTAGTTTGTTTTCATTTTCTATATAATTTGAAACTGAATCTCCGTACTTAATATAATCTATTGTATTTCCGTATTCATCTTTTACATTTACATCTTCTTTATTCTTATTTATAATAGGAGCTTTATTATTTTCAAATAAATAATTTCTTGTGAAAGAATCTATTGCTCCAGTTTGTAGCAACCCTGCTTTTTTTTGCATAGTTCTTACAGCTTCCATTGTTTGAGTATCATATGTTCCAGTAAGTTTTACATTAAATCCTTTTTCTATTAAAGCTAGTTGTATATTCTTAGGTTCTACATATATTTCTTTAGCTGCTTCCATTTCTCTATAGCCAATTATTGAATTTATATTAGCAAATCTTTTATTTTCTACTTGGTTAAAGTCATTTTCGTAGAACATATCAATATCTCTTGCTACAAATTTAAATGTATTTTCCATCATTAAATCTTCAATAGAAACAACTCCAGCTTCTTCTGTAAAATCAACTCCATAAATAAATGCACTTGCTGAACTTCCGAATTCATTTGCACTTACTATCATAAGATCGAAAATAGGTAGTTCATCTGCTTTTATTTTATTATACTGTGATATATACCCTACTTTATTAGCTAATTCATTAACCCAATGTTGATTTATAAGAGTGAATATCATAGTTCCAGCTACAACTCTAGTTCCTCTAGTGCATCCACCTGTGCTTATTCTACCAAGAAGAGGTACAGGAGTTTTATGTCTATATAATGAATAGGATAAAGTAGTTAAACTCCCTAATAGTATAGGTTTTGTATTAGGAAAAATTATAAATACTAAAGTATCTGTTCCGGTAAATGTCTTATTTTTGTTATATAACATATTATCAAAATCCTTATTTCTAAATAATATGGTTGTTCCATATATATACATTATACAATATTTACCTATTATATTAATATCCTAAAAATGAAAACTCCGCCAGATAAAATTAATTATCTAGCGGAGTCTTCATTAAGAGTTTCTAGGAAATAACGTACAAGCTTACCTAGATTATATATTAAAATGTAAATTTTTTCAAGTAAAAAACCTATTTAGTAAATTTTTTATAAAAATACTAAATAGGCCTTCAAAGAACACATGGGAAATATTCTTTAAAAAACATAGACGATAATAAATCATATTTATTTTATATCAGTTGGTTAATTTTGTCAATACAAAAACGCCCAGACTATGAAATATTTTCATTATCCAAGCGTTGGTGTAGGTGCATAATACTAAACAAAAAAGGTAAATAATTTTTAACAAATCGGCTTAATTAATTATAATATATTTCCAAATATTTTTCAATATGGGATTTATTTCAAAAATAAGAATACACCTGCATTTATTAATACAGGTGTATTCTATATACATAAAGTTAAGTTTAAAAAATCGTGTTCTAATCAACACAGATACGAAACAATTATAATATACCATTATTAATAATATTTGTAAATATTAAAATCCATCAATACTTATAATATAATTAACATTTGTTATTGCTTTTATTTTTTTTATTGCCTCTTCTTTAGAATCAGCTATTACAACTCTAGAAGATAGAACATCACTTAATCTATCTGATATATACTTACTAAACCAAATTTTATATTTCATTTCCATCCCTTATTTAATTAAAATAAATCTATCATGTATCATTTTCCAAGGTTTATAAATTGAATTAACACTATCTATAATATCATTTTCTATTATATTAGCTCTATAATGAAATAATCTATCTCCTGTGCATCCTCCATCTCCTTCTCCTAAATAAATAATAGCTGCATTTTTATTTACTTCACGCATTTTTTGTAACACTTTATACGCAATCGGATCTTCATATGGTGGCCATGACATTATTATATAATCAATATCTTTTCCGTATTTTTCTATAGCTTTTATAGCATCTAATTCTTCTATTTCGCAATAGTGATTATATTCATTTTTCCATGTTTCTTTCCAAGATAAATCATCAGTTGCTATTATATCTATTCCTTCATTTTTTAAAGCATATGAAATTGTTCCTAATCCACACATAACTTCTAAAACTTTTTTTCCACGTAGCAACTTTGAGAGTTCTTTAATCCATTCCTTGGTTACGAATGGATAACCTTGTATCTTAATAAAATGTTCTCTAAGTATACTAAATGAAAATGAACTATATTCATCAAAAAAAACACTTGGTATTTTTTCTGGTATTTCTTTATTTGCTACTGTATCATATAAATCCATCATTTTTATATACATATCATCGCAATTTAAATAAGTATTTTTATGTTTATCTTCAAAAATTGAACAAATATCGAATAACTCTTCAGTTATTTTACCATTATTTTTATATATTTTAATAGCATGGTTTAAATCTTCCTCAAAGCGTTCTCTTTGCTTTTCCTTGACTAATTTGCCAACATAAGGTTCATTTATTTTATTTCCCATCTTCATCACCTTTTTATATATAATCATCCTTAGTATACCAAACAATATAAAAATATGGTACTGTATGTTTATATTTACAGTACCATATTAAAATAATGTTATTTATGAGATTTGCCATTTAACTGCTACTGAATCAGTGTAAGCTAGTTCCTCTTTAGTTCCGCCTATTACATACTGAACTTCTCCAATTTCTGGTATATTCAATGTAACATCAGCCCATTCATATGTTGCTGCTATTGAAATACCAGCTCCATCAACTACTCCAGTTATTGATCCGTATTCTTTAGGAAAAGCTATTATAGATGATTTATTTAGCATAGTTCCTCCAGTATGTGTATATACTGTTTCTGGTTTAGCTACTTGTCCTTTTTTTACTGTACTAACATTTAAATCTTCATAAGTTATTGTATTTATATTTTTATAGTCTATTATTCCTAAGAAATTAGGTTTACTAGATGATTCTTCTGGCGAACTTCCTCCACCCAATTCAGCAACCTTTTTCTCTAATTCAGTTATTCTATTTAAAATAGCTGTAATTTCTTCTGGTGCAATACCTGGATCACCTTTTTCGCCTTTAGCTCCTTGTTCTCCAGTTTCACCTTTATCCCCCTTTGATCCTTGTAATCCTGTTTCTCCTTTTTCACCTTTAACACCTTGTTCTCCCTTTAATTCACTTAAAGCTATAAGGTCAGCCCATTCTCCTATACCTGCATATCTCCATTGTAAATGTGTTGCACTTTTTTGAAGTTCTATTTGTTTACCATCTGTTCCATTAATACCTTGTGGTCCTTGTGGTCCTGCTTCTCCTGGATCACCTTTATCTCCTTTTTCTCCTTTAACAGAAGTTTCTATTTTTCCATTTAAAGTTTCTTCAATTTGTTTGACAAAATCTTTTTTGGCTAGTTCCACATTTCCGCTTGAAGAACCAAAGAAAAATTCTTCTGTATCGTTACAGATACCAACTTCTGCAATATCTAGTTCTGGTAATTTTTCTTTATTACCATTTTTCATAATAATTTTTTGGAATTTTATAGCCATAATATCACCTTAAAATTTTAATGAATCTATTTTTTAGATTATATTATTAGTTATTAATATTTATTTCTTAACATGAGCTGAAAGAACATTAATTAAATCTTTAAAATAAATACCGTTTACTGCATTTACTTTTTCTAAATTTTCATCATATTTAATTAAAGAATAATTGCTTTTAACATATATACCATCAGCGAATCTAAATACTTGATTAATACTATCACAACTTATTTCCTTTATTGTTTCTAAATTGCTATCTACTTTAGTTATTCCACTGACAGTTATTATATAATGATATTCATTTAATGTAAGTATAGAATTAACACTTGAATTTTCCATAGATGCAATTTCTTCTAAATTGCTACTTAATTTCTTAATAATCTTACTACAGCTTATGGCAATATTTCCATTTTTAAGATCATATAATTCATACACGTTTTCAGTACTCACATATCTTTTTACTTCTTTTAACTCACTATTTAAATTGATTACTTGAGTATCGTTGAATATTACAAATACAGAACCATCATCTAAAAAAAGAACTTGGTTTCTATTTATAGAATCATCTATATTTTCAAGAGTATATGTTGCTATAATATTAAGCGAATTATCTAATTTAGTAATCGAATGTTCATCAACACAATAAATATAATCATTTACATAGTATTCTGGGGATGCTGTTCCTGTGTATTTATATTCTGCTACTTTTTCAAGTTTTGAATTTATTACAGTAAGAGCACTATCATAATCTTGTATAAGAATATTATTAGTACCTTTCATACAATGTAGCTTGTCTATATCGCTTTTAGCTGTATAAATATTAATTTTAGATAATCCTTTATCAACTTTACTGATTTTTGTATAATCTGTTTGAACATATATATTATCAGTAATAACAAAATAATCAATTCTTCTTGGCTTTAAATCTAATGAGCTAACTTCTTCGGCATTATTATTAAATCTTCTTATTTTGTTATCGTAGTTTAGAGTGTATACTCTTCCATCATATAATAATCCTATATATCTTTCTCCTAGTTTGACTAATGATTTTATGTCATCAAGACCTTCATTTATTTTATATAGGTTATAATTGGAAGTAACTGTATATACTTCACCTAAATTGCTGAATATATTTCTAACAGATAATATATAATCTATTTCTTTTACCAACTCTAAGTTTTCATTATAAATCTTAACTCCATCTGATGACGGTACATATAATTTATTATTAAGACAGTATAATATGTCGGGATAATCATTAATAGCTATCTCTTTAACTTTTTCAAGATTATCATTATATTTACAAATAACGCCACTTCCATAAATATATACATTTAGGTTTTCATCTATATCACATTGCGACACATATCTTTCTAATTTATTAATAAGTTCTAAATTCTCATTTAATTTTGTAATTCCACCCATATCGCAGAACATAAAATATCCGTCCTTTACTTTATATAAATCACCTCTAATTGGAGAATCATATGAAGCTACTACTTCTAGATTTTCATTTAACTTAGATATTTTAAAATTACCACCAGTTTTTATAGCATAAAATGTGTTAGCGTCTTTAATATATAGAGAAGTTGATTCTACTGTTACTTTTTTTATAAGAGTAAAATCTTTATCCAATTTAGCTACTTTATCATCACTATTTACATAGTAGTTTCCTTCACTATCTATATACGCATTTCTTACTATTTCAAAAAAAGAATAACTTTTTGAATATTGTAATGTATCTGCATCTATTATATAGCACATACCACTACTTACAGTTAAGAATAACTTATTATTACCAGCATATATAAGATTATTAATTCTTTCATAATACGTTGATTTTATAAGTTCTAAATTATTATTTAACTTAATTAAGTAGTTTCCTCCATATACATACACATTGTTTTTATCATCAATTGTTATTCTATTTACTTGTTTATCTGACCTATATACTGCAATTTCTTCTAAGTCTTTAGAAAGTTTTCTTACAGTACGTTCTCCGCTTAATACATATACATAATTATCAGTAGAATAACAAACCTCTTCAACTTCATACTCTAAGCCTTTATTAAATTCACAATCAATCATATTTAAATTATAATCTAAGTTGTATAATCCAGAATGAGTAAGAAGTTTTAAATGATCTCCTAATTCTTTTTTAATATTATATTTAATAGTATCTGTTCCTTGTGATATGGCATCTATATAAGATTCTCCATTATAAACTCTTTCAATCATAAATTCACTCCAAATTAATATATATAAGTTAGCCTATTTTTTCATAATAGGCTAACTTGTGTTTTTATTTTATAAAATACAATGTATTTTCATCTTTGGCTTCTATAGCATCATATTCTTGTTGAGTACCAGTCCATAATGCAGGTCCAGCTTGTACTCCTTGGATTATCCAATCTTCTGCGTTACTAGTTCCAAAAGCTAAATATTGCTTTTTATCAGTTAAATCCATATATACTTGACCAATAAAGTTAGGCGTACTAACTGGTGCTCCTTCACCTTTAAGTATTGGTTCTGGTTTATCAGTTATATTCCATACAGTATTTACATCTGTTTTTTGTTCTTCTGGTAATAAATCGTATTCTGCTTGTGTAGTATATTTTAATGATTTTCCACCAAGCATTTTTTCTACAGCATCAATTTTTTCTTTTAAAATTTTACCTTGATTAGAGCTTAAAGCATTTACACTAGATGATGATGTTAGGTTATCATCAACTTGAACTGGATCACCCTTATCACCTTTAGGTCCTTGTGGTCCAATCTCTCCTTTAGGCCCTTGTGGTCCAATTTCCCCAGTTTCACCTTTAAGACCTTGATCTCCTTTAGGTCCTTGTATTCCTACATCTCCTTTTTCACCCTTAGGCCCTTGTGCTCCAGTTAATTCAGTTAAAGCAACGACATCTTTCCACTCTTCTTCATCTGCATATTTCCATTGTATGTGAGTTAAACCTTTCTGAATAACTACTTCTTTTCCGTTTGTACCTGGTTCACCTTTTAAACCTTGTGGACCTTGTTCGCCTGTTTCACCTTTAGGTCCTTGTTCACCAGTATCTCCTTTAGGTCCTTGTAAACCTTGCTCTCCTGCTGGTCCTTGTGGTCCAACTTCACCAGTTTCTCCTTTTAAGCCTTGTATTCCTTGTTCCCCTTTAGGTCCTATTGGTCCTTGTTCACCAGTATCACCTTTTTCTCCTTTTGCTCCAAGCACTTCCCAAACATAAGCATCTTCTACTAGTTTACATACCTTAGTTAGTCCTGTTTGTTTTTCAGTAGTAATAAGACCATGATATTTAATATCCATACCTTTTTGTGCTACAGTATCAAAATCTTCAACAGTATCACAATTATCCCTCATATCTAATGGTTTGTTTTTACTTTGAATACCTATTTGAGTTGGTATTACATAACTATTGCTTAATTCTTCTAAAAAATTTTTTGCCACGTAAACTACACTCCTAACAAAAACATTTAATAAATTTTTTATTTATATTACCTTATTTTTCAAAATAAAATCCAAGTATAATAACTATACTTGGATTTTGTTTTTAAACTCCTGTAGGTGACATTCCCTTCATTAAGCCGCCTTCTTCTCTAGAGTATATTCCTTTTATTAATGGTGATAATCTTCTAGCAACATAAGTATATTTCTTTTCTGTCACTATGGTATCAACTGATACACCAGAGCTTTCATTAAGGATAGTTACATCATATATTTTTTGGAACGCACATTGTCCAAATTCATTGGCATATGTCATAGTAACATCAAATGCTGGAAGAGTATCAGCATAAAGAATGTTTTCCCCTCTAATTGGTGAGAATCCTGCTGGTACGTGAACTGAATCACCTTTATTCCATCCAGTAATTTCATTATTATTAATTATTGGTGCTCCATTTGAACCTTCAACTAAACCAGGTTTAATTGCACTAGTTCCAGAGAAACCATACGCTTCTGAATTTTCACTTATATTAGTTGTTTCAGATGATTTCTTATTCCAGTTTAATAAATCTAATACTGTTGAAAAATCTTCTGATTTTCTAAGTGCTAGATTTCCGGCAGCTGTATACATTGCAGGTGGTGCTATTTTATCCCATACCATTTGTAGTGCATTTACTACAGCATCTTGGTCAAACATAGCGAATTGCATATTTCCAGCAATAGCTCTTTTCTTTTACACCCTCGGTTTCCCGATATTTTTAAGGGGAATAGACTACATCACAGACTTTGTTATTTTTAAGGTATATAAATCTCTCATATTTCCTCTTTAAATGAACTTTACTATCTTTATATAATTCATTTAATATACCCTCTGCAACTTTGAAATTATAATTTACAACATACACATTTTCTTTTCCTTTTTTTCTTATACTCTTTGTTTTGTTAGGATATATCTCTTGTAGCTTATTTACCATTTCAAGTAGAAAATTTTCGTTTCCTAAAATTTTTAACTCTACACCTCGATATATTTTTTTATATCCTAACTTCGGAAAATTTCTTTGACCAGAACATTTAGTTATACATCCATCACCATCTATATATCCTCTTATAAAATCTTTTATATATTCTTTAGGAACATCTGGAAAAACTAATTCCTCATGTTTTTTATTTGATTCCATAGAGAATATTTTCTTTAAATGCTTTGCAAATTTATAATCATCTATTGCAATTTTATAAGCATTTACACTTTTTCTATGATATATAGGTTTATCTGGTTGTATTATATTCTGAAAAAACTCCAGTATGTGTAAATCTTTTTCATTTAATACTAATTCCATTCTTTCTTCAGTAACATAACCATCTGCTGCTACTAATCCTAAGAAGTACCATAGCTCATTACTATCTGTGTATAGGAATTTTTCATTAAATGTATATTTCTTTTCAAATAACTTAGTTGCCATAACAAACTCCCTTCGCATTTCGATTTAAAGGATTCTCACCTACTTAATACATAGTATTAAGCCCTACTCCTATTGTACCATTTCAGATACCAAGGGATAGTCGTTGAAGATTTCCCTATTCGGGACTTTCCTGCTGATTATCCATTATAAAGCAACTTAGGATTTAACCTTATTGCTATCTCACACCTTTTTTCTACTTTCGTAACATTCAAGCTTAGGCTTATTTCATCCTTACTTTGTAGTGTTGTGAGCTTTAGGACTTCCCAGCAATTAACGAAGTTTTACATCACACGTCACCGTATGAAGGAGGCTAAAGCTAACCTCTACTGAATGATCTTGCATCTGCTGAACCTAATGTGAATATTGGTGCACATTCACGTTCAATACCCCAAGATAAGGCTTGTAGTTCTCCTACTACTCTATTAGCGAAACTTACTAAAAGGTCTGAACCACTAAAACTTGTTAATGTACTCATAGTTGGACTTGCCATACTGTTTCACATCTCCTTTACCCTCCCCCAAGAAGAGGGAGGAATTAATATTTTAAAATTATAGACTTGCTTTTAGTCCCATTACTGCTGTAATTTTTCTTAATTCTTGTGGTGGAATTATTGATAATTCAATGTTTGCTTCACCTAATAATTGAGATTTTGCATCTGAAAGTATTTGGAAAGCATAATCAATTATTACTCCACCTTCTTTACAAGTAGATAATTTCTTAGAAATCGCACTTGCTAGAGCATTTCTTTGTTCTATTGTATTTGGTTCCCCAAGGAATGGTTCACCTGCTTCTCTTATTTCATCTGAAACATATCTCATAACTCTTTGAGTAGTTATTCTTGTATAATCTGAATTTGGATGTGCTGATGTAACACCATCAACGATTACAACATTATTTGTATTTCCAGATAATTTACTTCTGAATGTTATTATTCTATTTCCTGTTATTCTATCTAATTGATAGTTAGAGAAATTGAATTTTAACTTCTTAACTCCATCAATCTTCTTGTTTGTTGGAGCTGATTGTGGAGCTAGTAATGAGTTCTTAGCTGCGTAGTCAACAGCTGGATTACCCCAGAATCTACCGATTTTAGAATCAGTATGTTCTATTTCTGGTCCTGCTACTACACTTATGAATTTACCTAAATCCATTGGATCGCCATTAGAATCTTTTATAATATTTCCACTTTGATCTTTTAGGAAGTATAAGTTATTCATAGCAACTAATTTTTCTGTATATTCTTGTACGCCTCTTAATGATGTGTCCTTACATGGAGATACACTTATAAATCCAATTGTAGCTTTATTTCTATGTGATAAAACAGCACATAATAAAGCTAATTCATAAGCAAAGTTATTAAACTTTCCTACTAAGATTTGGTCAGCATAAACTCCAGTTACTACTATAGAATCTACTTGATAACCTTCTAAAAGTTGGAAAGCTCCACTTTCTAGAAGTAATCCTTCATTATCCTTTGTTCCAGTTAATGCTTCAAACATTTCTTGTGGAGTAGGATTTAGACCATCTTCCCCATCTACAAAGTATGAACTAGATAATGTTAAATCCATAGTGTATTCATCATCATATAAAGTTGTTGCTTTATATACTCCATTATTGGCATCTTGGTTGATAGCTTGTACTAAAGCTCCAAAAGTTTTATAGTCAAGTGAGCTATATTCTAATGTTGCTGTAGCACCTACAGATTTTGTATCTGGAACAGTTATAACAACTTTTTTACCAATTACATTATCGCTGCTTGAACTAACTATATTCTTTACAGTAACATATCCTTGGTTATATACTTCTCCACCGAAATATGATTCAAATTCTATAACTGGTTCTACATTAGATACTTTTTCATTTAAATACTCAACTGTAATTTCATCGCCTCTTTTAAAGTACTTCTTGTCAACTAATACAGTCTTTCTTGTAGGATTAACTCTAACTAGAATAGCTCTATTTTTGCCATCGAATGTTCCTCCGTGAATAGTTTCAGTTGATTCATCATCGAAACTACCACCATGTAAGATTTCAGCATCGCTTCCTTCTTCTCCATCTCCTACTTCAATAACTTTATCGTTATCAAATAGAACACCATTTACATAAAGTTTTATAGAACCTTCCTTTGGTTGTTCTTTTAAAAGTTTTTTGATTTTTGATGTTGCAGTTAAGAATGGAGCTTCTGGAGTTCCGTTTTCAGTAACAAGAACAACCTCACCTTCAAGTAACTCATAATCAACAGCTAAAATGTCAGCAGGATTTACTGTTTCATCTGTGAAAGTAATTAATTTTCCTTCAACAGTATATTTTGAACTTGCAACTTCTTGTTCATTATTTGAAATTAAAATAGTACCCTCTTTAGGTGTTGCATTTAAAGTAATAGTTTTGTTTGAACTTACTTCATGCATTTCATCATTTACAAGAACTTTTCTTGTATGTGCATATTGAACAGTTACAGCAGCGTTAGCATCTGCAACTCCAGCTTCAATAGTAAGTTTTTTACCATTTAAAGCATATCCACCTTTTAATAGAACACCTTTTACATATACCTTTAATGATTCAACATTTATATTGTCATTAGATAATGTTATAACTGTTTCATCATTTCCAGATACAGTTGCGAAATCTTCTTCGATTCTAACAAGTTCAGTTACTTCTTTAGCAGCACTCTTGATTTGAGTTTTTGCAGTTTTTCCTGTAACTCTCATTAGTCTAATATCAGTACACCCAATATTTCTTGCTTGTGCATAAGCTTTTAAAAGTGTCGCACCATTTGAAGCACCTAAAGCATCAGTTGATTCTCCGAATAGAGCATATGCACTATCATCGTCAACAGCTACAGGTTCCATTACAGGACCGTCTAATGCTGTACCTAATATCAAGATGCTATCAGTTTTTACAGTTGAAGTATTTTTCTTTAAAGCCATTCCACCATCTTTGTACTCGATTAGCATACCTGGTAAATTTTCATATTTTTTAGTGAAATCAACCATATTATCTCTTTACCTCCCGATGTTGCTATTTACTAGCATTTCTTTTATTAATAAAGGCATTAACCTTCGTTTCAATTTTGTTAATTGTGCTTACCCTTACTGTTTGTATTCTTTCAAGCTTTACAAAATACATAATTGGCCTCATAGCTATATCTTTTCTGTAATTTACTGATATAGTTGCTGGAACTTCATTCATAAAGAACATTTCAGATATTCCATGTTTCTTTATATTTCCAATATAAGCATTAAGTAATCTCTCAAATTTTTCACTTAAAATTCTTGTTTCAAGTGAATTTCTACCCCATATATCAAATTCAACAATGCAGTCAAACCATTGCCTGTACACATTTATAGCATCACCTGTCAATACGCCATCAACCTCTTCTTTTATGGTATCCATAAGCTGTGGTTTGATGTTAGTATTCTCACTAACTTCCCTGTGGTTAATGTCATATGTTATGATTGGACCATCCATTGTTTCTATAGTGTCAGTTTTTTCAAGCTTCGGCTTAAAGCTTCCCCATCCGTCACCCAAAGCTGTATCTAAAATTATTTTTATAATGTCAGCTAGTTCATCTATGGTACTTATATTTCCTTCGCTTGTATATCTGCCTACTTTGTATTCATTTAAATCTTTTTTAACTTCTGTTTTAGTTTCTTCTTTATAAACTTTTTCTTCATTTTTTATTCCAAAATAGTCATTCATAACTTCATCAAATCTATCCATTTTACACCATATCCTCAATCTTTAATTTATTTAATATTTCTAAAAAATCTAAGGTGAATATACTTTGAACTTTTGTACGAATTTCAACTTCATCAGTTGATACTCTTTCCAAGCTGACTTCATAATCTTGAATATATTGAACAACCCTAAGTTCAGATAATATTTTTTTAAATTCATTTTCTAATTGCTTACTTTTTATAACTTTATTTATATCTTCGCCTATGTATTTTTCGCATAATAGGTTCAATATTTTAGTTATAAATTGTAAAGTTATTATATTTTGCATATAGTGATAACCCTTTTCCTTACAAGAAGATGTAGTCATTGAGGTAGAAACTACAGTTTTTTTCTTGTAATAGCTATATCTAAAAGCTACTAGGTGGTTATCAGCTAATTTTATTAATTTATCATTGGTAAATAATTCTACAGGACTGTAAAATTTAGGTAGACTTTTGAATGTTATTGATTCAGTTGGAATGGTATTTCGTATTAAACATCCAAGCTCTGCTTGTCCGTTTGTTACTCTATTTAATTTAGAATTATAAAGATTGTTACTAGATATACATATAAAAGAGTTGCTTATTCTATCTTGCACATTTTCTTTATTTTTTTCTAAAACTAAAATCTTTTCATCAATACTTAAATCGCTTTTATGATTAAAACCAAGTACTCCTATGGTAGTAATTCCAGAATTAAATTGTAGATGTATAAAATCTGTTATCAACTCATAAAAGGAAGTACTTTTATTATTTATTTTTATTGTAAGTTTATCAGTATGGCTTACAACATCTTCCTCATAGCATATATCATCAAGATACGCTCCTAATGGAACTAACACATCAATTTCATATCCTTCAAGCAATTCTAAAGTATTTTTTAAAGATATATAATATTTATTTTTACTAGTGCTAAGTCCAGAGCTACCAGTATGTAGATAAAATTCATTACTGTTTACTGTACTTAATGCTCCTGCAAGTTTGACACTATCATCAACATATGTTTCCATATACACATAGTTATCACCATTGTTGGTATCTTTATTTATTTTATTTGCTAAATTATTTATAGTAATATAATCTTCATACTTGTAAGATATATTGTTCTCTTCATTCATAGAAAAAGATATATCTTTTTCAGTTAATGATACTTTAATATCATCAAACTTTTCTGATGAATGTTTAGCTTTTATAATAACTCCAGAATCTATTATTTCTCTTCCTATTACATTTACATCAAGTAATGCTTTAGAATGAGAACCTGTTGTTTTAACTACATAAATATTATTTATTTTAAATTCATCATCTAATATATTTTCAATTGTTTCTATTAACGTTCCTCTTCTTCCAAATGTAGCATACAAATACGCTAAATCTGGAATATACGTTGGAACATTAACTTCTCCAAACTCTGATGTTCCAATAAAAAATATATTCTTTTTTTCATTTATACTATCAGATAGTTCTTGTATATTTTCAAATCCTTCTAGCATCTATACACCTACCATCCTTTAGTAATTTTTTCTTAAAAGAATTCATATTTTTAATAAGTTTGTTGAATGAAATAGTTTTATCTTTTCTTAAAATACCTTTTAAACTAAAGAATTCAATTTTTCCATTATCGCCTCTTGTTTCATTAGGACAAGAAACTTCATATACATCGGTTACGTTATCTACATAACCATTTTTATCATATTCAGCAAATAGAATGTAATCTCCAGCTTTAGGTTTATAAGTATTAGGCATATATAATGTAGTCGATTTTGATATTTCAAATCCACTAGTCATTTCTTTATAATCACCTAAACTATTTTTTATTATAATTTTAGACATCCTAAGTCCAAGTGCTTTTCCACTTCCTAAACAATTATTACAATTAGGATCACCTTTTTTAAATAATTCATTATAACAATCACATTTCATAATTTCGCTGTGTCTAACATATATAATATTGCTTCCAAACTTATTTAATAAATAATTAAATTGTTCTTCTAAATCTATTAAATCTCTATAAATCATATATTAGAACCCCACCCTCGAATCTAAAGGATAAGTTGTACTTCCAGCTCTAGGTGCTGTAGCAAACATACTATCATCGTCCATACTGTCTAAAGCATCTTGAAGTTCTTGTTTGAATAGTTTCAAGATTTCTGATAGATATGGTATTCTCCTTGAAATAGATATGTTAATATCACCTATGGATTTGCTTTGTGAACCATTGTTTCCAGCTATCTCTATATAAGCTTTATTACATAAATCTATTAGAACAGAATACTTAACCCATCTTTTCAATGCTCTAGTTGGTACATCAGATTCAACTTGATCTTCGTAAAGCTCCAATCCTTCTAAACTATATTCATGTATTTTTTTAATAATATCTATATCAGATATACTTGCTAAAAACTCCCCAGCTTCTAATCTTATTTGGTTTACAGTACAATACTTAGGATTTACATAACTAACAAATTGATATGATATATCAATATTCTTTATGTTAGCTGTAATTTTATATATCATGTTTTCTTCTATAGTTTCTACTTGACCATAATTAAAAGAATTACTATTTTTTCTAGTTACTGATTCTGAATTTCCAGTATTTAATTTATAAAAAATACTAGTTGTGTCATTCTCCTTATTATATTCAAGTATAAGATTATCAAGATTTATTTCTAAATAATCATTGGAATCTTCATCAGAAAGAGATACATATTCAATATTAAAATCATTTATATCTTCTTTCTTTACATTTCCAGTTACTATAATATAAACATGATTAATTTTCCTACTTACATTTATTGCACCATTACTAGGGAAAGTTTTTACTAATGCTATATCATCAAAGAATGAATCTGTTTCTTCAAATTCATCAAACTCTTTAACATCTGATATTCCTATCTGAATTTGATTTGAACAAATATTATTTTCCTTATCAACTACTCTTATATAATAATTTCTTTCTTCAAGTTTTAAATCATCTAGCATTATAGTTATAGAATCATAATCTCCATCCTGTGGAATATATGATTTTTCAAATACTATAGAAGTAAAATCATTTTTACTTGAAATTTGAACATCATATCTAGAGAATTTGTCAGATGAAATATTAATGTATTCAAGTTTATTTAATATAGAATTATTTTTAGGATAATTAATATTTATATATGATATATTTTCATTTCTAGCTGTTTTAAAAGATGATGTAAATGGAACTAGCATAGTGTTATTGTTTATATCCTTTAAAATCCCTTCTTCTATAGATACTTTATATAAAGTATTAGATTCAAGATTTTCACTAGGTTTAAATTTAATAACCCTACTTGAATATGTTATTTCACCTTTTAACTCTTCAAAATGCTTGAAATCTTCATCTAAACTTTTATAAAGCTTAACTGAATCAAATAAGGAACCTATTTTTAAATCTGTATTAAACTCTAATTCTATTATTGTATCTATAGGAACATCAGTTGATTTTTTTAATGGATATATAGAATTTACAACTATTCCTACAGTTTCTACTGTATTTACCATTTACATCACCTCCAATTATTTTTTCTTTGTTCTTGTTGCAGCTTTTTTAGTTTTACTTTCTTTTTTAACTTCTTTTACTTCTAAAGAAGCTAACTCTTCCATTCCGTCCTCTTCTGGTCCTCCAAGTCCACTATCGCTCTCTAATGGTGGCTCTGGTGGTGGCTCTGGAATTGATTCTTCTAAATATCCGCATGAAGGACAATTTTCAAATACAAATTCACCATCTACATATATTAATGTTTTAGAATCAATAGCTCTTCTTATAGAAGGAGTTAGACTTTCTAATTCAATAGTTGCTTCTGGTCTTAGTAAGTCTAAATGTAGCCCAGAATCGGGACAGAAGAATGAGTAATTTTCCCTTATAGTAGTATCTAGCTTTAAAGTATGCTTACCCATCTTCTTTCTCCTTTTCATATACTTAACGTATTATTTTAATATCAAAGATTATTTAGTTTGGATATTAACAACTCTGTCTGGATAAGCCCATGATCTAGCCATTGAAATATTTCTAGCTAAAGCTACTGCTCTTCCTTCGTTGTATGTTCCGTATCCATAAGCTTCTACCATTTTTAAGTTTTGAATATCTCTAGCAGGATCTCTAAACTCTTCTGTCTTTAGGTCATATTTTATAATCTTAACACCAACATTGTTCTTATCAACGCAAATAGTATCGAATCTACGTGCTTTCTTGTTGATAGGTGCAAATGGTGATAATTTTACGTTAAATGAGAATGGTAATCTTCCTTGCATACTTTCTGGTCCAAGCTTGAATCCTTTTACTGGATTTTCAGCCTTAGTATCTTTTTCCTTTAATGCTGTGAAAGCACCAGTTAATCCAGATTTAGCGAAAGCAGTCCAAGCTAAACTATGAATAACCATATCAGTAGGTGTGTATTCATTATTTAAAATAGCAATGCAAATATCAAGTAAATCATCAATTGATAATGTATCATTGAAGTTTCCATTAAAGTCCATTCCTGTTGTTCCAGCAGCAGCCCAAGTCTTAGGATCTTTTGCTCTTAAAGCATTATCGAATACTGGATGACCATGTTTTAGTAATTCTATAAATGCTTTTTGTTCTGCGTGTCTTACAAGTGCACGACCAGCTTCTGAAACCATAATGTTTAATAAATCAAATTCACACTCTTTCATTGTATCTTCACTATATTGTAATCTGATACCGCTCTTAGTAGCGTAAATGTGTTTATTTTTGTGTTTTTGCCAGTCTAGTGTTTCTGCTGGAATTTCAGCTCCTTCTGGTATATCATGAGCTTTCATTACCCCTATAGATGGTAAAATTATACTTGAACTATTTTTTAATCTTACTTTTTTGAAGAATTCACTTGCTACATAATAAGGTTCTTGCGCCTTTCTCATTGTTCCTATTAAAACTCTAGGAATTAACACTTTAGCTTGTGGAGTTCCTAAGAAATCTTGTAAATTAAATCCTGGAACAGTTTCTCCATTTTGTGATCTAACGAAGTAATCCATTATTTCGGCATCTTCGTCACTTAACTCATATACAGAAGTATCATAGTCAGTTATATTACCATTATTAGCTAATTTACCTTCTATGTCTTCTTGCATTCTCTTTTTAGCTTCTTTAATTTTATCTAATAAAATTATTGACATAATCTCTCCCCCTATTATTTCTTTAACAGTACGAATACTGCTCCAACAACGCCTTTAAAGTCTAGGTATGTTGGTGTTCCATAATGGAAAGCTTTATAGCTTCCTGTTATTGCTTGTCCTGTTTGAGATGTCTTTACAGGGAATGATATAGTACCTTCTTCATAATCTATTGATAGACCTTCTGTAACTTTTACATCATTTACTTTTATTTCAACTGAATCTTCTTGAAGGTTTTTAAGGTTTCCACCTGCATAGTCTTTAGCATTTATAACGATAACTGTATCGTCTACTTCAATTGTAGGAACTTTACCTAAAGCTATGTTCTTGTATTCAGTATCATTTTTACCGAATCCTGTGAAATTACCGCTACCATCGTGTAATCCTGGAATACCAGTTGGATTATTTACAGTTTGAGATTGATAACTTTGGAATACTGTATTTCCTTCTGCATATTCTGGACTGAATGGATAGCCTGAATCTGATGGAAGATCAGAAGAACCACTTCTATTGATATACATATCATCTTCATGTCTTACTGATGGGTCCCATAACATCCATTTTTCCCAACCGAATGGTTCAGAGTTGAAGTCAGTAGCAAGTACTTGTCCTACTACATCAACAAAATCATCTGTTCCTTTTTTCCATTTAGTTAATCTTCCAGATGGAGTTGATTTTAAATAGCAACCTTCTGTAACTCCAGCTCCTATTACTGCGCCCCAAGGCATCTTTAAATCTTTTGATATTCTCTTTTCTTCATCTAATAAACCAGCTTTATCAAAAGATGATGCAGGTTCTACTGATGGAATATAAGGAAGAGATAAATAGTTAGTTGTTATAATAGAAGGTTTATTTCCTCCAAATCTATCTTGTTGGAAATAATCTTTACAGAAGTTATAAGGAGCTACCCCTACAGTATTATTATCTGTAGCTATTCCTGGTAGAGATAAAGTAGTCTTATAAACTCCTTGTGTGAAGTCTTTTACTGGAGCTGCAACACCAACAACTCTTCCCATTGGTATAACAACATCTTCCATTCCAGGACCACCGTAATCGTAGTGGAATAATACTCCTTCATCAAATGCAGCCTTCATTGTTGCATCCATAAATGTTGGATCTATAAGCCAATCTTGTGCTGGTGAATCGTGACCAGATACAACTAGCTTAGTATGTGATCTTGAACCGTTTATTCTTTCAGTTCCTTGAAATAAAGCCATTTCGCTTCCTCCCTTTATAATATTTCTAAATATTTTTCTTCTATATCTTTTAATGTTATAGGTTTCTTTTTATCATCCTTAACATTTAATTCATCTTCATTTTCATCTTCGATAACATTACCATTAGTGTTATCAGCTAAAGATGGATTTGTAACTGTAGGTATAGAAGTATCTTTAACAGTATTTTTAATACTGTTTTCAATCTTCAATTCATCATTAATATTTTTTAACTCTTTAGTTGAATGAATTAATAGACTAGCTTTTTCACTATCTATATCTTTTTCATCTATTAAGTTATTAGCCACTTTTTTGCTAACTATATAATCAATTAAAGATTGCTTGTATAAAATTGATACTGATAAGAAGTTTTCCTTGCTCTTATTTAATTCATCTCTAACAACTGATAATTCATTGTTTAATGAGTTAATCTTATTATTCTTTTCAGATATAGAATCATTTAAAGTATTTATCTCATTATCTTTTTCAGTTACAGAATCATTTAAAGTTGCAATATTTGTATTTGCATCATTTAAATCTGATAATGCTTTTTCATACTTTTCTTTATATTCAGTATCAGTAATATCTTCATTATTATTACCATCTTGATTATCTGGTTCATCATTTGATGGGTTATTATTATCATTAATATCTGGATTATTATTTTCTGGTGTTTCATTATTGTCAGCGTTATCTACAGAATCATTTACATTAGAGTTTTTTATTGCATCATCTAATGCATCTAATATGTCTGGTTCATTATCGCTATCATTAACACCAGGAGTATCAATGTCTTGCTTTTTAACAAGCTTGATATTTTTAATTTGTGCATATTTATCAGCAGGATTATTTACTATTGAACATTCTTTAAAATTAAACATAGAAGCTGTCCAAGTAGCTTTCTCTCCGTTGTAAATTTCACCTTTATAATGGCCACAGAATTTAAATGCTCCATCCTTTAATATGTCTTTTCCGCACACATTACATTTGACTTTACCAGCACTAGCTCCTATCGAAACAGTCTTATATCTTTTATCAAGTAGCTTAACCATTGCATCTTTATCTGTAACTCTAAATGTAACATTTAAAGTATCTCTATCATTTGCAATATCTGATTTGCCATGATAAGCGTCTATAACTCTTCCAACAGGCTCACTATCTAAATCATGATTTTTTAATAATGGCTTTTTAAATGGAGTTAGCCAAGTTGTTACTCCTTCTTCTAAATCTTCTGAATTGTAAACAAAATTATTATCATTTAGTCCAGAGTGTGTAACTTCTATTAACGCATCTACAGCAACTATTTCTCCGTTACCAGAATTAATACTTGATATTGCGTCAGATATATTAATGTCTTTTCCTTCTGAATCTGTAATACTAGGCTCAAAATTAATTATTGGATTTTCATTGTCTTGAATATTGCAGTTATCATTTTCAGCATCTTCAACTATATGAGATAAATTATTAATATCTATATTAAATTCTTTATTGTTAGCATCAGTTAATGTAACAATATTTGTATTACTAGTTGAATCAGTTAAAGACATAGTTAATCCAGCAATAGCAGGTTTTAATTTTCTAATATCTTTCAACCTTATATCTCCTTTCTCAAAATATTTACAACTTCTTCTTTCATAGAAGCTAATGTATTTAAATTCTCTTCATAATTATTTATTTGACTAATATAATCTGCTTTTGAATTTAAATATCCTTCTACTCTTTTTATATACTCTTCCGAATTGTAAATTTGTAACATTTCTGACATTATTTTTATAGAATCATATAAGTTTTTTATTTCAAATGACAATCTTTCTCCGTTTTTTCCTCTGGAGTGATCTATTACATTGTCAAATTCATCTTTTATTATTCCTTCTAACATATCTAATTGGGAATTTGTTTGTTTTTTAGGTGAGCTTTTTGTTCCGTGTTGATTTGTTGGAGTTTCTTTTGAGTCAGTTTCACTAGTTTTACTTGCAGTAGAGTTACTAGTACTTGTAGATGTGCTAGTACTTGTAGATGTGCTATTCTCATATCTAGCATCTATTTCGGCTTGTACCTCGTAATTTTCGTTTGTTATTAGGTTTTGGTGCATTAAACTTCTATCCGTTACAGGATCTCTTCCAAGTAATGACCTCATTTCATTTTCATCTATAGCATTATGTTCATATAGGTATACTGCGTGTACATCTTTTTTAATTAATGTATCAACATCATTTTCCTTGAATCTAAATTCAACGTTGTGATCTGGATTTAATAGTGGATCATAGCCACCTTCTAATAGCATTTCTCTTATTATAAAACCATTAAAGAACATTTCTATTGTTCTTTGTATAGCTCTAACTCTTCCAGCCATTTCTGTAGTCATATTGTCACCAGTACTTCTACTAGCACCTTCACCTCTACCAAATAAAATAGCTGGTATACCCATTCCAGAGAAAACTCTTTGTTCTAGATACTCCAAATAAGGAGCACTCTCTACAACTTGGTCAGTTGCTATTGGTTTAAGATTAACTCTTTCACTTGTAACTAAGATTCCAGTTTCAACATCCATACTGTTAGCTGTATCTGTAAATTCACTTATTTCTTTTTTTGTTCCTGTTTTTTCTTTATCTCCTATTTGTGCATGGATTAAAGGATAAACATTTCTATAAAGCATTTTTAATGCATTTTCTTCTGCTTGTCTTAAAGCTCTTACATCATCTAATACAGAATGTAAGAAAGGTGTTCCAAAGGCATTACCCCTTTCTCTCTTATAATAGAAATGTACAACATCTGCTGCATTAAACTTAGCTTTAGTATCAGAACCATCAACTTCTTGTTGCCATTGCTTTACTGTTCCATATTTATCTCTTTTTACAGTTAATGTTGTTGGGTTAATACAGAAAAGCCCAACCGTAGGCTCATTACCGTTTATTCCAGTTATGTTATAACCTTGTGGTAACTCCTTTTGGTCTTTCATTCTAACTTTAACTACCATAGCATTCGAGAATTTAACTACATCCTCAACTATTTCTATTAATAATTGTTCTGTAGGAACTTTTGTTGTTTCAGACATATACTGGAATCTAGCTTTTATATACTCAACAGCACCTTCATCTTTTCCATAAAACCCATGTCCTTCTTTAAATACTTGGTCAACGTATTTATCGACACCTTGTCTTATATACGCATCACCATCGTAAGCATTACTTATAACTTCTAAGTCATATTCAGCTTCCTCAAAATCATTACTTTGAGAATCCCCGTTTCTTAGCCCAACCCTTCCGACTATACCAGAAATCTCATCATAAGATTGAGTTGAAGCATCTTTTACAGATGCTTCATACCCAGCTTTTACACCTATATTAAATAGGCTTTTCATCATCCATTTCTTTATTTTATCTGTAATTATCATTGCTTATCTTTCTTATCATCAAAGAATCCTTTGTTTCTAGTTGTAGGGTTGTTTACTATTCCTAAAGCAACTAGTAAAGCTACTAAGGAATTTCCAAATGCCTCGTATTCCGGTGGGAATGAATAATCAAAAAACATCATTCCTACTATTGGAATTAATGCGATTAATGATGTCCAAAATCCTATATTTTTAAGTCTGTCTTTCATACGTTTCCCCCCTTTCTTGATTATTTTCTATATAAAGCTTTCCAAGTGTTAGTTCCAACTATCCCATCTATAGTTAGCTTATTAACTTTTTGGATTTCCTTTACAGCAGTTTCAGTACCAGCTCCAAAAACTCCATCACATCCAGCTTTGCCGACATTGAATTTTTTAGCTGTTAATCTCTTTTGAATTATTTTAGTTATGCTTCCACTAGCACCTCTTTTTACAATTACTAGTTTAGCTATTGTATTATCTCCAAAGTAACCATCAACACTTAGTCCTGCATTGAATTGAGAATTTAATTCTTTTTGAAGAGACTTAACATCTTCTCCTGTAATATAATTTTCCCAAGTCTCTTTAGGTTTTGATGGTGCTGGTTTTGATGGTACTGGTTTTTGTGCTTCATCTATTTTTGCACCGACTATACCTTCTACTATTTTTTTAGCTATAGCTTTATATCCTACTTTCTTATATAAAGCAACATCTTCTGTAGCTTCTACGAAGCATACTTCAACAATCATAGCTTCCATATCTGTCATTCTAAGTTCATATAAATCAGGTCTTTTCTTTACACCTCTATCTTTAAAACCAAGTGAAACAATATTTTTTTGAATAGCCTTTGCTCTAGCTGATGCTGTTCCATAGACTAATGTTTCATGTCCTATAGCACCTTTATATGTTTTGTAGGCATTATTAAAGTGAATAGATACAAATGTATGAGCACCCCATGAATTAGCTTTTGAAACTCCATATGCTAAATCTGAATTAATAGTATTAGAAGTTTCAGAAGTTACATCAAGTACACTTACATTCTTAATATTTTTAAGTAATGCTACTACTTCATTTTTTACTAATCTGTCCTCTGTAACTTCATTTATTAAGCCATTAGAACCAGGTACTAATTTATTATGACCACCACGAACAGCTACTTTAAGTGCTTTTTTAAGTCCAACGTCTATCATAAATTCCCCTCCCAAACATATAAATCAATATTTATATACATATATAAATATAAATTTATATTTTTATATAATTATTTATTTATTAAATTTTATAAATATAAAATTATATTTATATTGTTTTATATAATTATAAAAATATATTTTTAATAAATAATATATTTATTGTTTTATAGAGATATAAATATATTATTTATAAATTTATATCTCTTATAAAAACAATTAATAATCTACACGATAAAAATTCCATAGTAATTTTTATCTATATATGGTTAAATATTCCTCTGAAAGTTAAAAAATATATAAATATAGGGTATTATCCTACATTTATTAGCTTTTATATACTTTTTAAAATATACTTTTTAAAATATAATTTTATATATCTATATATCTATATATCTATATATTTATATATCTATAATTTTATATATTTAAATTTGTATATTTTTATATATCTATATTTTTATATAAATATATTTATATAAAAATATTAAATTATATAAGTATAATTATATATTTCTATAGAAATATAAGTTTATAAGCTAAAAATTGCTTTTTCCATAAAGCTCTTCTTTTTCTTTTTAACTTTCTTTTTCTTATTAGGAGTAATGCTGCAATAAGTATTTATACCCATTTCTTCGCTTTTCTCCTTGTATGCTCTTCTTTTGCAATTTTCTTTTGCATCACAGAAACAGCATTTTATCTTTCTACTATTTTTGATAAGCTCTTTCATTTTATTTTTCTTTTCTCTTCTTCTCTTAACAGCCATATACTATTTTCCTTTCTTTTTTGTAGTTTTCTTTTTTGTAGTTTTCTTAGTTTTACAACCCATTTTTATACACCTCCGATTATTTTTTCATAGTATATATTTAAATTTTCTTTTTCACATAAAATTTTATTATATTCTTCCCTGCTAACAACGGTAAGAATTGTTGTTTTTATTAAATCGTTTATCATATCAAAACCTAGATTAATTTCATCATTCAATGCTTGAATTAATATAGTTATATAGTCAGATGGATTGCTCTTATCTATGTCAACATATGTTGCTTGTACATCTTCTATAATGTCCCTTTGTTCAAATATGTTGCATAAAATATTATTTATTTTAATAAGATTATCAGAATTGCATTGTTCTCTTCTTGCTATATTGTTTTTATTAGCTCTTTCAAATTTTTCTTTAAATATTCTTGCCATGCTATCTGAATGATTTGTTATTTCATCATCAATATTTTTATCAATAGTATCGTAAAATTCCTTTGTCAACCTTGATATAGATGATGAATAATTTATTAAAACTGAACTTACAAGTGAATCATAAGCCATAAGAGTGTAATTTATACATTCCCTATCTTCATACTCTCCTGTTTCTAATTCAGTTATTTGTTGTAATAAATTATTTTCTATGGTCTTAGGATCATCATATCCAAATAAGAGATTGACATAAGTATCGTATAAACTTGATAATGCCTTGTAGTCATCCCTTACTATTTTGTATACCTCATAAACATTATCTCCACCTATGCAATCATTTTCCTTAATCAAATCATCTAGCTTATCATTAAAGCCACTTCCACCATACTTATTAACTGCTTTAAGCTCTAAATCATTTAACACATCTTTGCAATATAAAATATCATTTTTTATGCTTTGTATTGTAACACTAGGCTTATTATCAAAAGCCGAATTAAAACAATAAGATGATGTATCTCCAGATATATTTTCTATTGTTATATGTTCAATAGATTTATTCCTATGTTGTTTTATTTTAGGTCTATATGATAATATCTCTGACGCTATATCCATTAAAAAGACCTCCTGTCAAAATTAAACTTTCTATATCCTCCATTAAAACTTTTACTTCCTCTTATGACTTTTGCTTTAGCATAGTCCCTTTCAAGATACTCATAGCTATTTTCATAATTTGTAAAATCTCTTTCCTTAATAACTGAATCTTCTCTACCTAAGATTGGTCCTAATATAGATACTTTTGAAGTTCTTATTATTCTCATTAAATCACTATAGTTTTGTTCAAATACTAATAGTGCTAGATTAACAGCATCAATGATATGTTCATCTTTGCTAGAGAATATAGGAATACCAGTAGAGCTTACGTTTTCTACAATATACGCTCCAAACTGTCTTACAATCTCTTCATCTGTAGGATCAAATACTATTTTTTGTTTTTCAAATGTTATAACTGAATTATTTACCATAAATGGTTTAAGCGGTTTTTCATCCTTCTTTCCTGTATGTGGGTCCCTTACAGAAATCTTTTGTCCGAATTGGTATCCAATAACCTTTTCATCCAAACCAGATGTAGGGTTAGCTATTCCGTACTTTTTTAACATTTCTAGCTGTACTTCTCCGTACCCCCTATCTATGGCAATATGATCAAAGTTTACCAAATCATTTAATTCAATTATTTTATTAACTGCTTCTGTATAAGTAAACCTTGATTTAGGTATTTCTACTCTAAATAAAACAATAAATTTAGGCTCTCTCATTCCAAATTTATTTTTAAAATAAGGATCATATTCAATACAGGCAATATTTGTACCCGCTGCATATTTATCCCAGTCAACACCGAGTAAGAATTTGGAATGTACCTTACTCTTGCAATATTCTCTTACATAATCATCGCCTTTATCTAAGATGTATCTATGGTTTATTCTTTTTCCTTCTTCAACTGCTGCTTCAATAAATTCTTTACGATAAACACCAGCCTCTTCTTCTCCAAACTCTGCCATAACTTCTTGAAGGAATCTCATTTCAGATAACTCACTTCTAATATCCTCAATATAAGTTCTATTAGTATCTTCATTGATTTTTAGAAGTTCCTTGTTAACTGTGGATGGAGAATATACTTGTACCCAACCGTTACCATCTTTTCTTTCATCACATTGATAACCATTAAATTGATAATTTTCAATATCTTCTTTTGATGGGTAATAGGTTCGGGATGCTTTCATACACCATTCCCAATATTCTTCATGTTTTCCACAAGGAGTTGAAGCTGTTAAAAGACGTATCTTTTCTGGGTTTTCATTTCTAATGTTTAGAATATTTGTGATTTGACTTGAACCCATGTAATCTACTTCATCTAATACCAATAAATCAGCGTGTTGTCCTCTACTACTTGCTGCGCCAGAACCACTTTTTGAACCTGCTGTCATCCCTTTAATCTTAGTTCCATTTGATAGCTCAATTCTATGGTAAACATCTCTTGTAACCATTCCTTTTAATAGAGGTGAAGCATCTATTAATTGCTTCAATCTATCGAAAATAAGGTCAACTTGTGCTTCATATGGAGTGATTATTAGTATGTCATATCTTCCTTCTTCACAAGCATTTATCTGTCTATATGCGTACCATAAAATCAAGATACACATACATTCTGTCTTCCCAAGTCTTCTTCCTAATCTTAGAACTAATTTCTTAGATTTTTTACCTTGGTCTAATATGGTTATCTGGTAATCTCTAGCTTCCCAATCTAAATAAACTTTAGCCCATAGTTTAGGATCATTGCTTACTAGATACTCTAAAGCTTCTTGCTTTGTAACATCTAGTACATCTAAAAGCTCCTTTAACTCTTTATCAATAGATTTATCAAGCTTAGATAATTCCTCAACTAAGCTATCTATCTGTAAATTATTGAAATCTAATATTGAATTAATCATAATAGTGTGATCTATGGAATGTTCTAGCTTCTGAACCTAGAGCTTGTTGTGCATTTACACCAGCGTTGTTTATAGCATTTAAACCTCTTTGCCTCATAGTATAGCCATTTTTGCTTTGAGAATAATTTCCTCCAAAATTACTTCTATAGGCATTATGGCTTACTCTTGCATTTTTACGTCCGTTATCCATAACAAAACCAGCTCCCATACCAACTAATTGAGCTGCAAAAGCTGCCTTACCAACTGGAGTTGAATAAAATATTTCATCAACTACTGTTTTTCCAAGGCTATAAGCTACCCCATGTCCCTCCTGTCTTGAATATGAGTATGATCCTATACCACCTAAGACCATAAATCCTGTATTTAATGCTCCCCATTTGCCTATTGTCTTTTTATATAATCCTGTTCCCTTTCCCATACAATTCACCTAATTCCTTAATTGATGTAGAGCGAAGACTATTTCTGGTTCAACTCCTTCTTGGGACAGATTCATAGATTCTTCTAATTCTCCTTGAATTCCCGCTCCCTCTGGAGTTCCTATTTTTTCTAGGTCTTGCATAAGTTTAGGAGTTCTACTTTGATTTACTGTATTAGGTAACTCACCACCACTTATGTACCCAAGACTTCCCTTATGATAAGCCTTAAATCCTATAGATGTAGCTGCTAAACCAGTAACACCTAAAGCTCCCACAATTCCAGCAGTTTTGTTTAATTTGTAACCAGATATTTTTTCATACATTTCAGTTGCATTTTTTCCATCAACCTTCTCAAATAATCCACCTAAAATTTTATCTGGTTTATTTTTAAACTTCATTTTACTTGCTTTTAAAACCTCTTCGCCTCTGTTTATTCCAGCGTTTGCTATAATTTTCAATGTATCCATAAAACTCATATATATCACCCTCTATTTAGATAAATGGAACACCTGCAATATCTCTTTCACCTTTACTATTTCTAGTTGCAGTTCCACCTGTCGCATATCTAGTTCCAAGAGAAGCACCTATATATCCACCAGCCATTGTTCCATATCTAGCTGCTAACTCTGCTTTACTTCCATTGGTTAAATAATCTTTGGCTGCTCCAGCAACAAAATCTGGTTTAGACAAATGATCTTTTTTAAGAAACTCTTTTCTATTAGATTTAAATAATTTTTCATCTGGTTTAAAAGATTGTGCTTTAGCTTGAAATGCTGTAGCTGCTTCAACAATATCTTCTCCGTCTTTAGGTCTAAAGCCATGATTTTTAAGAGTTTTCATTGCTTTCTCACTAGCTTCTTTTGAACTGTCTGTAATGACAGTTTTAAAAGCTGAATCAATATTATTAAGCATAGCTTTTCTTGCATTTATATTTTCCTGTACAGCTCTAAACCCAGCTTCTTTTGCATTTGCAGGACTTAGTAAATTTAATGCCTTTTTAAATACACCCATTTGTTTTACAGATGTGTTAGCCAAAATTTATTCACCTCCTTGTTTATTCAAAGAACCTTTAAGTTTATTCATTTCTTCAAGTTTTTTATCTATTTTTTCAATAACCGCTAATCCCTTTGCACTTACATTAGTTGCTCCATTTGCCTCTTTTATTTTATCTTTACGTGTTGCATTTAAAAGCTGTAATATTTTATATCTTTTATCTTGCAACTCCATTTTGTATTTAACTTCTGGTGTAGCTGCAAGTTCTTTGTGTTCGTCACCATATTTGTCTACATCTACTATAGTTAAAGCTAAAAAATCACCATTAAGTGCTATTTTATTTTCGGCTCTTATTATCTGTATTTCATTTTCTACTAAGTCTTTAACTAAACTAACGTCTGCTATATCTTCTCTCTTTATAGTTTCTCCATTAATATCAATGGCAAAATGTTCACACCAAGTTTTAAATCTTTCAACAATTGCACCTGCTTCAATAGGACATCTGCCACCAGGTTTTAAATTTTCTTCATCTATAGAACAAACTTCTAAATAAGGACAATTTTTACCTTTGCATACTAATGGTACAGATGCAAACATTCCATGTTTTAATTTTATTTTTCTTGATGCTTTTTCTGCTATATCCTTATCTACATCCCAAACATCATAATCACTCAAAATATGCACCCCCTACCGTACTATTAGATTCTTACCTCTTGTTAGGTATTTATCTCCGCCTTTGTTATATATGATTTTGCTTTTTAACTTGTCGTAAGTATAAGTACTATCCCCTATAACTTCTGGATTAAGTATAGCTCTTTGTTCTCCGACAATATCATATATAGATTCTTTTTCGCTTTTTATTTTATTTTTCATTAATGAATTTAAATGTTTTTGTTTCTTTATTTCCTCTTCTGCTTTTACCCTTTCAGCAATCAGTAAATGATTCATAAAACACACCTCATTTTTTACAGAACCTCTTACCTTTTTATATACTTCATAAATCTTTATGTTTGTAACATTTTAGTAGAATGTTTTAGGAATAATCCACAATTATCCATTGGATTATTTATTTTAAGATATTAAAAGAAATTTTGATGTGATGGCTTGTACAAGTTTTCCACATATTTTCCACATTATTTCCACATATTACTAACAGGTTGTTAACATATATGAAAGTATTTGTACAAGCTGTATAGTATGGAATTTAAGAATAGTTATCCACAACTACATTAGCTTAATTGGTATCGTACCATATGCACCAGGTGCACATAGGGTATATGCACAGGATGCACATGGGGTATATGCACCAGATGCACATGGGGTATATGCACAGAATGCATATGGGGTATATGCACCAAATGCACATCTAGAATAATAATAAATAGAGAATTATAATAATATATAGAATATATAATAATTAGAGAATAATAATAAATAGAGAATAGATTAACTGAACTAAACTTCTATTCTATTCTATATATACTACCTGTGGATAACTTTTCCAAAAAAAATAAGCCGATATAAAATCGACTTATCATAAATTTATTTTTTATCTTTAGATACTTTAACAGCACCTCTTTTGATTACTTCTTTTTTGAATTTTATAAAAGGCTCTAAGGATTCCTTAATAATCTTTCCTGTATTTAAATCAATAGATGCTAATACATACATATTTGATGTTTTAGATTTATTTTCCCATATTCTATTGATTGTTAATATAGCTCCTTTTTCTTCTAATGATTTTAATGTGTTAAAAACAGTTCTTCTGCTAATACCTAAATTCTTTGCTATTGTTGATGTACTTGGATATGCTGTATTTTTCTTTTGACCAGCGTAACAAGCAAGATCAATGTAAACTAATCTTTCATACAGAGAATAATCCTCTGTATTTCTAAAGAACTTTACATTAAGCATATAAAATGGATGCTCGTTAGTATCAACAACCAAGGATTCTTTTACTTCTTTGAATTTCTCATTAAATAATTTTTCGTCCATCCCTTAATTCCCCCATAACTTCTTCCTCCATCAATTATTTATTTTATTTTTCGACAAAATATTGACATCGTAAAAAAGTCATTATAGAATTAAGAATAAAGAAACGATTTTTAATTTTTTTAAAAAACTTTATACATATGTCAATAGTTATGACAACATTACAACTAAATTTAATTTTTTATCTCGAAACCACTTTTGCAGAAGTGGTTTTCTACTTTTTTGGAACTTTATAGTGATAACGTTGTATTACTTACTATAATAGCATTTTGCTTTTTTATTGTCTATAATTCATTTCTCAAAAATTCCATACATAAAAACATCTTATCTGCATAACATAATATCGAAAGATATAATGCCTTATTGAATTATTACTGAAAGAAACACCAGCATTACCTATAGAACGCTTATTTTTGACTTCTAAGCGTTGAGTAGATATGTTGGTGTAGTTTTTTATGTCTAAAATTTAAATAGCCTTAGAACGCAATTTTGAGCTTTGTAAACCTATCATGCAAATTCTTTATGCAATATATATATTTCACTATAATAATTTAAATACATATACAAGCTATCTTATGTGTATAGTTCTATATGGCTCAAAATTAGCTTGTAATAGCTTTTAAATATATATTTAGAGCAATTAGTCTAATTAAACTTAAAACCTCTATAAACGCATTTTAAAGCTTTCTGCGATGTAGTTTTATTTTTATAGTTTATATATGCATTCCCAAAACGCTCTCTTTAAGATTTTATTTTCCCAAAACGCTCGTATTTGTGTTTCATTTTCCCAAAACACTCTCTTTTAGTTTTTGTTTTCCCAAAACAGTCGTACTTATAATTAATTTTCCCAAAACGCTCGTACTTTAAGTGTCGTTTTCCCAAAACACTCTTATTTGCTATATAACATATAATTAAATTTAATATAATAATTAATAATATAATATAATATAATAATATAATAATTAATAATATAATATAATATAATAATATAATAATTAATATATATTTATATATATTAATATATATTATTATTAAATATATATATAATATATTTAAATATTATTTATATATATATTATTTATCTATTTATATATATTTATTATTAAAATTTATAGTATATATCTATATATAATAATATTTATATTTACTTTTATTTTTATTTAAATAGAGTATATATATAATTATATATAGTGATTATTTTACATATATTTACAATACCCTATAAACCTAGTTATATCAATGCTTTAAGGGATTTATATAAGGTATTTTTTTAATGATTTTTATTAGAATTTTTGCTAATTAGTAAGAGCATTTTGGGAGAGTTGTACGAGCGTTTTGGGAAAGTTGTACGAGCATTTTGGGGAAATGTAAAAAATTTCAATGCAATTTTAGTAAGAGCGTTTTGGGAAAGTTATACGAGCATTTTGGGAAAATGTATTGATTTTTTACAAAATTTTATAATTTTTTATAAGAGTGTTTTGGGAAAATATATTGATTTGTAATAAATTTAAGAGAGTATTTTGGGAGAGTTGTACGAGTATTTTGGGAAAATGTATTGTTTTATTGTATTTTTTATAAGAGCATTTTGGTAAAGTTGTAAGAATGTTTTGGGAAAATCCCCTTACGTTTTATTAAAATATGTTCTATAATTTCTCTATAACTAAGAGATAACATTTTGAAAATACATAAGAGGTGATATGCAATCATGGATAAACTTAGCTTTAATTATTCCAATGCAATATATAAATCTAATAGGCTTATAGAATCATGTTATAACTTAACTACAGCTCAAAATAGAATTTTATATCTTGCTATGACAAAACTAGAAAGAATAATACTTGATAGGAATTTAAACATTAAAAAAGTTGAGGATATGATAAATCATAGTACTTTTGATCTTATAGAAATTGATGTTGCAACTTACAAAAATAAATTTAATATAAAAAGCAATAATGTTTATAAAGAACTTGAAAAAATAGCAACAGAGCTGTATGATTCAGAAATAATTTATGTTAATGAAAATTTAGATGTATCAAGAAAAAGATGGGTTATAACTTGCAGATATAATAACGATAAAAAAAGTATTGCGTTACAATTCCATCCTGACCTTATTGCTGATTTGCTAGTTTTTAAATCAGAATATACAAAGATGATTTTTGATGATTTTGCTAACAAGATAAAGAGAAAACATTCTTTTAGAACTTATGAATTATGTAAGCAATATCTTAAATATGGATATAGAGATTTTTATGTAGATGATTATAGATTCAAATTGGATTTACGTGATGGAGAATATAAAACTTTTGCTGATTTTAAAAGGAGTGTTATAGATTCATCAATAAAAGATATTAATAATCATACTGACTTAAACTTAGAATATGTTCCTCTTGAAAAGAAAAATAGAAAAGTTACTAAATTCAGATATATAATACGAAAAAAAGATTGCAAACAATTAGATATTTTCGATGAAACACATCCAGTTGTACATACGCAGGAAGAGGAATACATAATAAGTATGATTTCAAATATAATAGGTATTCAAGTTAAAGCTGGTGAAGCAAAAACTATACTTACAACTGCACTAACAGCAATAGAAAATAAAAAAGAAAACGAAGATAATGGAATAGGAGTAGTTGATTATATAAAAGAAAAGGTTAATATAGTTAAAAAATATCTTAGTGGCAAAAGGATAGATGATAGAAACTATCTAGGAGCATTATTAAAAGCTATTGAAGTTGACTGGAATAATAATTATATAATTAGCGATAATAATTATAATAGATTTAATGATTTTGAACAAAGGAACTATGATTTTGAAGCACTAGAGCAAATGGCACTAGGCGAAGAAGAATATGATCCAAGTAAATTATATAAAAGATGATTCGATTACATTAGTGGTTGATTAGATACCACTACTAATTTATATATAAAAAGTACTTGTAAATTAAGCAATATAGCCATTTATAAGTACTTTTTATTTTATTTTAGCTTACTCGATTACATTATCATTAAAATACATTAGCTTACTCAATTACATTATATTAGCTCACTTAATGACACAGGTAATTACTTATATAAAAATTCTTACTAATGCTAGTGAATAAGCCATTTGTAGAGGTTTGATTTTAAAAAGTGGTGCATTAGATACCACTATCTAATAACTCTAATAGCTCATTAGATTACATTATCTATCCATTGTAATCTAACTTAAAAAGCGTATTAGATTACATTACTGGTTGATTAGATACCACTACTTTAATAGTTATCACAAATGCGACAACGAAGCCATTTGTAAAGATTTTTTTAAAAATTGGCGTACTCAATGACACAGGGTAATATAAGTAAAAAGGTTGATTAGATACCACATGTGATAAGTAAAAAGGTTCACTAGATACCACACCTTTTTTTTAAAAAACAAAAGCCAATAATGGCAATTATAATAATTTTATTTTTTAAAAAACGCAGTTTAAATTTTTCTTTGTGCAAAAAAATATTAAAAATCCCCTTCGGGATATTCCCTTGGTCTTAGCTTAACCTCTTCGCCGCCGCTTCGCTCTGCGCTTCGGGCGGGGCCCTGCACTCCGCGGCTCATCGGTACGCACAACCTGCGGTCACACCCTATGGGAATTTTTAAATTTTTTGCAGTCGAAAATTTTTCTGCGTTTTTTTAATAAAATTATATTGCCATCATTGGCTTGTATATTATAATTTTTCATTTTTTATAATAATTTTTTCTTTATTTTAATTACTAAATAGAGAAAACCCAATGCGTTAACATTAGGTTTCTGATGGTGCTTATATTTTGTATATACTTATTATGCAATACACAAAGAATTACTTCAGGAGAATTTTATTGGGAAAAAAATCACGAAAAGATTATACAAGGAAGCAAATCGGCTCACTATACATTAAAAAAATAAAAAACCCAATAAATAATCCTGTAAGTAATATTACACTTCCATTTTATAACATGAAATAAATGTTGTAAAGGTTATGCAAAAAAATAATTTACTATTTTTCAATAAAATGTTAATATATATATACAAAACCTACTGTAAAAATATTACAGTGCATGATGCATTCCTAGTTGTATTCCTAGTTCAAGGCAAATTATTTTATTTAATAATTTGCCTTATTTTTTTTCATATTGTAAAATTGTGATGTAATGGGAATAAAAGAACTGTATGGATAAATATATAAAATTATACAGTGGAATATTTGTTTTAAGATATACTTAGGGAGGAAAGATATGGGAAATGTAAAAATAGACATTGATGATTTAAAGTGCATGAAACAGTTTAGGGAAAACGGATATTCGTTACAAGAAGTTGCAGATATGTACGATATCACAAAATCTAAAATTATATACTGGGTTAACAGATACAATTTTGATTTTCCGTTAAAAGATACTAATACTAACATCGAAGAAGAGGAAGAATTAGTTGCTGAATTGTACAGAGATGGATACAGTATATCTGAAATTGAAAGAAGCACAAGCCTAAGTAAGCTAACAATATCATATAGATTATATTGCAAATTAGGTATAATAAGTGAAAAATCAAGAGCTAAGTTTGAAAAAATAAAAGATAATCTAGTTGAAGATTTTAATAATAAAGTTGAATTTAACGATATGCTTAAAAAATATAGGATATCAAAGCCTATATTAAAAATTTTCCTTATGGAACTAAATCTTATAGAAAAGACAACTATAAAGTTAGTTACTAATCACGATTATTTTAAAACTTTAAATAATAATAAAGCAGAAATTTTAGGAATTATTTTTAGCACAGCAAAATTTACACCAGATTATTCAAATGAAAAGGTAGTAATGTTTTCCGTTGGAGCTAAATATAAGTATTTATTAGAAAAGGTTGTTGAAGAACTTTTTAATAACTGTAAACCTTCAATAAATGGTGGAGAGGATAAAGGTTATAAATTTAGACTACCAAAAGGAAAGATAAGTAAAGATTTACTTAAATACGGAATGGAATCAAGTATTAATATACCAGAAAAATATTTAGATAGTTTCGTAAATGGATATTGTATGTATGCAAGTAGAATTGAAAGATACTGTGTGTATATATCAGTTAAAAATAATATTTATTTAGAATTTTTCAAAAAATACCTTACAGGTATAGGAATAGAAGATTACAAAATTAGAGCTAAATCAATTGTCATATCTAAAAGGGGTTCTAGAAGACTTATATTAAATAAAGTTAAGATACTAAAAGAAAGAGCACTAAAAGGCGAGGATAAGGAATATTATAAAAATTTACTGGCTTAAATTTTATTTAATTGAGGTGTTTTATTGTGAAAAGTAATAGAAAAATAACAGAAGATGATGCTATTAATATTGTTAATCTATACAAGGAAGGTCTTAGTGCTTCTGAAATAGGAAAAATGTACGAGGTAGACAGAAGAACTATAATGTATTGGATTGGAAAATATGACAAGGACATTATTAGAAACCAAAGAAAGATTGAAAAAGAAAAATATGAATTAATATATAAAGAATTTTTAAAGGGTATACCATTTGAAAGGTTGTCTAAAAAATACAATGTTCCTATTTCTAGCATATATAGATATGCAAGAAAGAATAAGGGATTTTTAAGAGAGAAAACACTAACAAAGTATAATGATGTATTAGATGACATTATAAAAGACTATGAAAATAATGCAACAATTAAAGATATTTCTAAAAAATTTAATATTTGTGAGGAAACATTAAACATTATACTTGTACAAGTTGGCTCTAAAGATTTTACTGGTGTAAGAGAAGCTAAAAATAGGTTAGTAAAAAATTATTTTGATAACCTAGACGAGCACAAGGCATATATACTAGGCATTATATACTCAACATTTAAATTCCAAAATGACTACGGTAAAGAAGAAAGTATGCTTGTGCTGACAGTATCAAATAAATACCGTTACTTACTTGACGAGATAGGAAAGTCTATATATTTAACTACTTATCCTAAGCCTATTGCAAACAAAAGATCTTGTTATCTTAGGGTAAGGAGTCCAAAATTTATTGATGATTTAATAAATAAATTTGATATTTTAGGTACTCCAAAAATTCCAAATAATCTTATAAAACAATTTGTAAAAGGTTATTTGGAATATTCATGTGAAATTAAAGAAGATGTTGTAAATATAAAATATAAAAATACTGGTACAAAAGATTTTATATTAGAATACTTAGCTGAAAATGGAATTGTTGCAACAAAAGTAAAATCAAAATGTGCAAAGATAGAAGGGGAAGAAAACATTAAGAGTTTTATTAAATTATACAATTAACAATATGGGAGAGGTTAGGGAATGCGTAACAAGATAGACGAAGAAGATTTATTAACTATAAAGACTTTATATGATAGTGGTCTTTCTATAGTTGAAATAGCTAATATGTTTGATGTAACAAGAACAACAATATATTATTGGTTAAAAAGAGAAGACTATGGAATAAATAACTCAATTAAAAAAAGAGGGTGTGATTATTTATCAATATCAGATAAAAATAGATTATACAAAGACTATTTAGCTGGAAAAAGTGTTGAAGATTTAAGTAAAGAATATAACACTTCTATGGAAACAATAGTACAGACAATTAAATTTAAATCTAATCACACAGAATTTATTTCAAATTTAGATAATGAAATATTAGAGGGAATAAAAGAAGATTACAAAAACAATCTTGCCATTGCAAAAATAGCTAAAAAATATAAATTAGCATATGGCACTATTCATAAAATAATTCAATATAATAACTTGGAAAATACACGAGGCGTTGTATTGAAAGCGGATTATTTTAAAAATTTAGATGATAAAAAAGCTTATAATATGGGATTAATATTTTCTATGTCATGCATATCAAAACATGCATATAGAAAACATTGTGTATGTTTTTCATTGACTAAAGAAATGATTCCTGTTGTAAGAGAGCTGCTAGATGAATTAACATCAGTAGGAACTATTAATATCCATAAATGCCATGATAATAATTTTATTGCAAAATTTAATAGCAAAGAAATACTTGATGATCTAATCAGTTATGGAATGGAAGGTGATATTAATATACCAGAAAAATATTTACATTCATTCTTTAAAGGTTACTTTATGTATTCTTTAAGAATCGTTAGACCTGGAATAAGAATACTATTTAAAGATCAAAATTATTTAAATGGTATATTAAATTACTTTGATAAATTAGAAATAATACACAGTACTATAACAAAGAATAGTGTTCTTGTAATAAATAAAAAAAGTATAGAAAGCTTATTAAGAGAGCATCCAGAACTTATCGATCGTGCTTTAAATAGTAATTATAGAGAATATTATGAAAAACTAAACATATAAGGTGAGGAACATGGGAAAAAGGAAAATATCATTTGAAGATATAGAAACTATAAAAAATATGTATGAATCTGGAATGAGCCTCAAAGAAATTGGAGAACTTTATGAGGTTTCTGCTGAAACTATAAAAAGAAATTTAGGCGATAAAGTAGCTAATGGGAAGTTTAGAAGAGCTTCCGAAAAGGAAAAAGATAAAATATATAAAGAATATTTAGATGGGTGTGCAACAAGAAAAATAGCAGAAAGATATGGATTATCATATTCAACTATTAATACAATAATTAATTCAAGAAAAAAAGAACTTTTATTTATTGATGAACTTGATAAAAATATAGTTAATATTATAGTTAATGATTATATTGGTGGTAAAAAAGTTCCAGATATAGCTAAAGAGGTAAATTTAAGTAATAGAAAAGTAGAAAGAATACTACATCATAAAAAAATTAGAACACTTTTAAATTCAGTTAAAGCACCTTATAAAATAGGATATTTTAATAAACTTGACAATAGCAAGGCTTATATTTTAGGTGTAATGTTTTCTACTTACAATATAAAAAATGTAGCTGTAAACAAATATGAAATAACATTTACTTTACCTATAAAGCAAGTGGAATTATTAGAGTTAATTGTTGATGAAGTATTTTTAATTAAACCAACAATTATAAAATCGGGACAAACATCATATTTAATGAAATCAAGGGACGTTAATTTGATAAATGATTTTAAATCTTTCATTACGAACAAAGGCTTAAATATACCAATAGAGTACCAAGATGCTTTTATTGAAGGGATTTTTGAAAAATCAGCTAATATTACAAGAATGGGATTAACAATATCATGCAAAGACAAAATAGTAATGGAATTTATAGGTGATTACCTAATGCGTAGATATGTAATAAAAGCATATTATAAGAAACCATTTGTTGTTATTATTTATAGCAAGATGGCCATACAAATTCTACTTGATTGTAGCGATGCAATTAGAAGCAAGGTTGAAAATTCCTCTTATAAAAATAAATATATTACTTAAAAAATTATTTACAAAATTGTAAAAATAAGATAAAATACTTTTGGGGACCTTACTCATGGCTCCTCCATTTACTTCGAGAATATTTATGGAATCTACTTAGAAAAGTGTTATTGTAGAGTTGTAGTCGAGTTTTTAACTCGGCTTTCCTCTTTTAAATATATTACATTACTATTTTACCTTTTTTATTTTATAACACGGCCCTTGGCTATTTTTAGCCAGGGGCCAAAATTTTTTTTTTAGCTATTTTTTCTGCCTTTTTTCTTTACATTCAGGACAATAAAGCTTAACTTTTTCCTTTCGTGCTATAAAGATTTCTTTATTGCAGGAAAGACATACATAGCTCTTATCCTTTCGATTTCTAACATTATACCTTGGTATATTGTTAGAAGATCTCGCTCGGCTCACAGTTGACTGGGAGCATCCTAGTATCTTGGCTATTTCCAAATCGTTTAAGCCTTCTTCTTGGCTTAAACGCCTTATTTCATCAACTACCATTTTAATTGCCATAAGCTATACCTCCTAGCATTTATATTATTGCTAATATAGCAAAACTTTGTTTTGATATATTTAGCTCCTATACCTCTTTATATACTCCAGAAAACTTTAAATTTGTAACATTTCTATGTTATGTACCAAAAAATTTAGTTATATATACTAGCTTTTCTAAGCTAGTATATTTTTTTTGCGCCCAAACCCCGCCTTATCACTTCAAAATGACCGTTAATTTGGATCACCCTAGCCCAAAAAAATTAGATATATTTTCTGGCAGTACCTATATATATAACCCTTGAAATAAAAAAATGTTTCATGGGGTACCCCTACTATATGGAGTTTATCTTTTGAAATGTTTTTTGGCACAGAGTATGTGGATATATAGGCAATGACCTACCCGCTCAATGGAGGTGCTTTATGTTCAAAATGAAATTCACTACAAACTCAATGGAAAAAACTGTTAAATTCAACCTTGACAGAAATGAAGAAAACATCAGAAAAGCTATGCTATATCTATTCAGCAAATTTAAAGATGCTGTTGTTATAGTTGATGAAGAAGACAAAGACTTTGAAGAGGTACTAAAAGAAATGGGAAGAAAATACGAAGTAGCTGAAAATGAGGAAGACCTAGATAAAGATTTCTTTGATAAGTTATTTACAGAAGCTGCAAAAGAAGTAAAGGCAGAAGAAGAAGCGAAAGAAAGACAAGCTACAGAAGAGGAAGTTAAGAAACTAGAGGAAGATTTAAAGATATTAGAAGGTGATGTTAATAAATCATTTAGATTCATTGGAAAAACTAGAGTAGAAAAGATATTAAACTCAACTCCAGAAGCAGGTTACTACGAATTAATAACAGCATTAAACAAAAGAATTAAGGAAGTTGAAGAAATAACTGATGGAGAAGAAAACAAGTCTTCAAAAATGTTGAAAGATTTAAAAGCTAGTTTAGAAGAGAAAGCATACAATATCGAGGAAATGCACCCAACAATAATAAATATCTTCGCTAAATTTGGAATATTTGTTATAGGATTAGCTGCTGTATTTCTAGGTATTGCTAAGTTTGCTGTAAATACTTTAGTAGTTGGCGTTACTTTAATAGTTAGAGTTGGTTATAACACTTGCAAAGAAACTGTAGGAGCTTGTAAGAGTATTAAGAGAAGCTTCGACCACAATATATTAAACAAAAAGGATGCTTTTAAAGTTGAAGTATCTAAGAAGGAAACAGAAGATGCAATAAAGAGAAATGAAGAATTAATTTCTAAATTAAGAAAAAGATTAGAAGAAATGGAGGAAGATAAATAATGAATGAATTCGATATTTCCTTAGATGATCTTGATATATTGGATAACTTCATACTAAAAGAAGAAGAAGGGTGTACTTTCGATAGTATACCTGACCTTATTCACAAAGATAAAGATAATATAGAGGTTAACGTTATTGAAGAAGTAAAAGCTGTATCTAAACCTATATTGGATATAAGAGAAATAAACGGTAAACCTAGTTTAGTTCTTATCATAGATAACAAGGTTGAAGTTATTAATTGTACAGATATAGCTCTAGAAAAACTTTACTGTAAAGATAATTATAATGATAACTTTAGCAAAGATAAAACCCTTAGTAATAAACATTGTGATTTGTGTGGAAAGAGATTACAAAAGAGAACAGTTGACTTCATAGAAAGGCATATGCACAAAGCAGAAGGAACTAAACATGAAGGTAAGTATTATTGTTATACTTGCCAAAGAAAATACTTTAATTCATCAATTTATTAGGAGGTTTGTATATGGATAAAATGAATAAAGCAATATATGATCTTGCAGTTGCTCTTAATGCATCAAAGGATAATTATACAAAAGAAAATTTTAATTCACTAAAAAACTTACTAAAAGACTTTTATACACTAAGCAATAAAAAGGAAGTTGAAGTTATAGAAGTGGATTTTATTCCAGATATAATTGAAAAAGAACCTAAAGTAACTAAAGCTAAAAATGAGAGTAAAACTAATGATTCTATATTAACTAATGACAAAAGTAATTATACTTTGGTATATGATAATAAACTAAGGATTATTGATAAGAAAACTAATAAGAAAATAGATTTTGAAATTGGAGAAAATCTATCTAAGTTAATTAAATAGGTTTTACTAAGTGGAAGTCAAAAAAATTGGCTTCCTCTTTTTTATTGCTTTATTACTAAGTGCTTTATAAAAATTATGATTTGAATAAAAGGAGTGTTAAAATTATGAAAAAATTAGAAAATTTATTAAAGAGATTAAACAAGGAAGAATTATGTTCATTAACAGGTATGGATGCTACTAATACTAAGGAAACAATGATTAATGCTTTAATGGAAAGATTCAATAGTATGTTATTGAACAAATCTCTTTTAAGCTCTTCTCAAAATACAGTTAACTATAAAATAAGCAACGGTATAACTGTATTACCACAAGGCGGTTTAGTTACTAAAAAGTACTCTGGAAAAAGACCTTCACTAGTTAGAAAATACAAGAGAGGAATAATCGAAGGAACAGTTGAAGGTTTCTTAATATTAAAGAACGAAGGTAATATAATCAAAATAACTAATACTGATGATTATAAATTAATAAAGAAAATCTTTGGAACAGTTGTACCAAATGAAGATAGTGAATATGTAGAAGGTTGTTCAGTTGTTACTGCCATAAACTTTAAGAAAATGGCAAGATACGTTGATGGTGTAACATTCGATAAAAAGTTCATAAGAGAATCAGTCGAAGTAGACACAGAAGATTCCCTATACGGGGCAAATAACGATATATTCATATTCAATAGCGAAGCTGTAAGATTAATGAACTACATCGAATTAGATAGCATTAAATCATTAGCTGAATACTATATAAACAGACCTAGGATTAAGAAAAACCAATATCACACTAAGATGTTTACTATTGATGATATAGTATTCAAAAACGGAAAATATGTATTACCTAAAGAAGCTAAATGTAAAGAAAAAATATCTGAATCAAGATTAGCTAGAGAATTTGGTTCTAAGGTTACTTTAGAAGATGGAACAGTTCAATATCAACTATACAACTTCTCAACTTTCAATGGAAGTGTAACTAATAGAATGGTAATGGATAATATTAAATCAAGAGGATACGTATATAAGGATTTATCTAAAGCTGAAAGAAAGACTTGCTTTGAAGAATCAAAAGAAATACTTTTAGAAAAAGTAAAATTCATTATAATGGAAGGATATTACGATGAAGAACTTAATAGACATTTTAATCCTTGTTCTAGAAGTTTCTCACAAGCTAGACAAAGTAGAATAACTTATTCATCAGAAAAATGGACAACTGTTGCTAATAGACTATTATGCGGTGATCCTAGTGCTATATTAGATGAAAATGGTAAATGTAATGTTAGTAAATATGATGGACGTAAAGCTCTAGCTGCTACTAACTCAAAATCAACTTCACTAAAACCTATGATTAAAGTTATTAAAGATAACGTTGAAATAGCTGAATCTACTTGCATAATTCCAGAGGAAATAATAAAACCATTTGGTGATGTTATATTAAAGAAAACTGAAACTGGAAATTATGATTTAAAATCTAAATTAAATAGATTCATGTTACCAGATGGCTATTTATGTGAAAAATTAATCCCTAAATTCATTAGAGATAACTATATCTGTAATACAGCTTGTGATGGTCAAGCATCTGCTACAGTTGAATTTTTAGCTAAAGCTACAGAGGATTTAGGATTAATGAGTAAAGCTGAATTAGATTACTTCTTAGAAGCATATAAAGATTTAAATTTAGCAACTTTAAAGATAGCTATAGATGGTAATTCAAGATTAAGAAAGATTTTCAAAAAGGTACAAAGAATAATTCAATTTAGACACGGTGGAGATAAAGGTATAGTTGTAATGGACGACTTTAACAAGAGAGTTCCAGAATATGCTGATTACGATATTCTTATGCCAGAAAGCGTAAGAAAGTACGATAGTGATGCTTTTAGAGATGAAACTGGACGTTCTAAACTAGAATTCTCTGTAGTATCACTAAACCACAAAAAGACAGGAAAATCTTATCTAAATTATCAAGCAATAGGTGCTAGTGACATAGATTCTAAGAACTTAATTGAACTTGCTGAAACTGAATTTAGTAAAGTTAAAGATAATATATTATCTAATCCTGTAGCTGCTAAAACTTTCTTAGGTTTAGTTAAAGATACTAATAGTGAATACAACCTTGATTATGAAGAAAAACATCTAGTAAGTGTATTAACAGAGGCATTAGAAGCGTCAGATGAAATACTAAAAGATGAATATATCAATTCTAAATTAAGAAAACTTGTAGGTAATTACCTATATGAAGTTGCATTTGGTAGAATCCAAGTTGAAGGAGATTATAATTTCCTAGTAGTTGACCCATTATATCTTACTGATAGATTTGGTTGTTTACAATCTGGAGAGTTCTATCTTAACAATATAGAAGGAGAAGTTGTTTTAACTAGAAATCCTTTAATAGATAAGAGTGAAGCTAGAAAGATAACTACTTGCAAAAATGACCGTCTTTGGTATTTAGAAGACTTAATGGTCTTAAATCCATTCGATGATATATTACCTTCTCTTGGTGGAGCAGACGTTGATGGTGACCATGCTAACTGTATTAGAGATGAAAGAGTTATTAAATTCTTTAATAATAAAGACTATGTTATAAATGATAACCTTAAACACAAAGCTCCTGTTAGTGATATTAATGAGGATATTTTAAGGAGCTTCTACAGAGATTCTATGGAAGGATCACAATTAGGATTTATTACTGACGTTGCTACAACATTTACTGATTTATTAAATAGTGGATGTACAACTTATATAGACAAGACAGGAAGAAAACACAGAGTATCTGATGTATTAAAGAAATTAAGATTTATCCAAGGATGGGATATAGATAAACAAAAGACTGGTGAAGAAGTAGTTATTCCTGCATATGCTAATATGAAAGTAAGACCAGAATGGTTACTTGCAAAGAAACAATTCAAGAAAAATTCAGAATATTTCATAGCTAAATGTGGTGATGTATATATAGATGATGAAAGAATATTAAAAGAATCTGATTCTCCAATGACAAACTTATACAAATATAGTAAAGCTAGAATTAGAGAAATACTAACTAAAAAGGTAGCTACTGATACAACTTTAGTATATAAATTATTAAAAGTTGTTGATAAAGATGAACACGCTTCTATAAAACCAAGAATAGCTAAAATGGAAAAGCTTTGCAGAGAACGTATAATAGATGTTCGTTCACTATATACAATAGATGATGAAATGACACAAGAAGAAGTAGAAAAAGTAAGAAAAGAATCTTGGGAAAAGATAGAATCTATCTACAATGAATACAGAAATGCATTATTATCATACGTTAATGGTAGTATTAGTAAATTAAATACAGTAGTAGCTACAGCTTATGAAGTATGTTATATAAGACCTAATAATGACAATACAAAATCTAGAGGATTTGTATGGAATGTATTCAGAAATGAACTATTAGATTTATTAAGAGAATGTACTAAAGGTAGTGATTTATACAGATTACCAAAGACAGATGAAGAAGTAAAATCAGTTGTTATAAATAATGTTGGTGCATTATTCATAAATGGTAAATTCGTAGAAACTACTGATTTAAGACCTGGAAAATATGATGTAATTGAAGTTGAAGATTCTAAGATTATTAGAGTTCCTAGAATTTGCGCGGCAGCGCAAAATAGAGTTGTTGCGAAAGCAACAAATACTAATGAATTTATGACATTAGTATACTCAACAGATGGAGAATCTGTATCAGAATCTATAAGAACTATACAAGCTAAAGGAGAATTTACAGTACAAAGATGTAATGATGGTCTTTGGGTAGTAGTAGATAAGAAACCATTAATGATGGTTGGTAGCTACGGATTAAACGATGTAAATTCTGCAAACGGTTTAGTATTTAAAGCTGACTTTAGCGAAAGTGATATGCATTATATTCCTAATGATTATCAAATAAATAACAACGTTATCGAATGGACTGATGAAAAGGAAGAATTAGCTTACAGAAACAATATAGATATAAGAGTTAAAGCTGTAAGAGAAATTTCAGATGAAGAAACTATTAAAGTTGAAGATAAAGTTAAAATGAGTGACGTTGTAGAATATGACGGAATAGACCTATTAAATTACGAAGAAGAAATAACAGAAGGATTTGAAGTAATTGAAGAGGATAATGCTGAATTCACTTTTGATACAAGTTCAGTAGTAGAAGAATCATTTGATGATTCACTAGAAGTTATAGACTGTGAAGTAATTGATAGCCTAAATGATAACTTTGATGAACTAGATGGAATAGAAGTTCTTGATGATTTATCAAGTGAAGAATTTGAATTTGAATTTGAATTTGAAGATTAATTTATATTAAATTGAGGTTTTTGTATTGAGCTTAGTTTTATACTAAGCTCTTTTTATTTTATCAAAATTAAATTATAAAAAATAAATTTTTAATTATAAGGAGTGTATTAATTATGAAAAAATCTACAATAAAAACTAATATGTTCAATTTCGCTGATGGAGAAATCTTTGCTGTTCCTGCTACTAAAGACTTTGCTAAAGAATTCAAAACTAAATTCAATGATCTTGATACTACTGACTTATCAAATGCTAAATCTGTAGAACTATTTGCTAATGAACTTATTGATGATAAACTAGTAACATTTATCTCACTACCTGTATTAGTTAATGGAAAACCAAGTCTTTCACAAATAGTGAAATCATGCAAAGAGCTTGTTAGTCTTATAGATGAAATGGGATGGAACTCTGTAAGAATACCATCATTTGGATATAAATTCTCTTCTAAGAACTGGTCTTCTATAGAAAAGAACATTATGAATATATTAGATGATAGATTTGAGGTTTATGAATATGTAATAGAAGAAAATACAAGTGCTAAGGTTTATAGCGTTCACGAAAAAGAAAACGTTAGCATAAAAACTAACTGTAAGAAATTAAGTGATAAATTCGCTTTAATAATTGATGGAACAACTTATGTTGATTATGCTTTAGTTGAATCTGAATGTAATAAAGCAATAGAAAAATACGGTAAAGAAAATGTTCTTATTATAACTAGAGAAAAATATGGTGCTTGTAAACACGCTATTGATTTCGCTGAAATAAATGATATTAAATTTATGAAACTTAATAGTAAACCAGATAACACTTCTCCTGTTACTAGAATAGCTGTTACACTTGCCGAGTTAGCTGGTAAATTTAAAAACAGATCAGTAGTAGTATTCACTAGCGAAAACTCACCTAAACCTGGTTCAGCTTTATTGTTCTATAATATAGCTAAAGAATATGGATTAAGACCTACAAGAATTAAGTGCTAGGTATGGAATATTAGAGGGGTTTTCCCTCTAATGTCCTAATATGTCAAAAAATATTGAATAGTGGTATATAAAATATTATAATTTAATTGAGATAAAAAATTAGGAATAGAGGGTGTAGTATGGGAAATGTATAACAGAGATAATGACGTAGAAAGAATATTCCATATGGATGTATTCGAGAAAAAGAAAAGCGGAAGAGGTGTTTATAACAGAGCTTCTAGGAAAGGTTTCATTCGAGGCGGTGTTAAAACACAATACGATTTTCTTTCAAGAAGTGAAAAAAAATTACTGAACGGAGAGGTTATAATGAGTAACGTATATGATGATATTAAAAACATTCCTAGCTTAGTGGAGTTAGAGAAAAAAGATCCACAAGCTATAACATCAATTTTAAAAACAATAAAGGCTAAACATCCTGTAAAGAAGTTGACTGAACATTTTGGTATTTCTATGGGGAAACTTTATACTTTATTTAATAAATATGGAGTTGAATATGAAATAAGATCGAAGAAGATAACTCCTACTGCTGGAACTAAAAATGATAAACAGGTTCAAACAAAGCTTTCTATAGGTGCTGAAAATAATGGTGCACTTCCAGATATAGCTAGAAGATTTAAATTAATGGATAAACAACAAAGAAAAGAATATATTACAGATTGTGTTATTAAGGGATATGATACAAACGATATAGCTAAAGCAACTGGATTAGCTGCTGCTTCTATATCAACATACTATAGTAAATATGGTATAGATGTTGTTGGTATCAAGGAAATGATTAAAAAAGGAGAACTATCTGTAGATTCTATGAATGAACAAGCTGATACAACTAATGAAACTAAAACTGTTGTTGTTAAAAATAGTGATACTATAATTGAAGCACAAAAGGTTGATGAAGCAGAAATCCACCATGAACCAACTCCTGTGATGGATGCTGAAACTAAACGAATACTAGATGAACAATTAAAACTTATAGAGCAGCTAAAGAATGAGGTGCTTACTCTTAACAATCAACTTGCGGAAGAGAAAAATAAACAAGGAATTTCTCTATCTCTCAATGGTTTATTTACAGGCGAGGAAATTGAAACTAAGGTACTAGGCTTGATTGGTGCCATAGACAAAGAGTTTGAATATACTGTTGAGTTCAAGTTGAATGAGGTTCAAAAATAATTATAATAATGACTTCTATATTTTTATAGAGGTCATTTTTTATACCTTCGGTACGTCAAGAGCCAGAGCCTAGAGCCAGAAACAGAGCACCAGAGCCAGAGTACCGTGACTATGGTTCTATTGATAGAGCCAGAGCCTAGAGAACAGAGCTTAGAGCTTTTGAGCCTTCGAGTTCTGTTCTTATGGATTCTTTGATTCCTGTGGTTGATGTGCTGAATCAACTCGGTACATTTCCTACAGGATTCAAGGTTCCTATTCAAATCATAATTTTATACACTTTGAAGATGAAGAGGTTGTGGATTATCCCGCCTCTTCATTTTTGATGTAATGGATTTGCTGTAACAGGTATCTCCATAAGTTGTACCAAAGATTACATAGCAGGTTTATCCGATTCAATAAATAATAAATAATAAATTTTAGGAGTGATTTTTTATGATAAGAACAATATTAAATGGTAGAACTGTAAGATGTAATAATTTAAAGGTTAACGAAAAAGAGGATAAGACTACTAAGAGTATAACATTCACTATAGCTACAGATAGAAAATTCCAAAGAACTACTGTTGATGAAAATGGTGAAACTAAAAAGGTTAAACAATCTGACTTCCTTCTTTGTGTTGCTTATGGAAAGACTGCTGAAACTATTGAGAAGTACTGCAACATCTATGATGAATTTGGAAGATTTATAAGCCGTCCTTTATATATCGAAGGTACTCTTGAAACATTCACTATAGACAAACCTGTTGAAGTTTCTGATATAATTACTGTCAACGGTGTTAGAACTAGAGTTACACTTACTACTTCTATTAAGCAATATGGTTGCAAACTAGTTGTAGATAATATAAACTTCCTATCAGCTAATCCAACTAACATTGCCTCTTCATCATCTACAGCTATAGTTGAAGAAGTTACAGAAGAAGAGATTGATGAAGAATTTGATGAAGGTAATGTTCCATATTAATATTCCTGTGGGTGAAGAACCCACCTACATAGCCTTGGTAAGTGGCATTATAACTTACCACACTCCTTTTTTGAAACTTGGATGCATTGTGCCAAGTTCCTTCGGTATTACGGAAGTAATATCTCCATATACATAACTGCTATCTTGAAGCTATAGGTAATCCAATTCAACGAGATTTCCCGATAGCTTTTAGTTAACAGCATTCCCTTATCGCTACGCAGAAATTTATTCTGTAGGGTATGACCGAAGGTCGTACGTACCGAGTCGGAGCGGAGTGCAGGGCCCCGCCCGAAGCGCAGAGCGCAGCGGTGACGACGAGGTTAAGTTAAGACCAAGGGCATATCCCGAAAGAATAAATTTTCGGATGTAGCGATTAAGGGAAAATACTTTTTACTAACAGATAAACTATAATGTTACCATTCCCTATTGGTATTATTGTAGTTTAGGTTGCCTTAGATAGCCGATTACTGGTTAAAGTGTCATTATGCCTTAATAACCTATGGCTTGACCGATACCTACGGTATTTTACCAGTAATCTTATGTTTAGATGGGCTTACACTAGTAATAACCATTTCACTTTATTTTTAACCAATTACGCTTAAAATTGCCGATAATCCCTTGTGGTTGAGCCATTTTCAAGCGTTTTTGTTATAAAATGAAAGGATACTGGTTATTTTTCTAGGGAAACGCACCATCTTAATGTGACCTCTAGGGCAAATACCATAAAACAGCACCTCGGTATGGCAAATTGACTTTATTTTAGCTGTTATGTAACTGGTATAACTAGGTGTTCATGGAATACCTTTAGTATTTCCAAAATTTCATAAGATTATTACTATATAAGTCTAAAAAATATAGGATTGTAACAACAATAAAAAGATTGGAGTGAATTTAATGAGTAATATTGCTTTATATGGTAGAGTAAATTCAGTAAAGAATATACAGGTAAATGACAATAATGATGGAGTATGTATTTCTTTTAAAGTAGATATAATTAAGTCTATTAATATATCTAAAATAGGTAGAGTAGAGATTAGTGATAGTATTGACTGTATAGCTAAAGATCATATTGCTATCTCTATAGACAATAGGTATAACTACTCTAGTGAATATGATAATGATGTGGTATTCTTTTATGGTAGTTATAATGAAGACACTAATACTTTAAAAGTAGATGGTTCTGCTTATTTATCAGAAGATGAATTGGATGATGAACTAATAGAGGATATAGAAGATGATAAGCCAAGGAAAAAGGTTAGTGATTCTATATCTAAAGCTATGGGAAAGTATGTAGCCTATTGTGTTAATTTAAATATACTATAGGTTTAATAAAACTTATGATGAAATATTTTTTTATTTAAAGAATGGAGAGTTGTTATGGATGAATTAAGTAAGTTAACAATACTAAGAGAAAAATTAAAACTAAGATTAGAAAGAGTTTCGGAAATAGTTGAAATAGATACTTTAAATAAATCTAGTCTAACTAAAACTGGATTTTATCATTTTGGCTATAATTCTGGAATGAAAAGAGCAATAGAAAACATGATAGATGAAATAGATGATATAATATACTCAATTGAAAAAAGAAATGTAGAAAGACTTGAAGAAATGGAGAAATACAATGGATAATGCACAATTAGTACTAGAAGACATATTAAAAAGAGGAAAAGAAAGTTTAGATAGACTTAATAAAAATATGAAAGCTAATGCTAAATTAAAACCTATAAATAAGATAAAAAATAAATAATAATATTTTTAATGAGCCTTTTAGGCTCTTTTTTATGTTAGTTAAAATGTAATTTTATATATGGAGCCTTTTGGCTTCTTTTACATAGACCTAAGTAAGTCAATAAACTGCTTCGTCATTTACTGTAATTTTTTGGTTGATTTGATAAATATTATAAGTTAAACTTATAGTAGTATTTATTAGAGAGGTGTAACCATGAACGAAAATTATGATTTAAATGATGTTAACAATGAACAGGATGTTATAGATTTTTTTAATAACAATCCTTTATTAAAACTTGCTAAAGAAACTTGTCAACAAGAAGATGAATTAATTGAAACACACGTAGAAGAAATAATAACTAACATTAAAGCTAAAGTTGATTCTAAAGAGATTTCTATAAAAACAGCAATTTTAACTTTATCTAAGTGTATTGGATATTGTGCACAAGCATTTATGAAGAATGAAGATGAATTCTTTAATGAAAAGGAAATTGCTAATAAGCTAGTTATTACTAATTTATATCCAGCTTTAGGAGCTTATGCAGATAATGAAGAGTTAAATAAAACTGGAGAAGTAGAATTTAAAGGTGAACTTGATGAATCTAACTTTACTTTTAAAAGAATGATACTTTTAGGAGTTTCATTAATTGAATATACTAACTGGAAAATTCATTTATCTAACGCCTCTAAGTCATTAGAGAAGAAAATGGAAGATAATGAAGAGGAAAATAATTAATACAACACTTCTTGCTGCATGGCTCTAACCTCATGCTATGCAGCTTTTTTTATTTTTTGAAAGAAAGGTGATATACAATGCAAAGATATTCATTATCTTTATGGAATGATTTCAAAAAGAAATTAGAAGAATTAGCAGTACGTTTATCTGTAGATACAATATTAGTTGATACAGTTGATTCTATTATAGAAAAAGTTGAAAGAGCTATAGCTTTAGAAGAACCTTATAGTGAATTACTAGAGGAACTTGAAATATTAGAAGATACAAGCTATATACAACATATGTCAATGAAAGTTACTAAAGAAGATATTGAATTTATGAAAGAAACTTTTGATGATTATGTTATACTTGCAAATTATGCTAAAAAAGAAGATAATATCATTATGGAAGAAAAGGAATTTAATTCTAAGGTAGAGGTTAGAGAGGGTTCTAAAAATTTACCTAAGAATGAAGAACTTGATTTCCATGATATATACAACAATAAAGATAAGGGAGAAAAGGATTATCTTTATTAATATTATTAAAAGGTGAGTGGGAAATATGGATAAAGAATTAGAATTTATGATTAAAAAGTTAAAGGAATCGGGTTACAAAGTAGAAAAAGATAACTTTAACTGTAAGGAAAGAGAAGATGAAAATAAAACTTTAACATATAAGGTTTTAGATCTTATTTCACCTCTTCAACTTGCAATTTGTGCTAAAGAACTTAGTGATTTTATGTACTCTTCAAGAGTAAAACCTACAACAATAAATAGAGTATTCTATGAATCTTCTAAGGAAATTATTAAAAGAGATAACAGAAAAGCTTTAGATAATATAGATTTAAGATGTAAAGAAATTGATATTGATTTCTTCAAAGCTTTAGATGATTCAATTAAAAATACTATTAAATTCTTTGGGTGCGATCCTAATGATCCAATAGTATATAATTATTTTACTCATTCAATAAATATTCTTGGAGATTATCAAATGTTTGGTGAGGAAAATAGAAATATGGTATTCAATAAATTTATTGATAGAATACTTAATGATGATGATATTCCTAAAGAAGAAAGAGAAACTTTAAGAGAAATAGCTAATATATTAAATAAAATGTAGTTTTTTAGTTGCCAGGTACTAATGTATCTGGTTTTTTTACGTTTATACATAGTAAGTTTATCTTACATTGTCATAGAGCTTAAGCTTTATGTAGTCCATACCTTACTTTTGGAGGTATGGATTTTTTAGTTAGCAATATTTTATAGGAGGTAAAATGAAAGTTAGCTTATTTGGTAATATAAGCGAAGTTTTTGATGATGTCGATATTAGTATTAATGATGGCAAATCAAATAAAGTAAAATTTTTTACTATTACTGATTCATCAAAAATATCTAATGAAACTTTATCTACAGTTATGTGTAATTATAATAATGCACATATAACAGTTAGTTGCATTACTTTTGAAGAGGATATTTTTAATACTCTTTATTTATGCAGCAACAAAAAAGCAAAAGTTAATGGAACAATCATAGCAAATGATAAATTTACAGATATTTTTGAACCATGTATACCTAACTTTTATGAATCTGAATTTTGGGTTTTAGTAGATAAACTAGAGATAATTAATAATTAGGAATTAATATACATTAAGATGATAGCGTAATCTGCTTTGTATTAAATTGTATCAAAATAATAATTAAAAAATAAAAAAATGTAAAAAAAAGGGAGAGATTATTTATGTTAAAAACTTCAGCATTCGCAAGAACAGTAAAATGTGGGAAATTAAGAGATTTAAACGCTAATAAGGAAGGTAAAAATCCATCATACGTTATTAACTTTACTATTGCAACTGATAGAAATTACTTAAGAACTGTAGTAGATGAAAATGGTGAAACTAAGAAAGTCAAAGATTCTGACTTTATGAACTGCTGTGCATATGGTAACTTAGCTAAGATTATTGATAAGAACTTTAATATTTATGATGAAGAAGATAAATTTATTTCAAGAAGAATAGTTGTTCATGGAAATATCGAAAAATACAAAACTGAAAGTAAAGTTACAATAGAAAAAGTACTTCAAATAGAAATTGACGGAAAACCACGTAACATTAAATGTTCATTTGAACAACCAATTAGATATGAAAATACTAGACTTTCTGTATCTGATATAGAATTTGCTGATGCAACTCCAGAAAACATTAAGAACAAGAAATCTGATGCTATTGTAGTTACTGATGCTGTATTACTTGATGAAAGTGAAGAGATAAATGCAGATCAATTAGTTAATGCTAATGTAGTAAAAGAAACTGATGAAACTAATAAAGAAATAACTTCTGAAAAAGGAATAGAAGAAAATTCAGAAGATATTACTGATAAAATTCAAAAAATGCTTGAAGAGGGAAATTTTGAAGAAGCTACTAAATTAAATGAAGAAATGAATTCTAATTATAAATTCGAAGAACAAGAGGAACAAGAAGAATCAGAGCTTGTTGATGATTTAAGTACTAATGGTGATACAGAACTTGAATAATATTTAAGAGGTGGAGAAATCCACTTCATTGAGGTTTTAGGGGATAGGTTTATATATACCTATCCCTTTTTATTTCAATATATATAATTCTATACATATATAAGTATATAATTTTATATATTTATATATGTATATAGTTACATATATTTTTATTTTTATATATTTATAGTTGAATAATTATATATAAATATAGTATTATATTTGTAGATAATTATAGATATATACATATATTTCACTAAATTTGTAAAAAGATAGTGAAATAATATTAGTAATAATTAGGAGGAACAACATGGGAGCAAAAAAAATCTTTAGAATCATTTTAGGCGTTGATATTGGTAACGCTTATACTAAAACATCAAGAGGTGTTAGATTTCTGTCTTATGTGTCAAACAGATATGGTACAAGCCATATAAGAAACAGCTATGATGTAATTATAGACGGTAAGGAATATAAAGTAGGTGATGAAGAAGGTTCTTCATTTACAGGACCTACAAAATACGAAAAAGATATTTATACTGCTACTCTTTGTACAGCTATAATAAGATCAGCACAAAAGAAATTTTTAAAAGATAATCCTAAAAAAACATTAAGAGATATGCCTATAGACATAAGAGCTAAAATTGGTCTTGGTACACCATTAGAGCAATTTGATGATTGTAAAGAAGAATGTAGACAATCAGCATTAAAAATCAAAAATATGCCTGTTGAACTAGATGGAATACAATATGCCTTAACAGTAGAGGATGCCATAGTCGAACCACAATCTGCAATAATCTCTAAAGAAAATACTTGTTGTATTGTATATGACTTTGGTGGAGGTACTTTTGATGCAGGTAAATGGGAACTTATAGACGGAAAGTTCTATAAGAATGGAAATGTATTTACTTTTAATGACTTGGGTTTTGAAGCTTTACTTACAAATTTCAAGACTATTTTAACAAATAAACATAAGTTTAGAAATGTGACTACAGATGATGCTGTTAAACTTTTATTAAACAAGAAATTCAAAAGAATTGGTCAAGGAACTATTGATATATCAAAAGATGTAGATAATATATTACTAGACTTTGTTAATAGAATAAAAGCAGAACTTGAAAAGAATAATTTTGACTTAATGGCAGATAAATTATATCTTATAGGTGGTTGTGCTGCACTTCTTAAACCTTATGTAATGGAAGCTAATGGAATTGACCAAGAGGATATTATTGTAGAGAAAAATCCACAATTCTCAAATGCCTTAGCATATGAAAGAGCCGCAAAAGTAACATTTGAAGGTTTTGATACAAAAGATGATTCAGAAGAATAATCATTTGGAAGGAGAAAAAGTTTATGCAAGATAAAAAATATATAGGTGCTTCAATAACAAGAAAGAAAAATTCAAGGATTTTTCATTATCTTGAAGAAAACCCTATGATTTCACCATCAAAATTAGTTAAAATTGCAGTAACAAAATATCTTGATTCTATAGGATACGAAGTAAATAGAATAGAAGAAGAAGATAATATTAAAAATGGAATGTATTTATCAGAAACATCTACTATTCCAATAAAAGATATAGATACAAATGAAGTTGAAGAAAATGGAATCAAAGAAAAAGATATTATAGATGATATAGATAATAATATTGAGGTTAAAGATAATAACAATACAGATATTAAAGAAGAGGTTGTCATTGAAACCAATGGTGATATAGATATGGATAATTAAATATTAGATAAATTAGGAGCTGAATTTTTCAGCTTCTTTTTTTATATATAACAATAAGGAGGAAATTAATATGAAGATTAAATTAGACAATGTTGTTGATTTAGGCGAAGATGATATTACTTCAACTACAGAAGTTGTATCATCCGATTCTGAATATGTCAATGTTGAATCTACAAATCTAGTAATGGATGAAGGAGGTAAAGAAAAGAAAGTTTCTTCTAAGAAAAACCCTACAGATAAAAATACCTTAGATGAATATTCATATACAGAAGAGGATGAAGAAGTTGAACAAAAAGAAGATAAGGTTAAGGAAAATAAAGAAGATGTTGTTAAAGCAAATACAGATACAAAGAATAAAGAAAATAAAAATATTAACGATAAAGAAAATAAAAAAGATGTTAATGATATTCTTGAAGAAGTAGAAATGATTGAGGTTGAAGAAGATCCAAATATCACTAAGGAGGAAGCCAAAAAATCAAGAAAATTCTTAGAGAAGTTACAAAATTACATGAAATCTGGTTACTATTCAAAGAAATCTTATGAGCTTAGTAAGAACTTTAAGGTACCACAAAAGAAACTCGCAAAAGGTTTCGCATCCAAGGTTTTAGGTACAATAGGTGATACATTAGGCATTGTAATAGATGCTGTTAAAGATGTTACTTTTACAGTTATAGAAATACTAGGTTTAATATTAACTAAAGGTATAACTTTAATATGTCACGTAGCTAAAGCTATAGTAAGTATGTTAACTTTGAATAAAACTTGTATAGAATAATAATAATTTTAGGAGGCTACTTATGTAGCTTCCTTATTTTTTAGGAGGGAATATTTTTATGGGACAATATTTTAAAGTGGTAAATTTAACTAAAAAGGAAGTTATGCAATCAAATCTTGATGATGGAACTAAATTCTTTGAACACTCTTTTATAAACAATCCTTTTATGAACAGAGTTATGGAGCTTATAGGAGAAGATGGACCTTGGTATAAGGATAAAATTATTTGGTGTGGAGATTATGCTATGAAAGGATTATTCACAAATGATAAAGGTATTAATTTATTTATAGAATCAGCTAGTTATAAAGATTTAGAATTCTATGAAAACCCAGGAAATAATTTTAGATATCTTGTTAATGATACTTGTGCTTATTATATTGATCTTACTAAATGTCCTAAGTGTAGAAATGGTTTAACTATACATCCTCTTCCACTTCTTACATCAACTATGGATGATGATTATAGATACGAATATTGTGGTTTTAATGCTCCATTAAATGGTTTATGGTGTGGAGATTCTATATATGCAACTAACAATAAACCAGAAAAATACGTTGAAATTGTTCCAAATTTCATTTATTAAAAAGTTTTTATTATAAATTTAAATTTTAATTGAGGTGAAGGTAATGAAAATTATAATTAGTAAAAATGAAGGTATTGAATTTATGAAGGTTTTTGATTCTATAAAGGATGGTTCTATTAATTTAAGCAAATCTATTGATGATTCTACAGATGAAAATAGTTTAAAAGAAGAATTAAATAACTTTGTTGATGATGTTATTGAAAATCTAGATATTGAATATTTAGATGATGATTCTTGTTCTATTAGTTTAGATGAAGAAATAATTGTTGATTTCTTAGTTAAATATAACAAACTTTTAGTTGCTATATTCCCTAAAGTTGCAGATATAATAAAACTTTATATTTCTATAGGTCAAGATTTTATAGATATTTTATCATAAGGAGGATTTTTAAAATGACAAATTTATTAGAAAAATATTCAAATAGAAAGAGCGTTAGAAATGGAATGAATATGCTATTAGGTGGAACAATACTTTCTCCAGTAATAATACCCGCATTTATGCAACTTAACAATAAAACTCTTGAATGTATAGCAAATACAAGTGTAGCACAATCAACTCAACCTTCATTAATTGGAATGACTATAGCATACTTTACAGTATTCTGTGGTGGAGCTGCAAGTATGATACTAGCCGCAGGAGAAGAGAAAAATGAAAAATAAATACTATATAGATGATATTTATAATAAATATTCAAGTGATGTAGAAAGTGATGTTATAGATGATTCAACTGGAAAGTTAGTAAATATCTATGACGATAATCAATATAAGAATAGGAGGAAATCAATATAATGAGTAAATTAGTTGATTATTATAAAGATAAACCTAGTACTAGTTTAAAATGTATGGCTATTGGAGCTGTTTCTGCTCCTTTAGCTATTAAAGTTTTAAATAATGTTGATACTATTGCTATTTCTAAGTTAAGTTCACTTGATCCTTTATCTATTGCAACTATTTCTATAGGTTCTGTTTTAATTATTACTGAAATTATAGGTATAAAAATTAAGAAAGCCAGAGGTGAATGAAATTATGTTAGCTAGTTTGTACTTTTTAGGAATTGCGTGTTGTGGTATATCATATCTTACTAAGGATTTTAGAAAAACATTGAAGATAAAAAATAAAATAGAAGAATCATGGGAAGATGTCATTAAAGGATGCACTGATAGAAAATCAGAAGATACTTTTGAAATAACAGATATAGATATAAAGTCTTATGGTTTTGATAGCACTTTAGAATTCAAAAAAGGTACAAACTTTTCTTTCCTTAAATCTTTACAATCTAGCATAGAATCAGCGTTTGGTGGAGAGGTTAGATTTATTTTAAATAAAGATAAAACATCTGCAAATATGATTGTTCATTTAAATGAATTGCCTATAGATGATAAAGAAAAAATATATTTTATATGGGATAAAATTTTCTCAAATAAAAGTAAAGTTAGAAATATAATAGGAGAATCATATAAAATAGAAGATATTTCTGATATTTATGTAGATGGAGAAGTTGCTGGATATAGATTAAAAGTTAATATACCACTAGGATTAAGTTATGAAGTACTAGAAAATCATAAAGATTTAATTGATAAATCTTTAGGAAAATCTATTATTAAATGGGATGAAGATTTAAATATAGTTGTTATAGATATAGAAAAACAAAAAGTTAATTTTAATTATGATTTTAAACCTGTAAAGGTTGAACCTTATGAGTTGTGTGTTGGATTAGGTAATTTTAAAAAGAACATTATATTAAATTTTAAAAAGTTACCTAATGCTTTAATTGGGGGTATTCCTTGTTCTGGAAAGAGTATAGCTATAATGACAGCACTTATGAACTCATGTCTTTCAAATGGCAAGGATAAATTAGGTCTATTCTTCAATATGCTTACTGATAAGCAAGATTTTAGACCATTTAAAAATATAGAACAATGTTGTTCTTATTCTGAAACATTAGAAAAATGTATAGGATCACTAGAGAGATTAAGGAATGAACACAAAATAAGAAATTCATTATTTAACAAATGTAAAGAAAATATAACTAATATATATAGCTATAATAAAATAGCAAAAAATAAACTTCCTATATTAATGCTTATTATAGATGAAATTGCAAATTTCAAAGAAGATGATACAGATTCTCCAGATATAAAAGCTAAGAAAAAGAAATATAATAAGCTTTTAAATTTACTATGCAGAGAAGCAAGAAATAGTGGAATTTATGTTGTTATTTTATCACAAAGAGCTGGTGAAGATTCTATTGGTGTTAGTTTAAGAGGATTTTTATGTAATAAAATATGCTTTAAACAAAATACCAAAGAAGCAGCTTACACTACCTTAGGAAATGATGAAGCAGCAAAACTAGCTATATCATTAGATGTAAATAAAAGAACTTTTGTCTATGAAAATATAGATGGTATAGATACAGGAAGAAGTTTCATAGTTGATGATGATATTTTTAATAAGAATTTACAAAAATTCAAAGTCAAGAAAACAAGTAGATTTGAAGAGAAATTTAAAAATAAAGCCAAATCTATTTCATATTCTTAATATTAATGGATGTATTTGATTTCAGATACATCCTTTTTACATACTACTAAAGATAAGGAGGGATTTTTATGATGGATTTTATATTTAATATTTTTAGAAATATCTTAGTAGTTTTAGTATTTGCTGTTATTACTTTAGTTCTTGCTAAAATTGTGACATCTTTAGCTCTTAGTTTTGTACCTTATCCTTTAAGAAACTTTATAAGAAATAGAGGATATAAGTTTGCTAGTAATAAGTTTAATTATTATGTAGCTAAGTCTAGAGAAGGTAAACATTATAAGAAGAATCAACAAGAGTATTATGATAATATGAGTAATACCTTTAGTTCTAATTATAATAAAAACGAGGTTAAAGATACTAACGTAAATTTTAAAAAAGCTAATGTAAACAACACTAAGAAACAGACAAACAATAAATTCCAAAAAAAGCCTTATAAAAAGTCTGGTGTATATCGTAATAGTTGTATATCTGATTTTTATAAATATGCTAAGGAAAATTATATGTCTTACTTAAATTACAAAGATGACAAGAAAAATATTAATGCAAAAGATTCTAAAGTTTCTTAGGGTTTACTATTGAGAATTTTGTTTTATCATTAGCTCAATAGTGTTTAAGAATTAAAAAGAGTTTATAAGAGATATTTAATTGTTTTATTATTATCTCTTCTCTTTTTCTTTCTTTTATTTACATACTATGTCTAATTGACATAATAACATATATATATTACCATTTAATTACAGAATAGTAAGGGAATGATAGTGTATGGATGATAAAAAGATTAACTTTGATGACTTAAATTCATTAATGGAATCTAAAATTAATATAGTCAAAAGAAAAGATAACTTTAGATTTGTTAATTTTAGAGATAAGATACTAGATATATATGATGATAATATAAGAAAGTTTGGTGTTAATTGCATATTTGAAGAATTACCATTTAAATCTTTATGTTATCACGGTTGCTTTTTTAAGCAATTAATAGCTTTTGATAAAATTACAAATGACAGGATAGATGCTATTAAAAATCATAAGTATTCAATAAAAAACATAAAAACTTCTAGTGGATCTAGTGAAATTAAAGTACTTCAAGATATGGTTGATAAATGTATCAACTATGATATAAACAATATAGATAAGTTTTTAAATTATGTTCTTTTTATCATTGGAGATAAAAATAATAAAACTATAGATTATAAAGATAAAGATATAAAGTTTTATTATGATAATTTTAAGCCTGTTCCTTTATTGTTTTTTCCATCTGGTTATTTTATGAATTTAACCAATTGGAACTATTTCGGGTTAGATTTTAATACATTTTTTAATTTACCCAAAATAGATGTTATTAATATTTTTGATAAAGTAAACTTTAAAGATTTAAATGATACTTTTAAAAAAATATTATTAGTTGAGGCTTATTTTTATGCTCCATATATAGTTAGTGAAATAAATAAATATTTATAAATTAAGAAGTTGTGTACCGATAAGTGCATAACTTTTTTTTATTTAAGGAGGGAAATTTATGATTAGTAACGATGTATTAATAATGGTTGGTGGCACAATTTGTTGTGGCATTGTAGGTTGTATGCTTATGAAAGGTACAAATACAGAAGGTTTTTCAAAAATTGAGGTTATTTCACACGATGCACAAGGAAATGAAATAAGAGAAGTAAAAGAATACAAATCTATGGATTGTAGAAAAATTATACAAGCTTCTAAAAAGCGCAGGGAGGATAGTAATAATGCATCAAAAATCAAATTCTAAATTTTATAATGAAAAATTTGCAGAAATGCTAAGAAGAATTCCATTTAGCAGGAAAAATAATAAATATATAGATAGATACTTAAAAAGTGTAGAAGAGAAAAAAGCAATTTTAGATTTACATGAACAATGGATGAAAATAATGGTTAATTCAAGTGCTTTAAATGATTTTTACGAAACTTATGGATTAAATTTTACTGAAAAAACTATCTATGGATATAAAAGTGAATGTTTCCTTACTGCTGGTTTAACTTATACTCAATTAGTTGAGTTAAAAGAAAAATTGCAAGATGGCTTAGGATGTTTAGTTACATTAAATAGGTATAAACGTTCAAGAATGGTTAGAGTAGAATTTATAATGTCTACACAAGAACATTTAAAATATAGAGTTATAGCTCCTTTAAAAGCTAAAGACAATAATCCTAGGAACCTATATCTAGGAAATGATTATTCTGGTCAACCTATATTTGTTGATATGCTTACATTACCTCATATTTTATTGACAGGTGGTACCAGAAGTGGAAAATCCAAGATGTTAGATTGTATTATAACAAACTTAGTATCACTTTATACTCCAGAAGAACTTGAATTAAATCTTATTCAAGGTTCAAAGAGTGATTTAGAACCATACGCCGATTTGGCGCATTGTAATTTATATGCAGATAATATTAAATCTATAAAAGAATCTTTACTTATTATTGCTAGTGAAATGAATGAAAGAACAATGAAAATACGTCCTATGCACAAGGCATTTAAAGGAGATAATTATGTTGATTACAATAAGCAACATCCAAATGACCAAATTAAAACTTGTATTGTTGCTGTTGATGAAGCATCAACCTTATATGAAGCTTGTACTGGAGAAAGCAAAGAACTTAAAAATGATAAATCTTTAGTAAATATGCTTATAAGACGTATCGCACAATACGGGGCAGCACTTGGAGTATTCTTAATTGTATCTCTTCAAAGACCTACTAAAGATAACCTAGATCCATTCATCAAAAGCCAGTCTACAGTGATTATTTCCTTTAGACAAAACAATGCTGTATCAAGTTCTGTTGCTATTGATGACCCAGAATTAGCTTTAAGATTAGAACAAAGAGAATTTGCATATAAATTTGGTAGTACCATAAGTTACGGATTAGTACCTTGGATAACATCAGAAGATATAAAGAATAATATTCAAAAATATCTTATCCCTGGAAAATCAGATTATATGATTGAAAGAAGACAAAAATTAAGAAAAGATTTATTAAAAGCTTATGAGAGTGATCCTAATAATAAGTCAGGAGCTAAAAAGTCTAATGCAGAGAAAATAAAATATGAAATGGATAAAATGATAATTGAAATGTACCATGAAATAGAAAAAGAAAATAGCGGTGATATTGGAGAAAGTATAAATGCAATAGAATACAAAGAAGTTGAAGTTGTATCAGACACTGAAGGTAAATCAAAGGATAAAGCTAAGAAAACTAAGAGTAAAAAGAGTAACGATAACTCTGAAATAAGTATAGATTTAGATGTAGATAGAATAAAAGATACCTATAGAAGATATTAATTTTAAAAATAAGACCATTAAATTTTTAATGGTCTTATTTTATACATATCAATATTTATATCTAGTAGTATAAATATTGTCTATATATATGAATAATATATATTATGGATATGTTGTGTGTCTTGCTCTTCTAATGCTGTATGCTAGACTAGGCCAATTGAAGGCTGATCGTTTATCGCAAGGTGATTAGTTTAGTAATTCATATGATATGTTCTTAATATAATATTGTTTATTATATATAAACTAATGTTTCATATTATCTATATATCTTATATAGATATGTCGTTGTATATCGTAAATATACCCAACAAAAGAAATCCATCATAAAAAATACTAAAGCAAGGAGGTGATATATTGGTCATTTCCATATTAACTATCATATTTCAACTAATAGCTATATATTTATTAGGTAAATTATTTATATATTTGCTACCAAATTGGATTAAATATATAGTAAATCTTTTATGGTTTAAAAAGAAAAAAGAAGAAATATATAGCTATTCTCTTGCAAGGAGCAAGTTTACTGATGATTCAATGAAAAATAACTTGAATAATTCTTCTCCATTAAAGAAAGAATATAAGGAGATAGGAGATCAATATAATAATCTCCGCAAGTTAGTTCAAGAAGGTAAAATATCTTTCAGAAATAAAAATAATTGAATCGGAGGAATTTATTATGGAATTTGATTTGATAAAAAATGAAGCAAATGATTCAGATTTTAGGTCTGCTACAGAGATTTTACTGTTTGACATCATTAGTGAGGTAACAAGTACTGTTATTGATAACGTAGCTAATGATTTTTTAAATGCTTACATTTCAAAGGAACAATACGTTAATATTGATAAAAACAAATTGATAATGTCTTTAAAAAATACCGATAATCTTAATTTAAAAAGAGATAAACTAAAGAAAAACATTTCTTATATGTCAGAGAAGGACATATATAATGCTGCGGTTTCTATAGGAGTTTTAACAGCTTTTAATATGGTATGTTCATCAATGGAAATTGCGAAAGAAAGTGGAGGTTCAATAAAAGAACTTAAAAAAAATTTAATTTAAATAAAGGGGGATAATTATGATTGTAAAATCTATGATAATTATGCTCGGCAGTAGTATGATACTCGCACAAGTTAGTAATTCATTAGATCAACATGATATGAAATCATTGTCTAAGTTAGTAGGAGTTACAAGCTTATCTACGATAGGCGTAGCTACATTTATTAGCATTGGTGCAATTACAAAACTACTTATAAAACTTTAATAATTAAATAAAGGAGCAAAATTATGAATAAAATAATAATTATTGCCGCTGGTACAGGTATCGCACATCTTGGTACAATATTAAGAAAATATGATGAGGAATTCTTAGCAAAAGTAGCAGAGACTATAGGTGTAGGTTTATTATTTTTAGTTGCGATTCCTTACGTTATCAGTATTGCACATCTGTTAAGAAATCTTTAATAAGCATACTTTAAAGGGAGAGTTATATGGGTATAAAAACTATAATAACCATGCTTGGAATTGGTATAAGCTCTACAATAGTTAGTGTTGTTTTAGAAGCGTTAGGCAAATATAATCAAGCAAAACTAACAGAAGTATTAGGGATAGTAATAATGGCTTGTACTACAATTACAGGAGTTTTGTTGTTAGCTGAAAATCTTATGAAACTTATTTAAATTAATATTAAAATTAAAATAAAAATAATCTTTTTAAATTGAGGAGGATATAAAATTATGGGTATTGGAACTATAGTAACTATGTTAGGTGTTGGATTTGGAACTACAATCGTTAGTGTTGTATTAGAAGCTTCTGGAAGAGGTAGTCAAGCTAAATTAACAGAAGTATTAGGTATTTCTATAATGGGTGGAACTGCTGTTTCTGCTGTTGCATCATTAGCAAAGAAACTTTCTAGTTTATAATAATAATATAGCTAGTGCTAAATACTAGCTATATTTTTTTGGAGGTAATATTATGGCTCAATTAGGAAAAATACTTGGACAAGTAGTTTTAATGTTTGGAACTACTTTTGTTACAAAAAAAGTTATAGAAACAGCAGGTAAAAAGAGCATAGCATCTATATTAGGTCTTGCAGGTTATTCTTGCACAGCTATGTACTTTATAGATGCACTACTAGTATTAAAAGGTAATATTGGTGGAGCTTTTGAATCATTAGACTTAGGAAAGGCTACAGAAGGTGTTGTTGACAGCTTAATAGAATCAGTAAAGAATGCAATATTAAAATAATAAATAATTAAAATTAGTAGCGAGGTTTTTATTATGGAAAAAGAATATAAACAAGGTTTAATTTCATTAGGTGTTGACTTTTTCTTTTTATGCTTAATGAGTAAACAATTATTTACAATAATAGCAGAGTTCGTGCCTTTTATAAGAAATATTTAGGAGGGTAGTTATGACAGCATTATTTTCAAGGTTCTTTTCTTATGAAGCGATAGTATGTTTTAAAATAGTAATGCTATCATATTTTATAAGTAAAGGAACTGTTAATTTCGCAAAGAAAGCAAAAGATAATGGTATAATATAGGAGATGGTATTAATTGTTAAAATACTTAAGAAAAATATTTAATAAAAACAAAAAAAATAATATTACTGACTGTCAGATTGAAGATTGGAGAGAACAAATATCCAATGCTTTAAGTAATAAAGTAAAAGAGAAAAAAACATATTCAGAAGAATTTGTAAGAGAATATTACGAAAACTTACCAGAAGAATATGACTATAATGGTTTTGGTAAATATTATAAAGATACGAAGGATGCTTAATATTAAGTATCCTTCTTTTTACATAGAGGTTACTCTATTTATAGCAACAAGCTATACACATATTAGCTAAAAGGTATATAAAAATAATTTAATATAACTTTTCATATTAGTTATTAAACTACTATAAACAACCAAGCGATTGAAGCTATAGAGTTTGTTTTATATAGACTTAATAATAATATTTAATATTATATTTTATTGTTATATAAATGTATCTATTTAGCCTAACGATAGGAGGAATAGCTCATGGACGAACATAAACAAGATAAGATGATTAACATTAGAGAAAACATACTAGATGCAATAATAACAGATATAGGACTAATAGAAGTAGAATCAAAAAGAAAAGGCAATAATACTATTTTAGAAATAAGTATTGATGCAGCTAACGGAATACATCGAAATATATCTTCAATAGTTATAAATGATTCTGGAAAAATATATTCAGAATTATATAACTTCAAAGATAATAGTCCAATATGTACGTTTAATTGCGGTAATGGAATAAGTACTTATGAAGAAGAGGATTTAAAAAATACATTATTAGAAGAGAAGTATTTTAATGAACATTAACATTATCGTTCATTAATTTATTGAAAGGAGGAATTATTAAAAGGAGGAATATTTTAAATGAATGATGATGAAAGAAGAGAAAAAGAAGAAAAAAAGCAAAGAAGAGAAAAGGAACTTGGCTTTTGGTATACATTAAGCTTTGGTTCAATGTTTTTATTCTTATTCTTAGTTATATTAATTTTATCTATATTAACTTAGTTCCTTTTAATTTCCAATTCTATTAAAATATAGTAAAATATAGTTATATTAAATAGAAAGGGGAATTTAAAATTATGAAGGTTATAGGAGCTAGAGTTCTAGTAGAAGAAATTAAATTAGCTGAAAAGATTGGTGGAGTTATTATTCCAGGAAGAGAAGATAAACAAACTAATAAGGGAATAGTTGCTTGTGTAGGTGATGGTGCAATTTCTGATAATGGTACAAAGATACCTATGAGAGTTAAAGTTGGAGATACTGTTGTATTTACCAATTTTGCAGGTACACCAATAAAGACTAAGAATAAAGATTATTTAATATTAAATGAAAGAGATATTCTTTTAATATTAGACAAAGAAGATTCTTAAAAAAATAACCAACAAAGGAGCATTGCTATGTGTAATAAACATAAAATTGATAAAATACCTATTTATAATTTTATAAATGGTCTAGAAGACTTCTTTAATGATATAGATTATGATTTTAATGGCTTAAATGGTTTTGAATATATGATAGAAATTGAAGATGGAGAATATATTACGCAATTGGAAAATTGTTATAGAAATATAGAGGTCAAGTCTTTTGATGATGCTATCTTAATATTAGATAAAATAAAAAGCTATTTTGAATCAGATGATTTCTATAAATATGTTGATCTTCAACATTTAATTGTTGATGAACATAATATAGTAATTTCTATATGTTTAATCGAAGATAAATAGATTACAAAAGAAAATAAAAACGGTAACTGAAAGGATGATATAAATGCACTCTAGAATTTTTCAAATAGACACACAAAAAATAAATGAGGATTCTTTAATAGACATAGAAACAGCACAAGAATACTTTGTAGATGAAGTATCTGACTATGTTAAAGATGATGACAATATAAAAGAAAGTATTTCTGAATTAATAAACATGTTAGAGCCTCATGGAATAATTTATGACAAGTCAGAAAAATCAATAACATTTGAAAAAGGATTTAAAAAAAGTTACTTTAAAAAGTCATATGATAACTTTGTAAAATTTTATAAATCCATTGATTTTGAAGCATTCTGTGTTTCTCTTCCTATGAATAGACTAGTAGATATTATTAGTAAATCAAATGATTATTATGTTTTATATAGTTCTGGAGAATATGATACTTTAGATACTTATATAAGAGATAATGTATTAGACGGTGAAAAACATTATATAGGAAGTATTTTTGATTATCATAAATAATCTATAAACAAGAGGTGGTAATGTATGCTTACTTTAGGAAAAGTAATTGCTACTATAGGTATTAAAAATCTCATAGAAGAAAAAGTAGTATCTATGAAAGATTTAAATAATATTCTTCATAGGCATAGTAATTATGATTTTGGAGATTTATCAGAGGAAGATAAAGAACTTCAAAATAATAATATAAAAAAATAATATTGAAGATAGAGTTATGTCCGTATATCACATAAAAGATTATACTTTATGGGTTATTACAGAATGGGATAGGAGCTACACAACAATATTATTGCCAGAAGAATATTAAAGGGAGCTAAAAATAATGAATAAGATTTATATAGTAACAGAAGATTCTTTATTTATGAATAATGTATTTGAATATAATGCTAATATTGTTTTAGTTACTGCTGATAAAGAACTTGCAATAAAAAAGCTTAAAGAACTAAGAAAATCATATATTAATACATTTGAAATAGATGAGAATTATATAAAGCAATATGCCAATAAAGAGCAAGAAGATAGCACACTTTCTATTGAGGATAATGAACTTTGTTTTTATGTTTTCGATAAAGATAATGGAGATCGTGCTTGTATAAAGATAAATGAATTTAAAACTGATGATTATTTAAATTATGAATCAGTTGACATACAAGAATAACACAACAGAGGAAGCTATGAATTAGTTTCCTCTTATTTTTTAAATTTATAAACTTAGGAGGAATTTATAATGAAACACATCTTTAGAAAATATTCATTACAATTAGTTAAAGAAACTAGTGCTAAATATGAGATTGAAAATAAAATCTCTTCACCAAATGATATTGTAAAAGTATTAAGTGGTGTATTAAATTTAGAAAAACAAACAGAAGAAGTTCTTGTGTTAGCTACACTAAACACTCAAAATGTTGTAACTGGTCTGTTTGAAGTTTCCCGTGGAACTATAAATAGTTCATTAGTTTCACCTAGAGAGATTTTTAAAAGAGCAATATTAAATAATGCAAGTAGCATAATTTTAGCTCATAATCATCCAGGAAACGATTCTGAGGCATCTATTAATGATATAGAAGTTACAAAAAAAATAGCTGAATGTAGTGAACTTCTTGGTATTAAGCTACTAGATCATGTAATAGTATATGAAGATGGAAATAATGTAAGGAACACTAGTCTTAAAAAACTAGGAATAATAATGTAATCAATTAAAAAGACAAGAAAGTGGTGAAAAAAAATGGGACAAAGATTTCAGATATTTGCAATAACAAGTGATAATGAAGGTAATTCATATACTCATGGCTATCATCTTCAATGGAGTTGGGGACATTATTCAATATCTAGGCTTTATCAAATGTTAAAATTTGGTGAGGAAAATTGTGCAAGGGTATATAGTAATTTAAAAGGAACGTATAAACGTATAGTAGAAGTAAAAACATTAATACGTTCACTTGTATCTCTTAACATATACAATAATAGTTTTGTATATGCAGGTGATTTAGAAAAAGATTTTGACTACACAGATAAAAAACTAGAAGGAGAATATGATAGTCCTTTTGAGTTCGATAATAATGATGGAGTATTCGTAATAGATTATAGATATAAAAGACCTAAATTTGCATTATTTAAATCAGATTATATTGATGAAAAAGAGCATTATGGATTTATTAAAGTTAGTGCTTTAGAATATTTAAATCATTACTTTGATAATGACATTAAGGAAAACTTTAAAAATAGTGTAATTTCCGATTCTGATGAAGAATACGAAGAGATATACAATGACTATATGGAAATGGTTAAATATATTGATAGTTTTGAAACTTTATCAGAAAAAGATATGGATAATATCTTTAAGAAAATAGATAAAAAATATATTGATTATTCAAGTTTTATTGACTTAAGCAAAATTAATACTGAAAGTTCAATAGGTAATAACAATGAATAATGTTATAGGATCAAAAGAATTACAAAATGATGGAGAATATTTATATACAAGAGGGTATAGTGCACAGGGAAAAGTGTATAAAGACTATAATGAATTTAATAAAAAGTCAAAAGAAGTATGCTACATCCCAGAACTATCAGATTATAAATATAACTACCATGATTTTTTTAATATTGCATTAGGCAATAAGAGATTAGCTAAAGAATTATTTGATGTTGTTGATTGGCAATCACCAGAAACTTATTTAGATGAACTTATAAATAATGGTAATGTTAAAATTGTAGATGATAAAGCATACTTTAACATTAATGGTGATGATGTTGATGACTGGAAACCATCTAAAGAATTTTTATAATTCAAATGACAGGTAGAGAGGAAGATAATTTATGCCTAAGTATAGAATACCAATGCAGATTATAAGTTATACAGAAATTGAAGCAGATAATTTAGAAAATGCTATTTCAAATGTATGTAGTGGACTTCCAGATGTAGAAGGTGTTAATCTTAGCTATGTAGACAGTTGGGAGGTATCTCAATATGATTCTATATTTATAGATGGAGAAGAATTATATAACAAAGAAATGGATGAAGGAATATATTTATCTGATATAAAAAATAAAAATTTACACAAGTATTAAGAAAATGAATAACAATGAACAGTATGATTATGATATTATATAATTATACTGTTTTTTCATTTTATGGGAACAGTAAGGTTATAGAAAGTGGTGAACGGTTATGGGATTAGATATGTACTTAAGAAAGATAAAAAATGTAAAAACTGATGAAAAATTATTATCTATTTTAGAAGATGTAGGTGGAGTTTTTAGTGTTGCATATTACTTGAATAAGCTTAAAATTTATCACAATTTCAAAGACAAACCAGAAGAAATTAAAAAAAGAGAAGATGATTTTTTATTTGCTTGGGATTATGAAAATGGTGAAAAATTAGCTAACTCATTAAAAAGTTTTGAAGCTTTCTTAAATGAGAATTATGGATTAAATGATTGTGAAGATGTTGATAAACGTAATAAACTAAAAAAAGATGCTGAAAAAGAATATAAAGCATTAAAATTAATATATGATAATATAGAGAATGGTAATTATGATAATATCAATTTTGAAGAAGTTAAATATTGGAGAAAACATTCAGATTTACATGGATATATGGAAAGTAATGTTTTATTTCCAAAAGGACTTGAATCATGTGATACTGTTATCTTAGATAAACAGTTCTTTGAAACATTATTAGAGAAAGTCAAAAAAGATATGCCTCATCATCTTAATTATGCAAAGTTTGAAGAAGAACTTACAAATGAGTTTAAAAAAGATAATAAAATTATCGAAAAAGATATTGGACCATTTGTTACTAAAGAATTTATTGGATCTTCTGAAAATGAATATAATGATAGGCTAAACGAACTTGAAGAAAAATATAATAAAGAAAATAATGTAGTATTAAACATTCCAAAAGCTACAGGATTCTTCTGGGGAGAATCATTAATAGAAGATTGGGAATCTACAATAGAAACTTGTATAAAAGTATTAAATGAAGTAGATTTTGATAAAGATATTGTTTATTACTACGCTTCTTGGTAAAAATATTAGATTAAAAGTTATTTGATATAAGTTTATTTCAAATAACTTTTATTTATAATAGGAGGGATTGTGTGAGAAGAGATAAAGCTTTAGGAATGATTGAAAGATTAATTGTATCTTATAAATATAAAAAGCTACCAGATGATTTATCTGCTAATGTAAGGGAATGGTTTTTTAAAGATATTATAAATGATATAGATTTAGATAATCTTAAAAACTATAAAGTTAATAATTCTGATAACATCCCTCTTATTAGTAAGATAGACAGGATAGTTATAGGGGATTATGGTCCTCTTATAGAATTTGATTCTATAAATGCTAATATGGATATGTTATATATTGATCCAAAAGAAGCTCATAGAGTTTCAAATGAAATGATTGATAATGAAAATTACATTGTCTATACTAGCAATGGAAAAGATAAGATTTTCCTTCAATTAAAGAAGGTTGAATATGCAGATTTGCTTATAGGTAAGCTATATATATCCCCATATTCAGTTATAATATTAAAGAATTAACCTTAACATAAGATGTATTACGTTAATAGCGTAAAAAATATTTTAGGAGGGTTATAATGCGTACAACAAAATTAGAAATTAACAAAAAATTTAACACTATTGAAGGAGCTATTTTAAATTCTGGATATAAAATATCAAGAAATGAGGTAATATTTAATAAAAATAAAACTGTATATAACAAAGATAATGAAGAATTTTTATTATTAGATTGTTATAGGTTTAATAATTATATATATTCTATTACACTTATTCCATATGATGTATATAGAGATTTCATCATCCAAGAAAAACTTGAATCTTTAGGTGAAGAGCTACTTGGATTAGAAACTTCATTAGAAGATTTTAATAATTACTATGTTATTGATGATGATATGTTTAATTATGATGATATAAAAGAAAGCTTTGTTATAACTTATAATGAAGGTAAATTTTTATTTGAATTTTCTCTAGTAAAAGATTCTGAAAATATAAAAGATGTTATAGTCAGAATAGAAAATATTTCAGTAGTATGAAGTAACATTAAAAATTAATATATTTACTAAAAGGATATGACTTATAAATATTTAAAAGTCATATCCTTTTTATATAAGGAGAACTATATGAGTAAAATAAAAAGAGCTTAGGGAGGAATTGAACATGAAAATTAATGAAATATTTAAAGACAACTATAAAGAAATAAAGGAAGCAATAGAAAATTTACCAGTATTAAATTGTGTTAATAATTATTACAAATACATTGATTCAACTGGTGAGTCAGAATTTGAAAAAAAGTTTATTAGCACTTTATCATACTATGAATCAACTTTATATAGAAAGTTTATAGAAAAAATATATGAAGATAAATCAAAGGATGAATTAATATCAGAAATATATGAACTAAAATATGAAGGTTCATGTGCTGCTTGTGATAATTGCTTCGAAATAATTAGTGAAGATTTTTCATATTTATTAGATAAAGAAAAAGCACATAAAATAATACAATCATTTATGTTAGAAGTTTTAGAAAAATCATATAAAGAATTTAATACAAATAATAACAATAAAATAGCTTCTGAATTAGAGCATGAAATAGTGGATTTAAAATCACAAATAGAAAGTATTGAAAAGAAAAAAGAAAAGCTTAAAAATTTAGAAAAAGAATTAGAAAATCTTAAAGGTAATGAGGTGTAATATATGGATTTCAGAGATGATTTTAAAAATGACAAGTTTGTATATGGGATTATATATGATAGAGAAGGATCATATTATAAAATTTTATTAGAAAATAATGTAGAGAATTTAGCAAAGTTTATATTAAAATGTCCTTTAAATGGTAAGGTAACAGTTACTACTATGTTAGATTTATTTGTATTAGATACTATAGGAAATATGTTACTTAACTGTTGTGATCCTAGATTAGCTATAGAGTTAAATTCAAAAACAGACGAGTTAGAAGAATCATCAGAAGAAATAACTGGATTAAAATTTAGTTTTGATACAGAAATGTTGGAGGAACAAAAGAGATTAGCTATAGAACAAATTGAAAGAGATACTGGATATATATTAAATTAAATATTTTAGATAAGGTTCTTAATTTTATTAAGGACCTTATTTTTTTACATAGTGCTATGCACATGGAGCTTATTCATTATAAGCTTAATAAAATTTTAGGAGGTAACTTTATGTTAGTGTGTGAAAATTGTAATAGGATAATGAATTTAGTAAAAAGACGTGAGGATGATTCTACTTATATATGTAATCATTGTGGAACTATTTGTACCTCACCTAAGCTTGGTAAGAATGATATTGCAGAAAATAATTGGTTTAACAAAGATGGTGCACTTTTAACTAAAGAAGAAATGCATGGAACTTTATGTAAACATTGTGGGAAAATAATGATTTCAGAAGAATATTTTTTACATCCTGTATATTGTATAGATATATTATATTGCAAACATTGTAACGTATATGTAAAAAAATTTATGGATGATCCATATGAAGATGCACAATATACATGGATAGATGAAGAAACAAGAATTAAACAACTATTATCCAGAGAAGAAAGCTATACAGAAAAATTAAATTTACTAAATTCATTAGTTCAGTCATCTCAAAGATTTAATGAAATAATTGAAAAAGAATTAAAAAATTTAAAAGATTCAGTATTTAAAAACTTTATTAAAGATAAACTTAGTTTAGATAATGATATGTTGAAAATACTTTACGATACAGAAGAGTAGCAAAATGAATTTCTAAATGTTATAATTTATAAAAGGTGGGATATTTTGTATAATGAAGATAATAAAAAAATAATTTCAGTTTTTGATAATGAGGGTAAATTTTTAAGTAAAACAAGTTTAATTAGAGCAAATAAACTAATAGATAGAAAATGTGCTTATTGGATAGGAAAAAATAAATTATGTCTAGCTTTAAGTAAAAAAGATAGAAGAAATATAAAAGATTCCATCATAAAAAAAAGTAATAACATTTGTTATATTTGCAATCAAAAGTCAAGTAAAGCCTCTATAGACCATGTAATTCCTAAGAGCTATTACAAAAATGGAGGTTCTGATTTACCTAGCAATTTAAAATGTTGCTGCAAAAGATGCAATAAAGACAAAGGAGCTAGAACACTAAAACAATATGTTAATCATATCTATAAGAATAGACAACAATATATGTATATTAGCGACACTCAATTAGAAAAACTTAAAGAATTATCTAAACATTATTAATATAACTTTATGAAGTAAAGTGGTGAGAACATTAGGTAAAATTGCGTATTTGCATAATCATACTGTTTATTCAATTAAAGATTCTATAGTAGCACCATATCAATATGCGAAAGTAGCAAAAGAATCTAATGAAGATGATTCAAAAGATGATATTGTTGGAATAGCATTAACGGATCATGGAAATATTTATTCATTAGTTAAATTTTATAGTGAAGTATCAACGTATACTAATGCTATAATTGGATGCGAAATTTATCATTGTGAAGAAAGAGAAGAAGGAAATAGAGATTCTTTTCACATGGTTTTATTGGCCAAGAATAATGATGGATTAGAGAATCTTTATAATATAGCTTCCGATGCAGGAACACATAAAATAAAAAGGAAAAGTAAATCCGCAAAAACGGAAGGTAAATCACAAACAGAAGATAGTGTTTTAGAGAAATACGGAAATGGAATAATAGCTTTGAGTGGATGTATAGGTGGCTTAATTCCTAAATTAATCTTAAATGGAGAATATCAAAAAGCTAAAGAAAAAGCTATTTATTATAACTCTATTTTTGATTCTTTTTATTTAGAGGTTCAACCTCATATAATTCCACAACAGCTACTTGTAAATAATGACTTAGTACAAATATCAAAAGAAACTGGTATTGAACTGGTTATTACTACAGATACACATTATTTAAAAAAGGAAGATAAAATATATCATAATATATTAAAAAAGATGGATGGCTTTCCAAATGGAATGGATACTGAAAATTATCTTATGAGCTATGATGAATTAAAAGATTATTGTATAGAATACGATATACCATTATCAGCTATAGATAATACAGTAAAGATTTCAGAACAATGCAAAATTGATCCAAAACCAAAGAGTAGTAATGGGTTATATCCTAAGTTTAAATGTCCTAAAGGCTATGATGAATCTACTTATCTAAGAGAACTAGCCTTTGATTGTTTAAATAAAAAGTATATAAACAAAAAGCAAAAAGATTATGAAGTAAGACTTAAAAGACTTAATTATGAACTTGATGTTATTTGTTCTAAAGGATATGCTGGATATTTCTTAATACTTTGGGATTGGTTTTTATATTGTAGAAAAGCTGGTATACCTTTAGGTCCAGGAAGAGGTTAATATGGCCTCCTTAGTAGAGTAATTTACTAAGTAAAACAACGTGAACCTTTATTGCAAGAGGGTGTATAACTTACGGTTAGGATTACTAGGAAATGAGTAATAGAAGTTATGCTAACAGGGAAAGCTAAATCTATACGACAAGCCTATCCTGTGCTAAGTTTATTTGTTGTATAATTAATAATCAGAGGTGATTATTGTGAAAACTATAAATATAGAAGGTTTAGAAAAATATTTAATAGATGAAGACGGTAGAATTTATTCAACAATTACAAATAAGTATTTAAAAACATCTATAAATAGAAAAGGTTATGAAGGAATAAAGTTGAATAAAAAATCGTACAGAATTCATAGATTAGTAGCAATAACTTATATAGAAAATCCTAATAATTTACCACAAGTAAATCATAAGGATGGAGATAAGAGTAATAATAATGTTTCTAATTTAGAATGGTGTACAAACGGTGAAAATCAGTTACACGCTTTTGCCACAGGTTTAAATAAAGCAAAAAAACCTAAAAATAGAAGTTTAACTGATTTACAAGCTGATGAAATAAGAAAAGAATATTTAACTTCAAATACTTCCCAAAGAAAACTAGCTATCAAATATAATGTTTCTAAAACAACTATAGCAGATATTCTAAATTGTAGATATTATAATTTTGATAAAGATAAAGAGCCTATAAAAATGCAGAAGACACAAAGAAAATTGACATTACAAGATGCAGAAGATATAAGACAAAGACATAAAGAAGGTTACTCTATATCATCTTTAAGTAAAAAATATAATATGACATGGAAATCTGTGAAAAAAATTATAGATTATAAAACTTACAACAAATAAAAAAGTCAAACGACTATTATGTAAGAGGGAGATGCTACCCTTTGAAGTGCGTTGCTCCTAGAAATAGGATGAAGATATAGTCTAATCCCTATTCTTTTATAGAATGTAAATATGGTGAAAACCAGGGTATAAATGAGTGGAGCTGGATCAATTGTAGCTTATGTATTAGATATAACTAAAATAGACCCGATAAAATATAATTTATTATTTGAGAGATTTTTAAATCCATTAAGAATGGAAGCTCCTGATATAGACACCGATATTTCCAAGAGAGATAGAGCTAAAGCTATATTATATCTTAAAGAGAAATACGGTATAGAATATGTTTCTCAAATTATAACTTTTACTGAATATAAATTTAAAAATTTAATAAAAGCAGTTATGTCAGTTCTTGCTCCAGATAAATTTGATGAAGTAAATGACTTAACGAAATATGCTCCTTCTTTTATAGGGGAAGAACCTTTATCTTATAAAACATTATTAAATGCTTATAAGAATCCTAATGACTATGAGCTTACCGAAGCTGAATTTGATAACATAGTTTCTACTGTAGAAAAACTTGAAATTATGATAGAAAAATATCCAGAGGTAGGTTTAGCTTTAGAAAATTTAGGCGGAGCTATTGCTTCAAAAGGTATTCATGCTGGTGGAGTTATCATTTCAAATGAACCATTAAGAAATCACTTACCTATCGAAACAGGTTCCAATACAGCAGTACTTCCTATAATACAAGCTGATATGGCAGATGTTGACTTTTATAAGTTACTTAAAATAGATGCTTTAGGTCTTAGAACATTAGATCAGATTAAAGATGCTATGGATTTAGCAGGTTTAGATTGGGATTGGTATGATAGTGAAGATGTAAGTGATAAGAAGATTTATAAAATGCTTCGTAATGGAGACACAACTAATATCTTCCAGATGGCAGGACAAGGAGCTATAAAATTATTATATGATTATAATGTAAATAAATTTGAGGATTTAGTTGCTGTTAACGCCTCAAATCGCCCTGGACCGTTAGCTAAAAATAAGCAAACTGGGCTTTCAATGGCGGATATGTATGCTGAAAGAAAAAGAACTGGTGATGTACCAGAATTAGATGAACGAATTGACTGGATTTTAGAAGAAACATACGGTACAATTCTCTACCAAGAAGATTGTATGAGATTAGGACAAGTAATGGCAGGATATAACTTAGGCGGAGCCGATAGCAGAATAAGAAAACCTCTTGCAAAAAAGAAACTTTCTATGATTCCCGAAATTCGTAATGAATTCATATATGGTAAAAAATCTATATATGAAGGAATTGGAAAAGATAAAAAAGTTATTGGTTTAAGTGAAGAAGATAGTGACTGGTGTATAGGAGCTATTAACAATAACTTTGATGAAAAATTAGCTAGAGATATTTTCGATATTATGGAAGAGTTCTGTAAATATGCTTTTAATAAATCTCATAGTGTTGCCTATGGCTTTGTAGGATATAAAACTGCATATTTAAGTTTCCATCACCCTGTAGAATGGGCTTTAGGTTGTCTAAAGAACTTAGATGATAGTGAAAAAATATCAGCAACATTGCAACAATGTAGAAGAAGAGGTGTTGATGTACTTCCTCCTTCAATAAATCATAGCATAGCTGGATTCTCTTCAAATAAAGAAAATGAAATAAGATATGGATTTATTGCCATTAAAAACGTTGGATTAAGTGCAATAAACTATATTTTAAATATAAGAAAAAAGGTTGGTAAATTTAATTCCTTCAAAGAATTTTACGATGAAATGCACTCAAAGGAAAATATTAATCTGTTTGCCGATAATTATACGTCCAGTGGCAATAAAAAATGCCCCGTAGATATGAAAGTTGAAGTTAGCTTAATATTATCTGGTTGCTTCGATGAAATAAACAGCAACAGACATGAATTGTACAATGAGTATATTAAAAGCAAGAAAAATAAAGGCAAAGAACTACTAAATGTTGCTTCCTATAGTGATATAGATAAGTTTAAATATGAATTTGATTATTTAGGAGATTTTATTTCTTCCAATCCTGCGGATGGATTACCATATACAGATTTAAGTGCTTGTAAAATGAATAGCAAGGTAACTACATCAGGAATAGTAATAAGTTCAGAAATTAAATACACTAAAAATTCCAAACAATTTTTAGCTGCTATATTAAAAGATAAAAATGGAACATTATTTAGAGTTAATTTATTCTCAAAAGCATTTCATAAGTTTAAAAATCAGTTCTTGGAGGGTTCTGTTTTAACCTTCACAGGAAAATATAACAATATTTTCAAAAATATTTCAGTTGATACTTCCAAAAAAGTATCTGACATTAAAGAACCTACTAAAAAATATAACAACAATATCGAAATTAAAGAAGCTCCAAAAGTAAGCAATAATTTTGATTTCACATTAGATTAAAAAGCGAGGTATAAATGTATGGATATTACTTATCAAAGTGAAAAAATGAACAATACTTTAGTTGAAAAAAGAGTAGATAAAAGTGAAATTAAAAACATCGTTGATAAAAGTATAAATAAAGAAGATGAACAATTAGAAAAAGCTTTAAGAATTTATGACAAGATAATAGATATTATTATTGAGGAAAATGCAACGATGAAAGATGCTTATTTAATTACGGCAGCTATAGCTGAAAGCATATATAATTATAGCATTTTTGGTGATGCTGATTAATAAAAAGAAAGGTTAGGTGATATCATGTTAAATATTAATAATTTTTGTTCTTTTGAGGGTAGACTTGTAAAAGATCCAAACAAATCGGTTGTAGGTACAGGAGAAAATGCTTTCTCTAAAGTATCAATTACTATAGCGGTAGCAAGAAATTTAACAACAAAGCAAAAACAAAATGGAGCACAAGATGCTGATTTTATAAATTTAATAGCTTATGGAAAATCTGCTGATTTTATTGCTTCATATTTCTCTAAGGGAAAACCTATTAAAGTACTTGCATCTTATAGATCATACGAAAAAACTGATGATTTCGGTAATAAAACATTTGGTTCTTACTTGAATGTAGAACAAGTTTCATTTACTTTAAGCGATTCTGGTTCAAATAATAACAATAATAACAATAACAATAATTATAATAACAACAATAATTATAATAATGGAGGAGATATGCCTCCAGATGATTATTATGATAATTATGATGCAGGAGATATGCCATTTTGATAAATGATAATAAGGTTAAGGGAGCTAAAAATGCTCTCTTAACTTCAATATTATATTATTATAGAGCTTTAGAACTAGAAGGTTGTGAAGATATAAAAAAGCAAATCACTACTGATGTAGCTTTATCTTTGAAATTAAGCAAGGAACAATCAGAATTTTTATATGATTGCAATATCATAGACCTTGAAAAAATTATAGATGATATGATTATATTAGCCAACACATTAAAAGATACTGAAATTAAAGGTGCTAAAGATACATTACTATCATCTTTAAATGACCTTAAAAAAAGGGTATTAAAAGTATAGAGGTATTTATATATGAGTGCTAGTAAAGGAAATGTAAATTTAAATACTGTTATGGCCAATATAAATAAAAGATTTGGAGCCAATACAGTATCGTTTATGGGTGATATAAAAGATAAAATGACAGTTAAAAGGTTAAGTTCTCCTTCTTATGAATTTGACTTAATGCTATACGGAGGTGTAGCGGAAGGAAAAATAATAGAATTATTTGGTCCAGAAAGTAGTGGAAAAACTTCTATGGCTATTGAGATTATAAAAAAGAATCAACAAAAGGCTAAAGAAGAAGGAAGAACATTTATGGTAGGATGGTATGAAACTGAATCTTCCGTTGATCCAGAATACTTAGAAAGCCTTGGTGTTGATATATCATGTATAGCTTATTGGGATCAAGCAAATATTCCAGCAGAGCAAGGATTTGATGTATTAAGAGCTTTAGTTGATTCTGGTAAATTTGATATGATGGTAATAAATTCGATTAAACAAAAACTTTTTTCATAATATACTAGCGTTATATGTGATTACTATATTATAATATTAATCCGATATTATAATATAGAGGTGATATTCAATGCCTACATGGAAACCGAATTTATCAAATTATAGTTTTGAATTTAAAAAAAGAGTAGTTGTACTATATTGTAGAGGTAAAACGCATAAAGAAATATCAGAGATAGTTCTAAAAAGCGAACCTATAATTGGAGCTATAGTTAATAATTATTTAAAAGAAAGAAATAATAATTGGAAGTGTACTAAATCCCAAGAAAAGTTAGCTATAAAATTTTATACAAATACAAATATAGGTGGAACTAAAATATCAAGATATTTAAACATTAAAGAGCTAATGTTTTATGATATATTAAAGCGATATGGTGTTAAAAAAAGAAATCTTAATGAATATAGAAAATATAGTTTAAATGAAAATTTCTTTGAAAAAATAGATACAGAAATAAAAGCATATCTTCTAGGATTTTTACTTGCAGATGGATGCAATTCAAGAGATAGAATAACAAGAATCTCTATAAATAAAAGAGATATTGATATATTGCACTATTTTAAAAAATTTTTAAATAGCAATGCGCCTATCAAAGAAGAAGCGTATGATATAGCTACATTAAATCTATATTCAAGGAAATTAACAATGGATTTAAAAAAATTTGGTTTTACTGAAAATAAGACTAAAAATGTTAAATTCCCAAATATAAATAATGACTTAAAAAGACATTTTATAAGAGGTTATTTTGATGGCGATGGAAGCATAAGTTTTTCAGAAAGAGTTATAAAAAGAAAATATGGTATTTATAAATCATATGCATGTATATTTTCTATAGCTGGTAATAAAATATTACTAGAATCCATCCAAGAAGAACTTATTAACAACTGTTCTTTAAATAAAACAAAATTAATAAACTCAAAGAATATAAAAATACTTTCATATGGAGGTCATAATTCAATAAAAAAAATATATGATTACTTATATGATGGTTCTAGTATATATCTTAATAGGAAAAAAGATAAATTCAAAGAGTATTTTATGAATAAATCCTGTAGTCGAAGTAAAACTCCGTAAAAACTGGGAACTCCTTAAAGGACAATCAGTTACCAAGCCAGTATAGAAATATATTGGAGAGGTTCAACGACTAGAAGTGAGCCTAAGTCTAATGATATGGCAATAAAAACTTCCACGAAAACGGGGCAATGCCTTTATAGGTGAATGATATAGTCTAAGCTAGGTTGGAAATGACCAACCGATGAAGTAGCTTTTAGGACGAGCTACCAATGAGAGTAATCTCTAGATGTATAGATAAAGAGCTATACGTTAATAAATTAAGTGCAGGTTTATGTCCTTCAAAAGAAATGTCAGATGAAATGGATAAACAAAATGTTGGATTAATTGCAAGACTTTTATCAAGATTATTTAGAGTAATAACTGGTTCTGCATCTAAAAATAATTGCACATTATTATTCATAAATCAGATAAGAGAAAAAGTTGGAGTTATGTTTGGAAATCCAGAAACTACAACAGGGGGAAGAGCATTAGGCTTTTATGCTTCTCAAAGAATCCATATGAGAAGAATTAAACAGGACTCTAATGATCCAATAACGTTAGAAGAAGGTGTAAAAATACATTGCAAAACTATTAAAAACAGATTTGCAAAAGGAAATCCATTTACAACTTGTGATTACTTTGCAAGATATAATGAAGGAATAGATAGAGAATTAGAAGTAATTAATATCTTAGAAAGAGAAAATCTTATATCTAAAAAGGGTGCTTGGTTTAGATTATTAGACGAAGAAGGAAATACATTAATATTAGATGGATTTGAATGTGTTTGGCAAGGAAAAAATAATCTTACAGAAAGTTTTAAAAATAATAACGCTGTTAAAGAATATATAAATGGTTTGCTTGAATCATTATTAGGTGATATTAAGACAAAATCACTATCTAATGATGAAATAGAGCAAATAATGAAAGAAGAAAAAGAACTCGAAAAAGAATTCAAGGAACTGAAATAATACTTTAAACATAAAACATAAGATAATAAATTATAATTCAAAAGTTTAAAGATTGAGGTGTATTTGATTGGGAAAAATTATTAAATTCAATGAAGAAGCTAAATGTTCAATATTAGAAGGAGCAAATACTTTAGCTGATGCAGTCAGAGTAACATTAGGACCAAAAGGAAGTAATTGTTTATTAGAAGATGATTATGGTCAAGCAATTATAATAAATGATGGTGTAACTGTAGCTGAACATATTCATCTTGATGATGAAGTTCAAGAAATAGGTGCTAAAGTAATTAGGGACGTTGCTAATAAAACTAATATATCCAGCGGAGATGGAACCACAACCGCTACTATTTTAGCACAAGAAATATTAAACTTAGGCTTTAATTCAATAAGTGGAGGATATAATTCAATTATTTTAAGAGAAGAAATGAAGAAAGCCTCTTCTGATATAGTAAAAGAAATTTCAAACATAGCAATTCCTGTTAAATCTAATGAAGATTTAATAAGAGTTGCATCTATATCATCAGCTAGTGATGATATGGGAAAATTAATAGCAGAGGCTATATCAAAAGTAGGAGAAGACGGTATTGTAAATATACAAGAATCAAGAAATATGGAAACTACTCTTGAATTACAAGAGGGTATGGTACTTGATAAAGGTTATGCTTCTCCATTTATGATTACAGATAGCAAGAAAAAAGAATGTATTTATGAAAATCCTTTTGTATTCGTTACTGATATGAAATTAGATATGTTAGAGGATATTTTACCTGTGCTTGAAAATGTAAGTGCTATGGGTAGAAAACTTCTAATCATAGTTGATGATATTGGTGATGAAGCACTTGCTGGTCTTGTAGTTAATAAGCTAAATAATATATTAGATAGCTGTGTTATTAAAGCTCCTTCATTTGGAGACAATAGAGCTAATATTCTTCAAGATATAGCTATATTAACAGGTGCTAAATTTATATCAAGCACTATTCATGGTTCACTATTAAAAGGAACTGAAAAGTTCAATATTAATGACCTTGGAATGTGTGATAGAGTTATTGTTACTAAGGAAAATACAACTATCATTAACAACAATTCAGATAAAGAAGCTTTAAACAAAAGAATCGAAGAACTTAAAACTGAAATAGAAAAGACAACATCAGATTATGATAAAGATAATCTTAAAGAAAGATTAAGTAAGTTAACTAATGGAATTGCAGTTATAAAAGTTGGTGCTGCAACTGAAACAGAGCTTAAAGAAAATAAACTTAGGCTCGAAGATGCTGTAAATGCTACTAAAGCAGCTATATCAGAAGGTATTGTTCCTGGTGGTGGATTAACATTATTTAATATAGCAAGTGCTAAATTAAAAGATATTGATATAACTACTGGAGAAAAGATTGTATATAATTCATTATTAAGACCTATAATTCAAATAATGATTAATGCAGGTAATGCTTTAGATGAAATACATGATCTATTAGAAAAAATATCAGAAAAGAATAAAAAAGATGAAGACAGCTTTATAGGATATGATGCCTATAATGATGAACTAATAGATATGTTTGAATCTGGAGTAGTTGATCCCGCAAAGGTCACTAAAAATGCTGTAATAAATGCTGTATCAGTAGCTTCTACATTACTTACTACAGATGTTGTCATTGTAAATAAAAACGAATAATAATAAAGCCTAGTCTTAATGACTAGGCTTTTTTGTGTGAGGTGTAATGACAATGAAATTAAATGAAAAACAATTAAATGCTGTTACTAAAAGTATAGATAAAAATACATTATTACTTGCAGGTCCAGGTAGTGGAAAAAGTTCAACATTAGCTGAAAGAACTAAATATATAGTTAATGAACTTAAAGTAAATGAGGAAAATATAATGATAATTACATTTACTGTTAAAGCAGCTAATGAACTTAAAAAGAAAATTAAAGATAAGGTTAAAGACTATGACAAAATAACTATTGGGACTTTTCATAGTGTATGTCTTAATTTACTAAAGAAATTCAAGAAAGACTTATATTTTAAAAAGCTTTCTGTTTTAAGCTCTACTGAAAGCGGAGATATGCTAAGAAAAGCTTTAGCTAATGAAGGAGCTATATGTGATTCTCATACTTTTAAAGATTATAAATCTGAAATAAGTATATTGAAAGGAAATTTAAAAAGCAGTACACATTTAATGAAGAGGTTCACTTGTGATGAAGAACATCAGTTTGCAACTGTATATGAACGTTATCAAAGATTACTAATAAAAGATTCTTTGGTTGATTATGATGACATAATTATGTATACAGTTACTTTACTAAGAACCAGTAAAAGAGCTTTGGATTACTGTAGAAATAAATTTAAATATATTATGTGTGATGAAGTACAAGACTGTAATTACGCTCAATTTAAGTTCCTACAACTAATATACGAAGGAAATAACCTATTCCTAGTAGGTGACGAAGCACAAGCAATTTATGGCTTTAGAGGCACAAGCCCAGAATATATGATAGAGTTCCAAAAGAATTTTAAAAATACTCAAATTTTAGAACTAAATCAAAACTATAGATCAACAAAAATTATAGTTAAGGCTTGTGATGCTTTAATAAATCATAGTTCAAAGGGATTTATAAAAAATTCCGTTACTGAAAATGAATATGGTTATCCTATTATAGTTAAAAAGTGCAAAAATTCAACTGATGAAGCTTATTTTGTTAAGGCTATGATAGAAAAAGCAAAAGAAAATAGTGATGCTAAGTATAGTGATTTTTGCGTTTTATATAGAAATAATAAGCAATGTGAAGTTATTAAAACAGTATTCAGAAAGAATAAAATACCTTATAATGTAAAAGGAGATAATATTTTCTATTCTTATATGGAAATAAAAAATATTCTTACTATCATTAAATTTGCTGTTAACAGGCAAGATAAAAGGTATTTTAAAAATGTAGCTGAACTTATACCAGGTACAAATGATACAGTTATTGATTCTGCTGTAGCTAAAGCAAGATTAGAACAAATTGATTATCTTACAGCTTTAAAAACTTGCAGAGTTGAAACTGGTTTTATTAATGAAGTTAATAAGTTCATTGAACTTGTTAATATATATAACAAAGTTAAACCCTACATCTATATTAAAAATGTTGCAGATTATTTAAAAGAGAGAGTTTATAAATGTAACTGGTCTACTAAGGAATTAGAAAACATCAAGGATTTAATTCATTTATGTGATACTCATTGTACAGAAAACAATGCAAGTATAAATGAATTTATAGACTATGTTACTGTAAATTTACCTCAACCTACTAGAAGAAAAATAGATTGCGTTACATTATCTACAGTTCATTCTTCTAAAGGTCTTGAATATACTAATGTATTTTTAATAGGAGCTGACAACAAAACATTTTGTAAATACAGTAATGAAAGTAAGACGGATGAGAATAGAAGATTATTCTATGTTGCATTATCAAGAGCAAAGAAAAAAGTCTATATATCCTACTCTATTTTGAAGAAAACTAAGCATATGACCGACACTTTAAAAGCGACAGAGTTCATAAGCGAGATTCCTTCTAAATATTTAGCTTATTCAGACTAATTTCTATGTTCTTTTTAAGGTTAATATAAGTATAGGAGGATATTCACATTGGAACTACTTCAAGAACTGAAAAAACACAAAAAAGATATAGTTTTTCCCGATAAAAATATTCCTAGAAACTTTTCTATATATGACGTTATCTGGGATAATTATTACAAATTGACAGAATATTTAGACGAATTATATGATGGTGATGATATTGAAGAGTTATTCTTTTATACCATCATTTATGAGGGTGAAAATTATTTCTTAGTTAGAGGGTGTAGCTACGCTGAAAGAATTGGATATATATTAGCAAAAAAAGATATATTCGATTTTGAGAACAACAAAATTGAAATAATTTTTTAAGGAGGATTTTCAATGGAAGATAAAAAAGTAAACGGTAAAGAAGAAGAAAAGACTAATAAACAACTAATAGACGAAAAGGTTAAGAATGTATTTAACTCTAAGGATTTTAGGGATAAATACATTGTTTCATTTGGAAGAAAAGATTCTGGAAAAGCAAGTGAAGCTATCACAAGCGAAGGATTGAGGATATTAGCTAATATAAAAGGCATAAAGTCTTTAACAACTGAAATATTACAATATCCTAGCAAAGAAAATGCAGGTGTATGTATTATGAAAGCAACATTAGTTGGATATGACATTGATCCAAAAACTGATGAATTGATTGAAGTACTTTACACAAGCATAGGAGATGCAAACCAATCAAATACAAACAAGATGGTAGCACCTCATTTCATCCGAATGGCAGAAACTAGAGCTATATCAAGAGCATTAAAGCTTTATACTAATACAGGCTTAGTTTCAATAGAAGAACTATATGAGGAAGATGATAGTTTTAATCATAATAATGACAATAGAAATATTAAAAATAATAATAATAGTAGAAACAATAATAATCAAAATAAAAGTAACGTAAATAATAAACAAAATGAAGAAAAGAGAAATAATAATCAAGGTGTTAATCCTACATTAAATTCTCTTAGTAATAACAAAGGAAGAATGACTTTGAATGTTAATAGTTCACAAGTAATGAAAATCAAAGAACTATTAAATGCAAAGAATATTTCCAATGAAGATTTTACGTCTATATTAAACAATGAATTCCATGTAAATAATCTAGAAGACGTAACGCTTACTGATGGATTTAAATTAATTAAATATCTTACTGCTATGTAAAAATATAAGTCAGAATAGTTATCCATTATTCTGACTTATTTTAACATTATTACTAGAATTTGCTATAATTAATTAGTATAATTTTATTATATTAATTGGAAGGTGGTAGTAAATTTGTTAGAAAATTTAAAAACAAATCCATTTGAAGATATGGAGCATACAATAACTAATAAGGAAATCGTTAAAGCTGATTTTATGAAGGTTATAGACGATGTTCCAGCTTACAAACACGAAAAAGGTGATGCTGGTTATGATTTGTATGCTGTAGAAGATACTTGGATTTTTCCTTTTAGAACTAAAAAGGTTCCTTTGAATTTTAGATGTTCTTTACCAAAAGGGAAATTTGGTATTGTTACTAGCAGAAGTGGTGAAAGTCTTAAAGGAAATTTCGTTGTTCCTGGAATAATTGATTGCAATTATACAGGTGTAATAAGTGCAATAATGACAAGAATTGGTCTATTTCCTAGAAAAATTAAAAAAGGTACTAGAATAGCCCAAATGATTATTATTGATTATCACGATGTAGATTTTAAAAAAGTAAATAGTCTTGAAAAAACTTCAAGAGGTGATAATGGCTTCGGAAGTTCTGGAAATAAATAATACACAAAAGAAGGGAAAGTGATTAATATGCCAAATTGGTGCTTCGTATGCGCTACTTTTAAATCAAATATAAACAGCAGGATAAAAAAACTAAAAGAAGAATTACTAAACGAAAATGATTTTTCATATACAAAATTAATACCAGAACCATTTGAATTTTTAACATTCGATGATGAAGGTAATCTAATTGAACACAATGAAGTAAATGAAATATCCGTAATAAAAGATGAAGATATAACTGATGATATTAAGCCATATATATGCCAAGGTACTGAAAGACATATTCATGGTTGTTCTATAAAACCTAAAGGTTATACAGTTATTAACTGGTATGAATGGAGGATAGACAACTACGGTGTAAAATGGGATGTAGATAAGAATTCTTCTGCATTTTATAAAGAATATTTCGATACGGAAGCGTTTGTAAATTTTGAAAGTCCTTGGACTTATCCAAAACCTATTTTAGACCTTATATGTAAAAAGTATAAAGTTGATTGCGAGTTTTCAGCAGAGGAATCTGGTTGTGGAATATATGACATTGGAAAAATACAATATCACGAAGGTAGTGATGAAATAACAACGGTTCTTGAAGAATATGAAAATGAAATAGATTATCTTAGAGCACTTGGTGATGAAGTTATAGCATATGTATGTGATGATTGTGATTATATTTTCAAAGATGATGAATTAAGTGATGACGAAGAAATAGAATGTCCAAGTTGCGGATGTAAAAATTATAAGAAATATTAAAAAACAAAAGATATAAAAATATTATACAGGAGGCAAAAAAAATGAGAATACTATATATAACAGATACTCATTTAACAGCTAAAAATCCTGCAAGTAGACTTGATGTATATGAAACTGTAACCTATGACAAATTAAATGAAATAGGTGAAATCATTAAGAAAAACAATGTAGATTTAGTTCTGCACGGGGGAGATATGTTTCATAGCCCAAAGGTAAGTTTACGATATACAGGAAAAATTGCCGAAATAATAAAGTCTTGGGGAGTTCCCGTTATTGTTGTAGTAGGAAATCACGACTTATATGGATATAATATATCAACTATAGACCAAACTACTTTAGGATTACTAAATAAAACTAAAGTAGTTGAATTATTATATAGAGGTAAATATAAAGAATATGACATTGACGGATTAAAGCTTATTATAGAAGGTCAACATTATTATAAAGATATTGATACTTGCAGATTTGATGATTACGCTATGAGCTATAAAGGAGATTATAATATCTTAGCAACACATAGTATGTTGCTTGATAGACCATTTTATCCTGGAATACCTCATACATTAATCAAAGATGTAAAAACTGATGCTGATCTTATACTTGCGGGACATTATCACGATGGTTGGAAAGAAACAATTATAGATAATACTACTTTTATTAATCCAGGTAGTACTATAAGAGTTGAATCATCAAGAGAAGATATGCCAAAAGTATTATTACTAGACTTTAATAATGTTAATGGAAAGATAGAAGAAAAACATGAGTATATCTATTTAAAAACAGCAAGAAAAAGAGAAGAAGTATTCGATCTTAAAAAGATTATCAATAAAAATGATAAAATTTCCTTAATTAATGAATTCCAAAAAAGTATTGAAGACTTATCTAATATACAAAGTCACTCTTCATCTATTGATATAGTTAAAGAAATAACTTCAAAAAATCAAGTAGAAAAAGATGTAGAGAACAAAGCCATAGAGTTAATAACAAGAGCCGAAGAAATGTCAGATGAAGAAAATGATGTTTTAAAAGGCTTTGTAGAGAAACCTTATGAGCTTAGAATAACAGAACTTGAAATTAAAAACTTCCAATCATATAAACATGAAGTAATTAAATATACAGAAGGATTAAACGCTATTGTAGGTGAATCTGGAAATGGAAAAACTTCCTCTTTAAGAGCACTTGTATGGTGTTTATTTAATGAGCCTAAAGGTTCTAATTTCATTAGAACAAATCAAAATTCCTGTGAAGTAAAAGTAACTTTTAGTGATGGTAGCAGCATAAAAAGAAGTAGGACAAGAACCTCTTCTGGAACTTATGAGGTAACTGATACTAATGGTAACGTAGAAGTATTCAAAGGATTTGGTTCTGAAATTCCTATTGAGGTTATAAATACCCATCAAATGCTTAATGTAACTTTAGCTAAAGATAGAAAATATAAAATAAATGTAGCAGATCAGCTACATCCACATTTTCTTATAACTGAACCTGTTTCAGTTAAAGCAAGTGCATTAGGTAGGCTTATAGGTGCACAAACTATGGATATAGCTATAAAACAATGTAGCAAAGATGCTTTAAATGCATCAAAAGAAATGAACTTTTACGTTGATCTTATAAATAAAGAGAATGAAAAGTTAAAAGAGTTTGAAGACCTAGAGGAAAAGAAGAATTTACTAAAAACATTAGAGATGTTTTCTAAAGAAAAAAATAATATAGAAACTTTATTAACTTTAGCTAAAAATCTAAAGCATAAATATGATGCTATAGAAAATGAAATTTCAGATTTAAATTCTAAACTTGCTAATCTTGACTATATGGATTCATTGAATATAAAAATAAAAGAATATTCAAGCTGTCTTGAAGAATATATTAGAATAGATAAATATTATTCTATGTTAAAGGAAGCTAGGCATATAGTTAATTTAATTAAATTAGATAATGATAAATTATTTGATATAACTAATATTCTTGATAACAAGATGTTAGTTAATGAATATAAGGAAACTTTAAATTCATATGAAAATATAAATAATTTAAAAGATGATTTAGATAAGGTTATTAATAATATTAAATCATTAAAGTCTAAAGCTATTAATCAAGATGATATAGATAAGCTTAAAGATTTTATATTAAAGATTAATAACGGAATAGATATGCTGAATACCTTATATAAATACACTAATTTAGTTGAAGAAAATAGTAAAAGTATAGAAATAGAAGATAAATCTAAAAATGAGCTTGAAACTAGGATTTCAAAAGGAAAAGTATTAATAGATTCATTAAAGAAAGAATTTAAAGAATACATTTCTAAAATAAATGTATGTCCTGTATGTAATCAAGTTATAGATGCTAAATTAATTTTAGATGATGCGGAGGTAAACTGATGGAAAACAATGTAACAAAATTAAAAGAATATAAAGATAAGCTTAAAAATTATGAGGAAGCTTATAGTGATCTTGAAAAGAAAAAGCTTGTTATAGAAACAAATATAAAAAGCTTACAAACCAGGCGTGATGAATTAATTAATGAAATAAAAGCAGAAGGTTTTGAACCAAGTGAGCTAAATAATACTATATTAGACTTGGAAAATAACCTTAATGTTCTTATGGAGCAAATAGATACAATACTTTCAAATAAAAATGACTAGGAGTGAGTGATATGCTAGACAATATAATAGATGAACTTAGAAATGAGATTCTAGTAAAAGAATCTAGTGAAAAGAAAATCTATGAAACTATGAAGTCATATTCTTTAAAATATGATGAAATATCTAATAATTATCAAGTGTTATTAAAAACACAAGAATTATTAAATAAAGCATCTTCACTAGCTAGAGAAAAAGCTAAATGTCATTTAGAGAATATTGTTACAATGGCTTTAAATCAAGTTTACGGTAATGATAGCAAATTTGTTATTGAACTTGATAACCAAAGAGGTGTTCCATCTGCTGAATTTTATGTTGTAACTACAATTGACGGAATAGAATCTAAACAGATTCCAGAGGAAGATTGTGGTGGTGGATATATTAATGTAATATCTACAGCTCTTAGGTTTGCATATCTTAAAGCTTTCAATCATCCTCGTATAAATAATGCGATTTTACTTGATGAACCTGGATCAATGATTTCAGAATATGCAAGTGTTAAATATGCTGAATTTATTCAAAAATTATGTTCATTGTTTAATAAGCAAACAATACTAATAACTCATTCAGAGAGTTTAAAAGCTGTTGCAGATAACAGCATAATAATTGAAAAGGGTGATGTAGATGGAGAAAGCAAAGTCAGATATGAATAATTATCTAAAGATTAGTTTAAATAAAAAATTAGGTAATATAGATGTAGAAATCAGCTGCAACGATAATTCAGTTGATAAACTAATATCTTTTGCTAATAAAATAATAAGTAAAGCAGAAGACAATATAATTACTAAAGATGATAAAAAAGCTAAAAATCTACCTTATGAAATTATACCAACTAAATCTGATACAGAAGAGATTTGTGTTACAGATAGTAATGATGGTATTCCTAAAACTTCTGATGATGAAATATTAGCTAGATATGATTCTTCTAATAGTAAAGTTATAGAAGAAGAAGAGGATGATACACCAAAATACGGGGAAAGTGTTGTATTTGCTTGTCCTGATTGCGGACAATGGTGTTCAGTTAAAGTGGAAGATAATTTCATTATTAGAGATTATGATGAAAGAGAACCAAATTTACATTTGCTTATTAGCACAGCTAATTTTAAAAATAACAAAGATATTTCTAAAATAAGTCCTATTGAATTATCTCAATTAATATTATCAGAATATATTAAATATGAAGCAAGTCCAGAAAGAGAAGGTTATTGTATAAATTGCGGAAATACAAATACTATGGATAAGTGGAATGATAAATATTCTGATATAGTTAATAAGAATATTTGTCCTGTATGTTCAAATGACAATGGCGATATTAAAAATATCAATGAAAAAGTAAAATGTGATAAGTGTTCTACAGAATACTATATTGCAAAATAAGTTAAATATTTATTTTATAAAGGATGATGATAAAATGAGTTTACTAAGCAATATATTAAGTAAAGAAGATATTCAAGAAAATATAAATAATACTTTTAATTTAAATAATACTGAATATTTTAATTTAGCAGATAAAAGAGATACAAATTCTATTAGATGTATCACGGACAATAAAAATATATTAGATATTATATTATACAAAGATCAGGAAAAGAATGAATATCTATTAGATTCAAGATTATTCGATAATCAAATGAATAGTATGTTAGCATCTTATTTGGAAATTTTAGATGAAGATTTAAATATAACAAATAAATGTATTGACGATGTTTGGATCTATGCTGACTGGGTAGAAGTCAGCAAACTTAATTAGAAGCTATTTAAAAGCCTGTAGAGCTATTCTATAGGCTTTTATTATTAACTACAGAAGAAGAGGTGATCAACGTGTGTATTAATAATTATAAGGAATTAGCAGAGGTTATAACAAGAGATGTTAGCATAATAGAATATTTTAAAAGAAATTATCCTGAAATAAAACTACATCATGCTGGAAAAAGAGAAACCGCTCTTTGTCCTCTTGTAAATGAAACTAATGGTTCATTTAATTTATATAGTGATTCAAATAGATTTCATTGCTATAGTTGCAATGAAGGTGGAAGTTTAATTGACTTTGTAATGAAATATGAAAAAGTTGATTTTAAGGAAGCCTGTAAGAAGATAGCAGCTAATGAAAATATTAATTTTGAGATTAATGTTAATCATAAGCATGAGGATTTTAAAAATAAAAAAAATAGTACTTGTTTACTTTATGAGAAAAAGTTACTCAATAATGAGGAAGCTTTAAACTATATAACTTCAAGAGGTATATCAGAAGAAACTATAAAGAAGTTTAGATTAGGATATGTACCTAAAAATTCTATTACTGCGAATACTAATCCAAAATTCCTAAATTGCATAAAAGGAAGAATATCATTCCCATTCTTAGAGATAGGTAGTGATAATACATCAAGATGCTTAGGAATGGCTTATAGAGGCATTAAAGATGGTATAGAACCTAAATACATCAATGATGCAAACCATAGTGATTCTAATAGCGAATTATATGGTGTATTTAATAAAGGAAGTCTTTTATTTGGATACAACCAAGCTAGAGATTCTATAAAGAAAGTAGATTCTGCAATCGTAGTTGAAGGATATTTTGATGTTCTTTCATTACATGAAGCTGGTTTAACTAATACTGTTGGTATATGTGGAACAGCATTTACTGAAAAACAAGCTGACTTACTAATTAAATTAACTAAGAACCTCTTCTTCTTTTTAGATGGAGATAAAGCTGGTATAGGAAATATGCTTAGAATATTACCTATGCTGCTATCAAAAGGTTTTAACGTTAAATTTGTAAAAGCTGAAAAGTGTGGTGATGATCCTGCTGATATATGTAATGAATTAAACTTTGACACTATTAAAGTTAGAAACTATATTTCAGTAAATAGCTCTATTGCTATGATTGATGTAATAGATGATAAGGTTAAATATTTAAATAAATTAATAGTTAACCAACAAACTATTATATTAAATGAAATGGAAGAGATATTTTCAAATATCTCTAATAAAAATGATAAATTAGTCTATAAAGATTATTTATTAAAAAGAATAGGTTTGAAATAGGTTTAATGCCTATTTCAAACTTTATATTAGATGTGGAGGTAAGAGGAGGTTTTTGGAAATGGTAAAAACTAGAGAAGAAAATGGATATTTATATACATTAACTGATTATTCCTATCCTTTTATAAAAAAAGCAAGAAGTCTTAACGGTAATTGGACTGGAAGTGAGTGGAAATTTAAACTTGAAAATAAAGAATATGTTTTAAAAGCATTAAGAGATATTTTCGGTGAAGATGGAACTAATGAAATTGAAAGGGTAGATATGCTGATTGATTTGAAAAAATATGTTGAAGCAAAATACCCAAATGGAATTGATGACGAGATAGATATATTTAATGTAAGTGTTGTTAGAAGACCAGCAAGAGATAGTAATGTTAAAATGGTTAACAATTGTATAGTAACTAATGGAAACTTTGAAAGTAGAGGTGGTTCAAGAGCAAATCCACGAATAGGAGATATTGAAGGAATAGAACTAAAACTAAGTAATATACCTAAATCTATCGTGGAGAAGGAAATTAAGCAATATAAATTAGATTGTATCACTATCTTGGAAAAACCTAAAGCAGCATTAGGACCTAAACAGGTAAAAACACTTATAAAATATAAAATTGGAACAAATGAGATTACAGAAAAATATCCAATTTATGAAGGAGAAAGAACCTTAATTTATAGAAATCAAATTATAATAAGTACTGAAAAAGAAATAAATTCTTTTATAAATGGTGATATAAATGATTATGAATTAAGTGAATCTCCTTTTGGAATAGATTCAACTGAATATTTTGAAGTAGTTGACAAGATTATAGAATAATAATAATTAAAATATATATTAAAGGAATATGCAAAACTGCATATTCCTTTTTTATTTACTAAGGAGGAACGTGTAATGAACAAAGTATTTGATATAGTTAAAAGTACAATACTTGATAAATTAAATGAAGCTATTAAAAATAACGAGCCTTTCCAATGGGTTAAGCCTTGGAATGGAATGACTTTCCCTTATAACTTTGTATCTAAAAAAAGATATAATGGAATTAATTTAGTTACACTACCTTTCGGTGGCTATTATATGACTTTCAATCAAATTAAGGATAAGAAAGGTAAAATAAGAAAAGGATCAAAAGGATTTCCTGTTTTTTTCTGGAAGTTCAACGAAGTTGAAGATGAAGAAAATCCAGATGAAGTAAAGACTGTTCCTATATTTAGATATTATAAAGTATTTCATCAATCAGATATTGAAGGTATTGACTTTGATGTAGATATAAATGAATTTGAAGAAGATGAAATATTAGAAGCAAATAATGTAATTGATAAATATAGTTCAATTTGTCCTATTCTGTATAGGGAAGGAGTAAATAGAGCTTTTTATTCTCCAACAAGTGATAGTATTACTTTACCAACAAAAGGAGAATTTAATTCTTTGAATGGATTTTATGCAACAGCTTTTCACGAAATGGTACATTCAACAGGTCATAAAGATAGGCTAGATAGATTAACTAAAGGAACTAGATTTGGAGATACTGAATATAGTAAAGAAGAATTGGTTGCTGAAATAGGAAGTTGTATTCTTAGAGCATATTTAAATGTTAATGATTCTAATTGCGACAATAACTCTATTAGCTACCTAAAAGGATGGTATTCCTATATCAAAAAAGAAGGTGGAAACGTAATAGTTTCAGCAGCTCAACAATCTCAAAAAGCTTGTGACTATATACTAGAGAATGTATCTAATATATAATTAGTATTATATGGAAGAAAGTGTGGCGTTGATAAAATGGAAATGAAAATAATAAATTTAGATACTTGGGAAAAAGATATGATAGATTATATAGCTTCATTTGATGCTGATGCTAGTGGAGAAAATGGAGAAGACTATCTTATTGATAAAAATTACAAATCAAATACTGAATACTGGATTGATAAAGTTAAAAATTCAAATATTACATTTAAAAGCAAAGTTGAATGTGTTATGGATCAATTAATAGAAACTTATTATGCTTATAGATATAAAGAATATGGTGTTATTAGTATAGACGAAAAAACATTAGCAGTTGCTTTTTCATGTGAGTATAAATAATTAAATAACCCAGGGGAACTATTATCCTGGGTTTTATACATATCAATAATTTATAAGGAGTTAAAATAATGAATAAACAAACAATAGTAACAAACGAATATAAAATAACAATTACAGGATATAAAGGCAGAACAGAGAAGGAACTAAATGAATATCTTGATTTAGTAGTTTCTTCACTTGCAACAGATAATAGTGATGATAATTATATGAATGTAACTATAAAAATAAATAAAACTGATTCAAGTTATGATTTAATTAAGAAAAGAAAAAATTAAATTATCATAAAAAAACAATTATGTTTAAAAATGTAATAAAATTATTGACACCTTTATATAATATATCCTAAAATAGCATTAAGCCCTATATATCAGGGTTTATACTATATTGAAAGGTGTGTTTTAAATGAATAAAGGACAATTTGTAGATTTTATAACAGAAAACAATAAAGAGATTACTAAAAAGGAAGCTGAAAATATTATAAAAATATTTACTGATTCTATAGAAAAAGCTTTAGAGCAAGGCGAAACTGTAAACTTAATAGGGTTTGGATCATTTGGCGTTAGAGAAAGAGCTGCAAGAGAAGGTAGAAATCCTAGAACTAAAGAAGTGATAAAAATAGAAGCTTGTAATACTCCATTCTTTAAACCAGGAAAATCATTTAAAGAAAAAGTAAACAAATAATTTTATCTTAAATGGTTAAAGGGTATTGTGAGAAAAATAATAAAAGAAGATTCTGGACTGATGAAGAGATTAAATATTTACAAGATAATTGTGGGTTAGTATCTGTAGGTAAAATTGCTAAAAAATTAAATAGAACCCCAGAAGCAATAAGAAGAAAAGCTTTTTTGCTTAATTTAAACTGTTCATTAATAAGTAGACCTTGGACTGATGAAGAAGTTGAATACTTGCGTAAAAATTGCGAAAAGATGCCAACTTTAGATATAGCGGAAGAACTAGATAGAACTGATATAGCTATAAGAAACAAAGCCAATAGACTTGGGTTAAACTATATGTCTGCAAAGAATATGTGGACAAATGAAGAGGTAGAATATTTAGAAGCAAAATGGGGTGCTACTTCTGTTTTGACTATATGCAGAAAATTAGGTAGAACAGAATTATCAGTTAGAAGCAAAGCCATAAAACTTGGCTTAGGTTCTTTTACAGAAGCAAGAGAAGAATTAAGATTAAAAGAGCTATTAATAGCATTAGGGTATAATGGAAAATACGGAAGAGGTCTTTTCAATAGACTAGTCAAAAATGGTTTTCCTATTGTAACAAGAAAATCAAAACGTAAAAATTTTTATTATGTTAAATTAAATAAATTTTGGGTATGGGCCGAAAAAAATAAAAATTTTTTTAATTTTGCTAGATTTAAAGAGTTTTCTTTAGGAGAAGAGCCAGATTGGGTTAAGGAAAAAAGACGTATTGACTTTGAAAAACCTGTTAAATCAAGAGAGAAGCTTAACTGGACTAAAAACGAAGAATTACTATTAAGAAGTAAAATTTATAGTGGAAGATATACTTTATTACAACTTTCTAATGATTTTGATAGAACAGATAGAGCTATTCTTGCTAAAGCTAGGGAGCTAGGTCTAGATACTTCTTTTATAGTACAAAAGAAAAGAACGAAGTGGACTGAAAAAGAAGAAGAGTATCTTATTAGTTCATTGAAAGAAAAAGTTGATATAGTTATAATAGCAAAAAATTTAAATAGATGTACTTCTAATATACATTCTAAAATATATAGGTTAAGAGAAAAAGGTGTTGCAATATAAAAATAAGTTCTGATTTAAAATTTTAAATCAGAACTTTTTTTTACTTTTACTTATCTAAATAAATATGGTAAAATTATACTAATATTAATAAAAATAGCAAAAAGGTGGTTTTTTAGATGAAGTACAGAAAAAATTATTTAAATTCTAGTGAATCTATGCAAATAATGTTCCTTACAGCTTTAAATAATAACCTACATGAAATTATAAATGAATGGGGTAAAAGAAAAATTTTAACTAATGATGCGATAACTAAGCTTAGTGAGGCGAAAATTTCAATAAATGAAGTTATTCAAACTGTATTTGATAATCTTGACCAAAAAGAATTGAAGAAAATAAATAATAAGATAGATAATAATACAATATGTATCTATGACATTCATCAATTAAATCAACTTGAAAAGAGAAGAATAGAAGCCGAAAGTAAGGTATATATGGATTATGACACATTCTGCGATTTTGCAGAGGAAATAATGGATATACGTTGCAATGGATGTAAAACATCCTGGAGAGAATGTAAATTATATAATGTATTAAATGCACATAATGCTCCAGAATCACAGTTTGACCTGTGTAACTGTAAGTATTCATATAAATTATAATATTTAAACATACTATTAATCTATAAATAATACATTAAAGAAAGGTTATTTATAATTTAATTATGTATAGAAACAAAAATTTAGAAGCAAATAAAATTTTCAAAAAGCATATAAACAGGCATGAAGTAGATAAAAATACTGCATGGCTTTTATATAATAGAAGTTGCTGCTTATATGATCTTTGGGAATATGCTAGAACAAAAACAGATTCTATTATAACAATAGGATATGGAAATGTATTATCTAGTATAGTAATAATTTTTGATTCTGAAAAAGATTCTGAAAGATTAAATTTCTTTACTAATGTTATTAATTCTTTAGGTAAAAACCTAAGCGATTATTATGTTACTTTTCACACCAAAACCGATAATAATATACTTGATAACATTATATTAAAAAAGGAATTAGAACTTTTGAATCCAGAAAGAGTTATATCATTCAAAAAAAATAATGTGACAATCCCCAAAGTACTATATTTTTTAGATATTTCAGATGATATTGCTCGTTCTAAGGAAGACAAAAATTATTACAATTCCGAAGAGGTATTAAGTAAGTACAGAAAATTACTAGAAGGGGAATAACATGGATAAAAATAGTCTACTTATAATATCTTTTGAAGGTCTTGATACAAGTGGTAAATCATCTCAAATCAAAGCTCTTGAAATGAGATTAAAACTTGATGGAATAAGAGTAAAATCTATTCATTTTCCTAATTATGATTCTAAAGAAGGTTTATTAATTAAAGAAAAGCTACATTTAGGCGATAAAAATTTCATTCAGCATCTATATATTTTAGATCAATTAAGATTCTTTTTGGATGATACAATTCAGAGTAAGCAAATAACGCTGAATAAAGAATTTGATAACATTATTAAGAATTATGATGTTCTATTAATAGATAGATACGAAATGTCTACTTTAGCGTACTATATGGCTAGTAAAGAAAATTTTGATGAAGCTTACAGATTCATAAAGGAACTTCAAAAAGATTTACCAAAACCAAATATGACATTTATTTTGGATCTTCCAGCTACGGAAGTTGTAAAAAGAAAAAAAGATTTAGATTCTTTTGAATCAAATTTTAAATTTATGTCAAGAATTAGAAACTCATATAAAATGATTCCTATGCTTGACGATTCTAATAGATTATATATAACAATAGATGCTTGTCAAAATATTGATTATATATCTAATTGTATATATAAATCAGTTAAGAATTATATAAATGATCTGAAAGAAGGTAGTAAATAAATGAGTATGCTATATGTTAATTCTAATTATAGTAATGAAGAATGGGAAGAGAAAGAAGAATACTATATAAAGGAGTGTTCTAAAATCTTAATCCCACCACAACCAGATGAAAGAACTATTATGAGGTTAACTAGTGAAATAGACACCATATTAGGTGAGGCTATTATTGAACAGGCTTATTTAAAAAAGGATTTAAATATTCTTAAAAATAAGCTAATGTTATCCGAAAAAGAGTTGCATATAAACATAAAAGAAAAGAATTTTAAAGAAAAAGCTTTAGGTCCTATTCCTATGGCGAAGGTTACTACAGATGATATAAAATGCCATGTTACTAATTATCTAAGATATACTCCTTATGAAGATCAGGATTATGATATATATACATTAGTTTTATTAGCCGAAAATAGGTGTACATTTATAGATGCTGTTGTTAAGCTATTAAGCGAAAAGAAAACAGCACTTATAGCTGACAATGCTATGCTTAAATTGGAAGGTAATATTAGAAGCTAATGGATTGTGAATATTATTCCTCATGTTTAAATTCAGAAAAATGTTATAGATGCTTTGATAATAGCTTATTGAAGTTACCTATTGATAAGAAATTAAAAAGCATGAAAAAACGTAATCTGAATTCTTTTAAGGATAATAATGATGAAAAGTCATGGAAAAAGTTAGAACAGGATGTAGCTGATAAATTAAACTGCATCCCAACCGTAAATGAAGCAAGGCGTACAAGGCGCAGCGGTGGCCTATGGTTCGAGCAGGGCGATATTAAAGATACAGTCCTACACCCCGAATGTAAAGAAAGAATAGGTACTTTACTAAAAAGTGGTGAAAAATCTTTAACTATCCACAAGAGCTGGATTGAAAAAGCTAAATCTGAATGCATTAATACATCAAAATTTATGTGTTTACCATTCAGATTTAAAGGTGATAGTAATATTTATACTGTCATAGATTTTGATGATTTATCAAGCCTTGTAACATTGTATAAAAGCTATGTTCTTGATAATGAATTAAAAGACAAAGAAATTAAAAGATTAAATAAGCAACTAAACAAGTTGCAAAAATAATTACCGATATATAGTATATTTTTTGACACTAAAGACAGATTTGTTTCTGTCTTTTTTTATATAGAAAATAATTAACATAAGATTATAAAATGAGAAAGGATGATGACAATGGGAGCAACAAATTTTTTACACGAAATAGAAAGTGAAAGTGCTAAAAAAGCATTTAGAGTACTTGTAGAGGAAGCTAATTATGATTATGGACTTCAAGATTACAATGGTAGCATAAACACTTGTTCTTTATCAGGTTGCACTATGAAATTTGATAAATGGAGTAAAACAAATGAAAAGAAAGCTATGAAATTCATAGAAGAAGATGAAGACTATGGAATTAAGTGGAAAGCTCAATATGTTGATTTAGGAGTTATAGGCTTCGATGTTAGAACTGTAAAGGTTGTTAATAATAAGAATCAAAAAGCAGCTAAATTAAAGTACGTTGTAAGAACTAGTGGTACAGATTCTTTTGTAAATTCTTTTGATAAAAAAGAATTAGCTAACAAAGAAGCATTAAATTACTCATTAAAACATGGAATAACGTGTACAGTAAAAAAAGAATATTGCAGTAAAAATTCTTCTAATACAGATATTTCTTATACAAGCGTACAAACAAAAAGATATAAAACTAAACCTAAATTAAAAGACTTACCTAATAGAAAAATAGTACCTATACACAAATACCTATTCTATGGATGGGCTAGTTGTTAATTAACAAATGAGAGGAATGATTAAATCATGTCTAATGACGTAGCATATTTATATGTAAAATCAAGAAAATTCCCAGTATACGAAAGCGTAATTTCAAATCCTATACAAAATTTATTTATAGATGAAGTAAAATTATTTACAACTTATGATAGTGCTAACTTATATAGAAGAGATAATTTATCATCTATATTTAATAAATACGAATATAATTTTAATTGCAATTACAACCAAACAGAATGTTATAACGTAGATGAAATAATAATTTCGCAAAATTTAGGATTTGCAAATGAAAGTACAGTATCAAGTATATTTATTATACCTAAAGATGAATTAATATATCTTTATAAAAATATATCTAATCGTTCACTTGTTTATAGTGGTTCTATGAAACATTTTGATAAGCCTATTGATATTCTCATAAAAGAATGTTCATTAGAAAAATCAAAATTTGATATTATTAAAAACTTCGTGGAAATAAACAAACTTATAGAAAAGGATGATGACAATGATTGAAAAGATAGATTATGAAGAACTTAAAGCACATAATGAGGATATAGTTCACTCTTTTATAGTTCCAGTAAAATGCTATAAAAGAATAAAAGCTAAATCTAAAAATGAGGCTATAGATGAAGCTTATTATTCTATGTCTAAAATTTTTAATACTGCAAGTTTTGATATAGATGAAGATCATGTTGAAATTGATGATTAATTTTTATGAGAAGGTATTTGAATTTATAATACCTTCTCATTTTACATATTTATTGTTATTTTGTAAGTATTTATGTTAAAATTTATTTTGTAGAATAAATTTACAAAAAGGAGATAACATATTTTGAAAGTGGAAAAATCAAATGATTTAGTATTTATTGATAAAATACATGGTATTGTAAGTAATAACGAAAATTACAATTATAAAAAAGACAAAAGTTTAAAAACTATGTTTTTAGGATATAGTTTTAGTATTGGTATGTTTGTTATATCTTTAATTCTAACTTTAATTAATGATTATGAAATAAGCAGAAGAAGCTATATATTATCTATAATAATAATAATAATTTATTCTTTTATGATAATGTATACTATTAAAATGTCAAAAACAAATCTTTTCAACTATTCACAAGAACTTAGTAAAGTATTTAAAATAGTAGATGAATGTATTGATTATTCTAAACATAATGCAGAAGAAAAATTAATTTTAGTTAGAGAATTAGACAAATTAGAAATGAGATTAAGAGTTAAATATAATATTATAAAATTAGAAAATAATATTATATATTATATGAAAGATAAAGATAATTTTACTGATAATATTGATGAAGCAAAAGAATTTACGCATGATGAAATGCTTAGAATCACAAGACTTAGTGATAATTATTTAGTAAAAACTATACAATAGAAGAGAGTGATATTATGAAATATTTAATTGTTGATCTAGATAGAACTATTGCAACAGGAACAGTTCATTATTGGAAACAAAACTTACATGGATATACTACTGCAAAAGAAGAAGCAGGTACATTTCTTTTTGAGATTGCTAATAGATTAGCTGTAAATGATATAGAAAGAAAAACTTGTATAGTACCAGAGGGTGGATTAAATGGCATATAAATTATTTGATATTGACAGAGCAGCTGAAGAACTTAATATATCTAAAAAGAAATTAAATCAGTATGTAGCTGATTATAATAAAACTGATTATGGAGATTTAGAAGTAGTATCAAAATATGTATCTGGCAATGAATTTTTAAATGTCTGTTCGGAATGTCCTATAGGAATAAAATCAAAAGAACTAGCAGAAGATTGTAATATTAACTATATATTAGAATATAAATTAAGTAAATCTACTAAGAAATATGTAATTGATAAAATGCTTGATGAAATTCGTGATAAAATAATTTTTGATATTATAGGTGATGAAAAATTATGAACCCTAAAAATTTTTAGGGTTCATTTTTTAATATAATACTTTAGTACCAAATAATTTAAGAGCTTTCTTTCTAACTATATTAATCTTTTCTTTTACAGGTCTATTATTTTTTATATCAAAATATACTCTACATATTCTTTTAGTTAGGCTATAGCTTACTGAATGCACATGAACATTGTTTTCATGGTTTAGTATCGTATAATAATCGTCACCATTGTTTCCTTTACATTTCATAATAGTAAGATTACCTATATCATATGAATCCCATTTATGCTTATAATATTCTTTTTTTTCTTTATCTTTATCTATTATATGATTATATTCATTTAATAATTCTCCAAAGCTTTTATCAAAATCCATAGTACTTTACCCCGTTTATACAACATAATTACAATATAATTATATCAACATTTTTTTCCATTTAGAAGGATTTTCAAGTTTTTTAAAGAATTATATATACTGTAGATATAATTTTAATACACTGATTGGAGATTAATATGATATTAGAATCTGTTATAAGTATTATGACTAGGCAGGAAGTATGTAAATCATATGTAAATGGTAAAAAGTGTGATATACTAAGTTCCGTAGGAGAAGAGTTACGTGTTAAATATAAGAACGGTGGTGGCTTTACTCATTATGAAGTAATTAAAAATATTAATGAAAATGATAATAAAATCATCATAGAAACTGATAAAAAATTATGGACTTTTACAAAAGGGAAAGAGGTATTATAATGCTAATAAATATATCTAAAGTTGAGTTTACTGATAAAGAAATAAGTATAAAAAATTATGGATTTGTTGAAGATTCAAAATTTGATTTAATGAAAATATTTAATTTATGTAATTGGGATGCTTGGTGTAGTGAAAGACCAAACATAATGAAAAATTGTTCATTATCGCAGGTAGGAAGTGGTTTAGTAATTGAAAATACAGTTACTAATAAAATATATTTATCACTACCTTTTGGATGGAAAGAATATAATACATTTGAAGAAATAATAAAAGATATAAAAGAAAATATTATAGGAAAAATGGATCGTACAGCATTAATGGCTTCTTTGCTTATGCTAGAACCAACCATAAAAACTGGATATGGAGAATAATAAAATGAAGATAAATGTATATACCTTTAGATTTGATGATGAAAATATTAGTTATAAAATATCTCCTAGAGGATATATTTTAAAGGATAATTTTGATTTAAATGAATTGTTATCTATATGTAATTGGAGAGAAAAATCTATAATTATGCCTAAAGAAATGTTGAATTGTAACATATCATCAACTGGAACAGGCATTATTTTTGAAAATCCTCTTGATAAATTATTTTATATTTATTTACCTAGAGGGTGGAAAAAATACGAAAGTATTAAAGATTTTGAATTAGATTTACATAATCATATAAATGAGAACTTAAAATTATGTAAATATGAATTTGCATTTTTTAGTATAAAAGAGAATTTAATTGAGATGGGAGAAACAAAATGAAGAATTTAAATTATTTAAACAACTATAGAGTTAAACTTTTTGGTGAAATTGGTGATGAATATAATGGTGCTTTTTTTCTGTTAATAGATGATATAGAAACATTCGTAATTGCAGCTAAAACAGATGAATGGGAACACGTAAGCGTAAGCCATAAAAATGTAACACCATCTTGGGACACGATGTGCAAGATTAAAGATATGTTTTTTGAAGACAATGAAACAGTAATGCAATTACACCCACCAAAAGAGGATTATATAAATATACATGAACATTGTTTACATATGTGGCGACCAGTAAAAGATAAAATCAAAATGCCACCAGATTTTATGGTATAAGTAAATTGCACAGAGAAGAAGGGAAATAAAAGATGATGAATAAATCTAATGAAAAACTAATAAAAGCAAATTTACCTTACGATTATGAATCTTATCAAAACGGTAATGGAGAAGGAATATGGATAAGTGTCAAAGAAGATGTAGCAAATAGAGTTAATGAAAATATTTCTACTAGTTTTGTCTTTGATGCTATAGTAGAAAATGATTCAGTTTATTATAAAAATTTAAATACTGGAGATACTATATTAGTAGAAGCTAGGGGGTTAAACAGACCTGTTGCTGTATATAGTATATTAAAAGAAAGAGAAGATCATCCTAGCAAAGAAACTATTAGTAATATAAAAAATAATTTTAAATTTCTATTAGATGTGAAAATTATGTTGCAAAGAATACTTGAAAAACGTGAAGATGCTTATTTAATTTGCAACAAAATAGATAAGCTAGATATAAGATATAGTCTTTCTTTACCTCAAAAAGAATTTAGAGATTTTATTCTTAAAAACATAACTGATATTGTAGAATAATGTATTTTAGTGTATAATAGTTATGTATTCAAACTTATCTAGTATAATTTGTTTGAAATATAGTTTTATCTTAACTATGCGGAGTTTATTAAAATAATTTTTAGTTTAACTATGTGGAATGTAATTATATTAATAAAAATTAGGAGAGATAAAACATGAAGAATGAAGAAAAAAAGTATTATAATTATGGTTTAGCAGTAGGCAGCAAAGAATCCTACAATGTAATTCAAAGGCTTATTTATTTGATGACTGAAAATAAAGTAGCATATAAAGATCAAATATTAGATATGCTTCTTAGAATATCTTTTGCAAATAATATTAAAATACCAACTGATTTAGATGATGTTATTGTCACTAGATATAGTTTCATTATAGCTATGGGATTACAAAATGCTAATGTAGAAAAGTTAAAATGCTAATAACAATATTAATTTCCTTAATACCTAGTGAAATATAATTTTATATTTTACTAGGTATTTTTGGTTTTTTAATATCTTTTTTGTCGAAAATAATATTTTAAGTTAATTTTAATTGTGTAATTATAGCTTTTAAAAAATTCTTGAAATTATTTTTTTATAGAAATCTAAATTGCAATTTTTAATATAAAATACATATAATTCCAGTAAAAATTCTTAATGAATCAGGTCTAAGTTTCTTAAAAAAATTTCCTATTTACATACTGTACATACTGCACAATGAAATTCAATTACGGTAAATCATTTTCCACTATATGTAAAAAAGCTTACAAATGGCTTGGTTGAGCCATTCTTGTCTTATGTATTTTTTTCGATAAATTTCGCTAAATGTAGATTTAGTGCAATTCTAGAAAATGGTAAATTATAAAATTAATTTGATTAAATTTTATTTTGAAATTATTGACAATTAAGTATTAAAATGTTAAACTTATTATGACGTGTGCATAGAGTGTGTTATAAATTCTTGCGGAGTTAAAACAAATTCTTTATTTCAATTCTTACCTTTTTGTGAGTGGTGGAAATTAGACTAATCATTTGATTAGTCTAATTTTTTTGGTATAATATTTTGTATAAAATATAGACTAATAAATAAGAGGTGAGTATTGTGGATAATGTACATAGTACACATACTAAATTAATCTATCCTACTTATTTTAATAAATTCATAAATTATATGGAAGAAAAAGACTATAAGGATTTGACAATTAAGAATTATGTTTCTGATTTAGTATTATTTTTAAAGTATATTAGATACAAAGAAGATGAAGATAAATTGTTTAATGATGTAGATTATTACAATGTTTCATTAGAAAAGTTGGGAAATATTTCGGATGAATATATACTAAATTATATTGATTTTTCATTTGATAAAAGAAGAAATTCAGATACAACTAATTCAAGAAAGATATGTAGTTTGGATTTATTTTATTCTTTTTTAAGAGAAGAATATAAAGAAATAAATAATGATCCTGTTAAATTATATAATAAAATTGTAGATACAAGATTTAATTTTAAGCTAATGGAAGATTGGCAAATAGAATTATTATTATCTAATTACATAAAAAGTAGATATCCATATAGGGATAGACTTGTAGCAGCTATTTTAATAAATACAGGAATAAAATTAAGTGAATTATGTAATTTAAAATTAGATGATTTGCAAGAAAATACCTTGTACATAGTAAAAAATGATAAAATAAATAGGAAATTTAAATTAAGTTCATATTGCACTAATTTATTAGAACCTTACTACAGAGAAAGAGGAAGAGCTGTAGCAAGGGGATTAAAAAAAGGTAGAGATGTTAAAGTTGAATATCTATTTTTAGGTGAACGTGGAGATAGGCTTGGACCTAGAGGTGTTCAACGTTTATTATCTAATATGGGTAAAAGTAAACTACCTTTCAATAAAAAATGTAATCCAAGTATGCTAAGAAACACTAAGGCAATGAAATCTATAGAAGAAGGTATGTCCTCTATAGAATTAAAAGAATTTTTGGGAAATAATTCTCTTTCTAATGCAAGAAAATTCTATTTAAAAAGGTAGGTTCATATGAACCTACCTACTTTTATTTTTGTCTAAAACTCAAATTATCAGCTCCACCCCACCTATCAACATAATTGTTGTAAGTTTTAGGATTAATACTTGCATCGTGTGGGCTAAATCCACCTCTTTTTTCAAATACAGCATTTCTACTAAGTTCTTCTTCTGAAGCCCATCTTTTTAAGAATTTATCGGTATCAACAGCTTTGGCTTTTGGATCATGTGGGGTAAATCCACCTCTTTGTTTAAACATAGCATCCATATTAATTTCATTAGCTTGTGATTTACTAAGTGGGCCAACAAAGTCTGCTTTACCTGGAGTAAAATCTTTTCCGCTATTTTTAATACCATTTACAATTTTTCCTGCTTTAGTCTTCTGAAAATTAGTCTTTGTATTTCTAAAAGCTTTTTTTATTGCTTTACTTCCTTTAACTCCAGCAAATAATGCTCCCCCAACTAATGCAACTTGTAAAGCATTTTTGTAAATATCTTGACTTCCTACTTCTTTATTGCTTTCTACATTAGGCATAATCTACTTTCTCCTTTCTAAATAATACTTAAAGCAATTTTATTTTACTGATTGCTTTTAATCTTTTTCTATTTATTGTTGCTCTAACACATCCATACTCATTAGCTATTTGAGTATCTGTTTTCTTGTAAATAGTGTGATCTAATATTATTTTTCTTTCAAAAGGAGTAAGTTCTTTAAACTGTTCACTACAAGTAATACCATTAATCCAATTTATATCAAGAAAGCTGTCTTCCATAGATTCTAAGTTATTAGATTTTATTGATATATCGGATTTGTTTATTTCAAATTCAATATTAATTCTTTCATCTATCTGATCTCTTTGGTATGAATCCTCATAAAAATTAGTCTTATTAAGCATAATCATTTCAGCTAATGTACATTTATCTAAATTATCACAATACAAATCTATTGAATTTGCTACAGGATCTTTAATTAATTTCTTTACTTCATTGTAAATAAAATAATGTAAGCATCTGCTTATATAAGTATGGAATGTAGGATTCTTTGAATTATAAATCTTGGCCATTTTTAATATTGAATACTGAACTATTGAAGTAACCTCTTCCTTTGATATATCCCCAAATATCGAAGAGATTCTTTGTGCTCTATTATTCCAGAAGTTTAAGTTATCTGGATTATTAAAATCTTTGTATAGTTTCCAGTTAATATTTCTAAAAAATATTGATATAAACTTTTTTAAACTTTTATTTTTTGTTTCAAATATCCCAAATTTAATTAAATCTACATATTTATTAGTATAATTTTTAAAACACTCTAAAAGCTCTAATCCGCTATCCTTGTTCCCATTTTGAAATTCAATAACTAAATTGTGTATTTTATTATAAACTTCTAAATCATTTTTCATTTCTATTCCCTACTATATATGAATACCCTATACATAAGGCATCATACATATCACTAGTTTTATTTTTGCCTGATTTGTCTGAAAATGGACCTATTTTTCTTATTAAAGTGTTATTAGGATATTTGTTTAAAACTTCCGCAGCAACATCTTCTTTACTTGCATTTCCACGTCCGCAAAAAACCTTTTTAGTGGTAGTAGGTGCTATGGTGCTAACTGTTATATTCTTTTCCATCAAGGCATAAGTTATCGCACCTCTTAGCCTTGATAATTGCATCGCAGTTTTTTTATTAATACTAAAATGCTGATCCTCAATTACAGCTTCCTTAATATTATAAACAACACATAAGCCAACAATATCGTTAACTATAGTTCTTATTCTCTCTTCTTCACTAACCCTTGTGTCAGTACAAATTCTATTTATTAATATTGGTTTTAAGTTATAATCAATTATTGCATAACCAGTCGATGATAAAGAAGCATCTAATGCAAGAACCGTTTTTGTTTGTTTCTTCATTAAAAACCCTCGCAAAATTATATATCTATTTTTGAATTTCAGATATATCTTTTATATCAATAATTTTATTATTTTCATCTTCAAGTGTTGAAATTGTTTTTGTATTTGAATAAATAGTGTTGTCATCACTAATGACTAATTTCTTACCATCATTCATTTTTAGTTCTATCATAATATATTTTTTACTCCTATATTCTGCATTTATTTTTATAAGCACATTTAATACAATGTGATCCTGGAGAAATATAAACTAAATTATTGTATATGCACTTAGCTATATTGATTATTGCTTTTTCAAATTCAGTATAATCATTATTTTTAGATATTATAGTTAATGAATTTTTATCAAATCCATATGAATAAACTTTTTTTAGTTTAATATCAAATAGTTTTTCAAAGGCATAACATGAAGATATTATTCTTAAATTTTTATTTATATAAGAATTTTCACTTACAGTATCTCCAGTCCTAATATCTAAAAGCTCTAAATCTCCATTATCTTCTCTTATCAAGTCTATTGTGCCTTTTATAGTTAAATTTTTATTTACTTTAACCTCGTAATCATGGTTAATTAGTATTGGATATTTAATATCATTTTTAAAACTTTCATGGAATTTATAGAAAGCTTTTATACCTCTTTTCCTATAGAAATCTTCTTTATCTCTCCAGGATGTAGGCTCTTTAAAAATAATTTCATCAATGCTCTTTTCTCCTATCCAAAGATTACCGAATATTCTTTTAAGACTTGAATAATTAGCACTTTCTTTGTTTTGTATTTTATAAAAATATGAAAATATAGTGCTTTTAACTGCATTATTATATTTTTCATCTATATTTATTTCATTTATATTTATTTTTTGAGAAAGAAAATATTTCATAGGACATATAGAATAATCAATAATATTATTTATATGTAGGATCATTTTTTCTTTCCGCTAGTAATCCTGTAGTTTCTCTATCGCATACATCTAACATATAATTAATACATTTTTCATGGCATTGCCATTTAAACTCTCTTTTTCTTACTGATGGAATTTTAGAAAATGCACTTGGAGGCATTGGTTCACCACATACAAGACATTTAATTATTTCGCCTTTTCTTGGTGGTTTTGGAATTACACCATCTTTACCATTTAAAAATTGAGATACACTAGTATCATTTCCCTTATAATAATCCATTTTTAATTTTACTCCCTTCTATAAATTTTTCGATATTTTCTAAATCCCTATCTGGAAGTTTAATTTCAAAATTCTTTCTTTTAATCATTTTTTCTTTCACATCATGTGAGTGTGCACATATTGGTATTGCACAGTTTTGGCATCTTACATATAAATTACTAGCTTTATTTAAACATTTCCTACATATAGGACACGGATCATATTGTAAGCAAGTATAAAATTTTTCTTCCTCTGAAAAAATATCTAAATTTGTCCTACCAACGCTTTTGTCTAAAAGCATATCTTCTGTAATTCTTCTTTTTTCATAAGATGAAAAAAGTGGTTTTTCGTGAATTTCTTTTAAATCACCTATTTTTTGCATTTCTATATTACTCATTTTTATCACCCTATCCATATATTATTTTTATTATTTGATGGATTATTTGATTCTACTTCTAATATTAATTGCCTAACTACTTTATTAAACTCATATTTAAAATGATCTTCATTAATGCAACTTTTAAGTAGCATATCTAATGAATAAGATTTACATACAGTATTTTTAGTTTCAGATGAATAAAGTCTAATATTATAAGTCATTTTTCCAAAGTCAGTTTTAAGGTACAATGTATTCAACTTTCCTTTATCATTTATGACATCTTCTATAATTTCTTTAATTATATTTTGAATACATTTATCCATGTTTTCTAAATATTCTTTTAGTTCTTTTATATGTTTATCACATTCTATTTCTTTACTTATTTTAGGCTTAATTCTATTCATAACATCCCTCCCTAAGAACTATAAATATTATTCAAATAAGCTTTAGAGGCTTTTTCACTCGATGGACTTATATAAGACATTTCTGGAAAGAATTCAAAAAATAATCTTCCCTTAAATGAACTTATTTTATTTTTGGCAAAATGTAATTCTAATACTGGTTGTTTACCATTAACATCACTTCGTTCATAATAAACTTCCGCTCCTTCACCCTTATAGTGAACTTCGTTATAAACTAGCATTACTGCTTTTGCTTCATATTTTATCTTTACATTCTCTCTTATATCATCCAAAACAGGTCTACGAGTAGAATTTAATTTCTTTAACTCCGCTGAACATACAAAAGGAATATCATATTTTATAGATATATCAGCAGCCCATTGAGCTATATAGTCATATTTATTTTTATCTTGTAGGTCTGGTCTATTTTTTATATTAAGATCATGGAAGTTATCAATAAAAATAACTAGATTCTTTTTGATTCCATTAGCCTCAAAATCTATTAATGTACTTGTTATTATTTCTTCTATATCTTCAATAAAAGTAGTATCATTTGCATCATAAGCAGCATACGATGATGTCATAGCTCTTAGCTTATTTATACCGTTCTTTCTTCTAGCTAACATATCAGGAAATTGGGTATAATTTAATGGGCTTTTTACAGCATTAATTATTACTTTATTGGCACAACTTACTACTCTTGATAGCTTATCTACCATAGGATCATCTAAACTAAAATCAAGTACATAAACATTATTATTTAAACGGGCTACCTGTTCAGCCATCTGGGAAATAACGGCAGTTTTTCCAATATTACTATCGGCAGCTATAATTATAAATCCAGGTTTTAATCCTCCGTCAAATGCTTTATCTAATGATTCAAAGCCTGTCTTATATCCTACTTTGTTTTTATCCCAAGTTCTTTCTTCAAACTTGTTTATCTTATCCCACATTTTTACTTCGTGTTCATGTTTAGGCTTTGCAGGTATTTTGAACTTAGCTATTATTGGTTTTTTGTCTGGTATATCAATTACTATATTTTCAATATATTCTTCTTCATTATTCAAAATAGAAGGTCCTGTTATACCATTATTAAGATTTTTATTTAAATTCTTATTATTCATTTTCAACCTACTTTATTTAAATTAGATATTGATTCGCAATTTATTTCAATTAATCATTAAATTTAAACTATATATAATATTATATATAGTTTCTTTTGTGAAAAATAGCCATTATTTCACTGTCTGTTAATACTTTATTATAGATCTTAAAATCTGCAATATTATACATATCACTGTAGAAAGTGGGATCATTATTTCCAAAAACACAATCATAATCACTTAAATTGAAGTTAATCCAATTACTTGATGTGACTGTACTCGTAATAAGTTTATCAAAACTTCTATGTGAAATAACAGGTAAATCATCATTTGAAATTGTGAAAGTATATAAGTTATAACCTTCTGAACACAAGGAAGCTATATATAAATCCACTGAAGCTAAAAGATTGTTATTATTATAAATAACTAATTTGTTACTTTTTATAACTATTTTGAAATTACCAAATCTTATAATAGGATGTCTAGTATTATCTTCTCTCATATCTGCATATTCTTTTGCTTTCATCCAAAAACTAAATGTGAATCCTTTGTTGAAGCTTAGGTTTTTAAACTTACCTAAATTAATAGAATTATTTTTAAGACATAACACTTTATTTTGATATATTTTTCGAGGTAAAAAATTATCTTCGAATAAATCAGCACTATCAATTAAAGCATTTTCAACAAAAACTTCCTTACCACTCACACTGTCTTGTAACGAATTAGGTTTATCAAACTTAACATTAAAAGCCAATCCTTCTGGTTCTACTTTCATGTCCTTGGAGCAATCTTTATTAATAACATATCCTGTTTTCAACTTAATTGTTTTTCCGCTCGTAGGTATATCTCCTACATTAACGTAAGCAATAGCATAGTAATTATCTTCACCAAAGAAACATCTTAAAGTGTATGGTTGCCCAAAGCCGCTAATTAAAATTTGTTTTTTATCTGCTCCTTTAGGCACTATATGAGGTGTAAAGAATCGCACGTAATTACCAGCCGAACCACTGCTTTGTAAATCTTCGCACCAAATTGTTTTCCAAGTATCCCCTTTGTCTTGTGATAAGTATAGTTGTGGTATTTGGTTAGTGCCTCCAGAGCAACCACCTGCTAATAATCTACCATCCCCTATATTAATAATAGTCCTCATACCTTGTTTGTTGTTCGCAACAGTTTTATACAATCTTTTATCGTTATAGTCTGTTGTTTTGTATATTGTAACGCCACCAAGTATATTCGCTTCACCACAACCTAAATAAAGATTTTCTTCACAATAGTCAAAGGCGTAATCTCTATTTCTGTAAGGTATATCTACATCCGTCCAAGTTTCTCCAAGGTCTTTAGATACAAAACATCTAGCCCCCCTAACATCTTGATGGTCAAATCCCACGAAAATTTCAACAGGATTTGTATATTTATTAATACTAATATTATGAACATGTTGAACTTCTGCATTATGAAATACCTTTTGGAAAGTTAATCCATTGTTTATACTACGATATACAGTTCCTCCTAATCCGTACGCATCTTGATATGTTCCGAAAAATAAATAACCATTAGGTGCTTCTTGTATATCACCACATACTTGTTTTTTTTCACTCAAATCCAAACAAACAATCCCGTTAGTGTGATTATCATCTGGACTATACCTGTATACTTTAAAATCATTTGTATCCATTACGTACATATTATCTTTACTATCTATAAAAATAAGTAATCTTCCAGCACCACTAATACCACCGCATAAAGGTATCCAACTTGCTCCGTTATCATTAGACTTACAAATACCACTTGTGCCTCTATTTATAACTAAAGAATTATCAGAGAAACATTTAATTCCAGCTCTACTTTGAGTAAAAAAATTATACTCTTTTATAAAATCATAGTTGCCATAGCTTAATATATTGTATTCAAGCTCTTCTTCTCCATCAAAAAATCTTATTCCATTAAAATTTTTATCAAAAGCATCGCTATAAATTTCATTCCAATCATTATTATTAACTAATTCAGATTTATGAAGTCCTAATCTTATAGTAGCATTTTTCAAAACTTCATCTCTAGGAGGTATAGTTATAGTGATTTCTTCCCCATTTTGTATTTTTACATCGCTAAGCATATCTAAGATAGACATATAAGAATTATCGATTTCAATCATTGGTAATTGTTGTTTTTCCGATAACCTATCTTCTATATTAAAAATATTTTCTTTCATCGAGATTAAATCTTCTTTAAGTGGTTTAATAGCATTTATTTCAATATCTTCATCAAGCCCTAATTTTTTAAAATATTCAATATATTCCCCTGGGAAATTATTATTTATAGTAACCATATTATAAGGCATTTGTGATATTTTTCCATTTATTATTATTTTATAACTTCCACTCGGCATCGTTGCTTGCCAATATGATTTTTGCCAATTTGAATTACTAACCACAGTATAATCTTCAAGCGTATTTTTATATCCAACTCTATTACCATCTTTATCAAATATCTGACATGGATTATCTGCCAAAGTTGAATTATATGTTGCTCTAATAACATCTCCTTCTTTAACATAGATTGCTACCATATATCTTTCATTATTCACTATTACTTGAGTTGCATTTTGTTGATATTTTCCTAAAACTGCTTCTTCTTGATTAAATACATTTATAGACTTTGTTACGTTTATAAAATTTGTTTTTTCAGCTGTAACTTGTTTATCCACAATATTCTCTGTTAAAACCGAATCTATACCAACTACTGCAACACTTCCACCAGTCATAGATTCTTTAATATCTTGACCCATATTAGCCATGGTAAAAACGGTATCTAAGTTTGCTTTTTTAGTTTCAATATCAGACAATTGTGAATCAAAATCATCTAATCTTTTATTTAGATTAACTTTTCCACCTCTTGCCTGTACAATTTCACTATTTGTAGCATTTTCATTTCCATTGGTCACATTTGCGACTGCCTCATCAAAATCATTCGCAATTTCAGTAAGTTGTGAATTTAAAACTTTTCCTTGTTCTGCTGATAATGCACTATCTTCACCACCAGTAGTTAAATTATTAACTATTCTAGGCACTTTTGGTAATTTATTTATTTTGTCAATTAAGGTTTTTTCTACTTCATCTACATGAGATTTTTTAGCTATCTCTATATTGTTATTAATACTTCCTATAAATATTTCATCAGTATCTTTGCAAAATCCAAATTCTGCAACATTTAGTTTTGGTAATTTTATTTTATTACCGTTTTTCATTATTATTTTTTGAAATTTTAATGCCATAAAAACACCCTAAAAATTTGATTAATCTATTTTTTAGATTTTTGTATTATTTTCTTCTATTTTTTACAAGCTTACATTCATTTTCCTTGCAATCAGATAAAGTTTTTATTTTATTGCATCCAAAAGGCTTATTAGTCGAATATATACTCATAACTGTTTTTTCAATCTCAATACTATCAGTAGGTGGACTGTTATATTTTGAATTCCATTCTGATATTATTTCTTTAGTTCTATCAGAATCGCTACCACAAGCCTTATAAAAACTTGCCAAAACAGCTATGCTATTATTTCTAAAACCTTCTTTAGCGCCATTTTCCATTAAACTTATAATGCAAGGTGGAGTGTAAGATAAAGTTTGATTAGATTTTATATTGCTTTTTGTATTTAATGATTCAATAGCTTTTTCTTCAAATTGCTTATACATTTTACTAGCAAAACTATTAGTATCATTAACTATTCTTATTAATTTTCTTGGTGATTTTGCAAGAGATTTTATATCTTCATACGACATATCTCTTAATTCTTCATAGGTTATCTGAATTTTATACAGGTTTGACTTTTCGTGAAGTGTATTTGGAACTCTAAATAGTCTTTTCTTATCATAGATTTGTAAATCAACTGTTTTATTTTTAGTATAATTAAAAGCATTTTCTGCAATGTATTTAAATACTATATTTATGTCTTTACTAGGTTTAATACCTAATATCGAGTAAGGAATTGTAATATGAACTCCCTTTCTTCCAGAAAAGAATATATTACATTCTTCATACTGTATTTTAAATACTATCTTTAAATATGCTAAGACCTTTATTGCATCAGTTCTAGCAAGTTCAAAATCATCTGGGCTATCAAAGTCTAAATAAAAATCTCCAATAGCTAAAGATTCATCAATATTACTTGAATTATAAACATATACTGATTTAAAAATACCTTTAGTAATTTCACTAGGTATAGATTTTCTAAAGTCTTTTGGAGATATATAAATACTTCTTTTAAAGAATTTATTTTTTATATCTTTCCAATAACCTATCTCTATTAAATTATTTTCTTTTTCTTGGCACAATTTTATCAGCTCCGTTTATAATTAATTCACTTTTCTTTCTATTTCTAGCCTCAATAGCTTCTTCATAATAATTTTTTATATCAATTATTTTTATTCTTTTTTTATTTTGAACTTGTATAATATCATTTGCTGTATCTATCATATACAGAATGATTTCTAAATTATAATTTTTAAGAAGCCACTTTAATGATCCTATTACTGTATTTTCATTATCTAAATCATAAAAACAGTTCTTTGTCTTTATATAATTAAATAAATCTTTAATACAGTAACTAGCTTTCATTTCAAGGAAATATTCTTCTTCTACTTTTATAAGCTCTCCAGTATTAATATCATAATTAATTAATACTGGAGGCGTACTAATTTTAAGTTCATTGTGATAATAGATAGTACCAACTTCCTGTAATAAGTTGTACTCTACTTCCGATTGTTTTTCTATCTCTAAATGTTTATTAATTTCATCAATGTAATTATCGCTGTTAAGCATTTCTAAAATATCCTCTCCTGTATATCCTATTTCCAATAAGAATAATATTTTAGTTGCAAAAAGCCTATAATCTTTACATTGTTTTTTCTTTAAATCATATAATAAATCATGCACAGATATTTCCATAATATTACCTCTTCTGTAAATATTTTCTTATAAAAATTATAAATCTTCCAAGGTCTTATGTCAATTTACTGGTTGCCTATATTAAAGTCAATATGACTTAAATTAACTGTATTATCACATTGATAAATCTTGCCTTTTACTTCTATTTCATTACAAGGTAATGCTAATGGTAATGAACCATTAATCTTATGAAGTATATCTTCATTATCTTTATAAAAATATTCAAGCTCTATAACATTATCATCAATTTGGCTTGGGTTATTGTATATTATATTCACACTATCTAATGTTGGTTTATTAATAGTATCTGGAATATTTAAAGTGAAATTAAAGAATCCTTCTTGGTTACTAGGCTTTGTATAATTAATTTGTATATCTTTTGCTCCAAAACAAAATTCTCTTAGGTTATTTTTATTAGTAAAGTACGGTTGTTCTAATACAATTCTTATTTTATTAGCTTCTACAGGTTTAAAATTAAACCTAGCAACAGTACTCTCTTTTATTCCATCACCAGTATTTAAGTAATGCTCGTCAAATGAAGGAATATCAGTCCACGTAATGTATGAAGAGGAATATTGAATAGCTTTTATATTTACTGATGCTACAGGGAATGATTCTACTATTATTTCATTAACTTGATAAGATGTTACTGCTGTAACTGGTAATGTAACAATTATTTCTGCTTGTACACTATTTACAGAATTATTTGTAGTTACATTACATAACCATCCTGTTTCATGCTTACCATCAAAAGCATTTAGTAAATCATTGGAACTAAATCTTAAATAAGAATTAGTTTTATATAATATATTATATGTCGCATTAAGAGATGCAGGGACAATTGTTTTATCTGTTAATTCATCATAAATATTTATTTTTGATATTCTTTTTATAATATTTTGTGATAAATCATATGACATATAATTAATTTCTACTGGATAGTCTTCATTGCTGTTCATATCAGATGGAAATATCTTTATATTATTAATTTTTCCTTCATCAAATTTATCATTAAATTTATTTTCCAATGCCTCAATTTTTCTTCTTAAAAATTTATTTTCATAATCCATAAGCGTAATTGTATGGTTTAATTTATTATTTAAGGTATTTGATTTATTATAAAGCTCTAATATGTCATGCAATAAATTCTCTTGTCTTTCATTAATATCAGAACTTTTAATAATTCTTCTATAAGAAGCAGTTTTATTTTTCGATGTCGGTACTGACGTAAAAAAATTGTTCACTATTTCACCCCATTAATTTTTATATTTAAATTTGCTACATTACTATAATCTAAATATTTATTTTTTTGATTATCCTGGATTAAATAATCATACATATCAAATAATTTATTTAGTTCAGCAGAAAGCTCTTTTACAGCATTTCTTGCTTCAAGATCTGATTTTATTTCTTTTTCACTTTCTAGTGGTCCTCTATATCTATTGTTTCTATTAGTCATTTTAGGAAATATCATATTAGTTACCTACCTTTCAGAACATAGCTTGTAAGCTCTGGTGATATATATATGCTTTCACTATTTAATACAGCCATTAACCTAATATTGGTGTTTGGAATATTATTTTTTAAGCATAAATGATAATTTTCTTTTGGAAGATATTTATATGATAGATAGTATCTTGTATAGTCTTGGAAGTTAAAATCGCTTTTCTCTATATCACTTTTAAAATATTCTGATAATTGAAGAGGATTTATTTTAACTAAAATATTATTGCTGCTATCTACACAAAAATATTCATCATTATTTTTATAAAGATTATTTTTTAGATAACTTTCACTTACTTGTTTTAGCTTTCCACCGTGGCCACAATTTTGAGATATTGTTTTAAAGTTTAAATTGTGAGTAAAGCTACAATCTTTATTTGTGAATAATAAAATATTAATTATATTTTTTCCTTTTCTAAAAGCAAATTTATAAGTTCCTTTAGTCTTTTTAACTATATTATGATTAAAAATAACTATAGTTTGGAATGTACTTCCTTTAGGAACATTACTATTAATATAAAATTCTTTTGATTCAAAGTCTTTATCACAATAAACTATAGTACTCATAGCATACATTTTATTTTGCTTAATATTTATCTTATAGCTCTCATAATCTATGCTAGTTCTTTCAATTATTTTATCTTTACTATAATCATTCATATTTAAAGTATAATTACTATCAAACTTAGTAGAGTTTAATACTTCTACATTCCATTGTTGATAGCCAGATAAAAGCATTAAAGAATTTGAATTATAATGTTTATTTAAGCTTCCAATCAAATAGCAATCATTATTTATAGCATGACCAAAATAAGGAATAGTATTGTTGAGTATTTCTTGTTGTTCATTTAGCATATTTAAACTAGTTTCACAATTATTTTTAACATTTACCCAATTTAAAGGTGCTATTCCATTATCTATGGCAATAAAGTATTCAATGTTTGTTTTAGGCATTAATACATCATTAGCCTCTAGCTTTACAGCATCCAATATTTGTGGGAAATTCATTGTTTTAGTAACAAAAGTTGAAGTTGTTTCAAAGAAATCATTAAATGCTTCAATCTTATTTAACATAAAGCTACTAGTGTATATTTTTTGTTCCGTTACCCCACTTTGTTTATCTGCTGCAAATGTTATATAAAATTTAGATACCTTCTTTTGGATAAAGCTCCACTCTGCTAAGTTTATAGTTTCTATATCATTTAGTGTATGTGTAATTCCATCTTCGTCTACGATCCTAAGAGAACATTTAATTTTAGATACACTACTTAAATTAATCTTTATATTATTCATAAAGGTTGGTATAAGTAGTGCTACCTCTATTTCTGCATTAAAATATAAGTTTATATTACTTTCAGAAGATATTAAAACAGGTTTGTTATCATTCTTTATAATATTTTTAATATCACCAATTACAGAACCTTCTCCATTTGTATCTATATTAATTTTTATAGATGCACTTTCTAAATTTATGTTAGAAAACTCATAATCTTTCTTGATATTAGATACTCTTTTATTAAGTAAGTCTATAAATGCTGTTGTAGAAGGTAAATTTCTTTCCTTATCCGAATAAAATTCTATATTTTTAAAATCATCAAAAATATAATTTTTATTTGTATAAGTAGTGGAGTTAGCAAGAATCTCTTTTAAATTTAAAATTCTTTGATTTATTTTTTGAGTTTCTGCTACAGCTTTATCCTGTAGTTCTGCTATCCTATTCCCCAAATAATTTATTTCATCTTTAATTGTCTTTTGAGCTTTAATCATTGTATCTACTTCATAATCTATTTGTTTAATTATAGTATTCCATTTTTCTGGATTAGATTTTGAATAACTCTCTATGTCTATAAAATCTATATTGCATTTTCCAGGATTAATATTAGCAAGATAATCTTTAATTATGCTCTTTACGTTTTTAGAAGCTGGTACAATTCCGTTTTTAACAGAACTACTTATAGACTTTTCTTTAATCTTTTCTCTGTGAATTTTATCTATTATCATTGTCATCCACCTCGCTTGATACATTGAGCCTATAATTATATACAATAGGTATACTGCTATTATCAGTTGGCTTAGTAAGTTCTATTTTAAGTATTATAGACCTAACATTAGTTAATTTATCTACATATATAATCTTTGGATCTCTTTCATATAATGGAGTTGTAGAATTTATTTTTATACAACAAGCACCTTTATAAGCTCTTTCTTTAGGATAAATTCTAATCCAGGTAGAACCATTATCTAAAGTAACATAATATTTTATATTGTCATCATCTAATGAATCATTAGCATTTAATATTATGCTATTTATATCATTAGAACAGCTAAATGCTTTTGAAGTATAAGTATATTCATCCTCAAAAGAATAATTTCCTAAGTTAGCGTTTAATATTGAAATATTATATCTTTTAGCTTTTATTATTTCAGTTCTATAATCATATGAATTATCAGTCATTATTTCACCAAAAATATTATTTAGGTTATTTACATTAACATTTGACTTTTCATTTGATTTTGGAATAGTTATCTTTTTGGTTCTTGTATCATATTTAACACCTAAACTTGATAAATTTCTTATACTTATATTTTCTCTCTCATAAACCTTAATACTTTTTGTATCAAGATAATTTTTATTTGAATTTAGCTTGGTTACAACATCGTGTGCAACCTCTACATCATAGGCATTTGATTGTTCTATTAAAATATCTACATATTTTACTTCCATCTCTTTAAATGGAATAATTATAGTATCATTAAAATCAATATCCTCTATCATTTTTTTAATATCATTGTTTCCATCAGATATTATAATAGTTTTAATAACACTATTAATATAAGTGCTTGTAGGTGGAATATAAGGAGTTATGCTAAACCAATTAGCTACCTGTTTAGTTGATAAGCTTAGTCTTATCTTTAAATATATTTTATTATCTTCTGTAACCCAACTTACACCTTCTTTATACCTAAATCCTGCTCCGTTACATTCTTCATAAGTAGAATCTAATATTTCAAACATTTCACATTCAAACCTAGTTTCATTGTTGTTATCAAGAATATTAGCTAATGATAACATCGGATCTATTTCTCCATCATAAACAATATTTGAATAACTTTCAGTAGCTACGTGAGTATTACCTGGTAATGCATTGGTTTCTAAGACCTCAATTACAGATGATGAAGATAAGTCTTGATATGATTTATATGGTAGAGTTAAAAAACCTTTTTGATTTTTAATATTGTTTGAGGAATTTGATTCATCTTCATTAAAACTATCTATAAAACTACTTAGACCAACCTCTGCATAGTCCTCAACACTCTTTTTTAGATTATCTATATCCATATTTATTAATCTGCTAGTGTTTAATAAGTTTTTCTTAATTAAATCTATGTCATCAGTTTTTGTGTCTACTGTTTTAGATATGTTTTCAACTTCATTTAATGTATCTTCAATATCTAACGCTAGTGTAGTTATCATTTGCATATATTCATCTTTTAATAATGTGTCTTTAGCATAACAAGGCTTAAATTTAGCTAGGTGAATATCATCATAAAGACCTAAGATTTTTTCTTTATATTTATAAGTTAATTCAGTATTGTTGTTGAATAATCCTAACTTAACTTTATTATTAATATCATCTAGTATTTTTTTACCTTCATTAGCGATAGAATCGCTACCATTTATAAAAAAATCCATTTTATTTTTCCTCGCTTATTTTGTTATAAATTTATACTCCAGCTTTTTAACTACAGGAGTTAAATACTTATCATATTTTGTATTTCTTCTCAAAATAGCTTTAAATCTGATAGTATTTATTTCATAAATATAATAGACAACTACTTTATAATTTTCTTTTATTGCTTTATTAAAATAAATATTTTTACCATTAACATAATATTGGTATTTATCAGTTATAGTAAAATCTTTATAACTCTCTTCAACGTTATACATATTAGTTACATTAAAGACTGATTCTCCTTCAGTAGCTATTACTTTTCCAGTTATAGCGTCAATAATTTTAACTTGTACATTTTTAAGATTGTTTGCATATATTTTATTCTTTAAAATAAAACTTGATCTTCCTTCTGAATTAAATTCTTCATAAGATGAAACGTCACTTAACTCTTTAAGTTCTATGATATTATCAGTTGGATTAGGTTGATAGCTTACTGTGTATAGAGATATATAATCCATATCTGGTATCTCAATAGCTTCAATATATCCTTCATCATTATGCTTTAAAAAGTAATCAAGCCCAGCTTCAAGGTCAACACCATCCATTTTAACTGTAGTTACTTTTGTAGCAGGGAATCTTAAATAACATTTTCCATCATAGTCTTGTAGTAGTTCATTATAGATATAAGCCTTATTAGTAGGTAATATAGACTTCCAGCTTTTAAAATCTGGAGTAAGTGATGTTGTCATATAATATTCTATATCTGTTACATATTCATCATTTTCATTTTTGTTATGCTCTTCATCAACTATAATACTTACAGCTTTTATACCATCTAATATTTTTATTGGTTTACTTACATAAATGCCTGTATTATCAAACTCATTATTATTTAAAGTAACGTTCCTTAATCCATAGCTATAATTATATTTAATTTTATTTTTTAAGGTGTTATCTGTATTGAATAATAAGGCTTCAAGGTCATCTAACTTGTCATCACCAGCATTTAAAGAAAATATAGGTGTCTTTGGATCTTTTCTTATCATATCTTTATATGTTGGTTTAAATAAGCAATTATCATAATTATATTTAGGATTCTCTAAATTATATTTAGCTCTTTCTATGAGCTTAGTATTAATATCTTCTTTTATATTTACTCTCTCATAATGTAGTTGATTTATTGTTATATAAATCTTTTTAACTAATACATTAGGGAATCTATACGATATTGGAGCTTCTATAAAATTAGAATCATATTCTCTTTTTAATTGCTTTTGTATATAAAGATTTTTTCTTGATTCCTTTGCTGAATCAGTTCTTACATATTCGATTGCAAGTAAATCTACTGGATATTTGCTACAAGGTTTTAATATTATCTCATTAAGAACAGTTACAGCTTCAAAATTTATTTCTATTTCACATAAAGCTCCAGTATTTATTTCATATTTGTTGTTTATTTCTGAAATCTTTATAGGTTCATCTGTATATATATCTTCCATCCATATCTCTGCGGAATTAGGTATTAGAATGTTTTTAGGTATATTAGAAGAGGTAGTCTTATTAGCATTTTCACTACAATATTGTTTTGTTATATTAACATCTGCTGATATAACTCCGTTGTTAAAAGCTAAATTAAGACTTCTTGTCTTAGGTAACATTAATGCAGAACAATCAGTAACTAATGTTGTTGCTGTCATTTTAGAAACTGGTGTTCCATATCTTTCTTTATATAAAGTAAGATCAGTTTCTATATTATTTGTTGATGTAAAATCTTCTTTTATTACTATTGGTTCTGTATTTATTTTTATATAGGATTCGTAATTTTCAAGAACTCTATTTTGTTTTTCTATGTTTTTAATTATTCTTGTAAATTCAGATTCTTTTTCCTTTAGCTTGAGCATTACTTCATTTTCAACATTAGAAAAATGCTTAAATGCAACTTTAATATCAAAGATTAATTCATTAATTGTCTTTTTAGTTTCTTCTGATTTTATAATATCTCCAACTTCTTTTATTTCAGTTTGCATTGGAGTTTTTAGAAATTTTTCTAATTTATTTATTTTTTCATAAAGCTCTTCTATAGATATTTTATCTTCATATTCTTTTGTTACTTCTTCTTTAAGAACTTCCTTTATGGAGGAATTAATATCATATGCCATGCTTTACCCCCTATATTAATATATTATGGTTGCCTATTTTATGGCTCTTATTATATTTAATATCTATATTTAATGAACATTCATATTCACTTTCAAATTCGTATGTCATAGAATCTACATAGCAATAAACCTTTATAGTATCAGAACCTAAAATTTGCACTGAATTTTTAATACTGATAGTATTAGCACTTGAATCATATTGGTAATCCTTTTTATCAAGGTAATTACTATTTAATTCAACTATAATATTATAATATTCTGTATGGATTATATTTTTAGGTAGCTCATAAACATTTTCTACAGTTGGAGTGAATTCAAATACCTTTTGTATTGGATTTTCTTCATATAATTGCTTTATAAATACTTTATCCAATAATACTGTTCCTTCTGGTCTATATTCCATTATTGTTATTTCATAGCCATCTACATTTGTACTTTTATGTCTAGGAAACATTAATGTATTTTTAAAACTTTCAGTCTGTATTGAGTAAAATTCATTCATATATTATCTTATCTCCTTACGTTACAACTTTAAATGTGTATGGCTCCGATATAAAGCCTAAGTTATCATATAATATTACTGTGTATTTGTAAGTTTTATTTTTTAAAACTCCTGTATCACACAATCTAAATACATCAATATCTAAATTTTCAGAAACTAAATATAATGTCTTTTCACATATACCATCTGTGATAAAATCTTTATTATTTTCATAATTATCATACTTACCTTCTGCTCTAACTAAAGTTATACTTTTAGCTGCTTCATCATTAATTAATATGTGATCGCTAGTTCCATCATCTTCTTTTCTAAGGATAATTAACTTATCTATTGGTATATTTACTTTTGTTTCTATTACATCATTTAAAACAGAAGAACATTCATATTTGCTTTTAATTTCTATTTGATTAGTAGCTCTTTCTTTATAAGAATTATCATTCCATATATTTTTTAAATTAAGATTAATTATATTTGAATTTATATATTTTAAATTTGCTGTTATATCATCACTATTCATTGATTTTACTGGTTCTTTTATAACATCTTTAAGAATAACATCTATTTCATTCCAATCTGTGAAAGATAAATCATCTAATAATAGGTTGTCTATTATAAATACTTGATTTTTAATATCTTTACTATTAACTCTAAACTGTATCTTGGTTCTTGCAGATGCTAAAGAAGTTTTAGTATTATCAATTCCTATTAGTAAATAGTAAATATTTATTAGAGAGTTATCGTTTATTGTTCTAAATTTTATTTTAGGATTTTGACCATCACTATAAACTACTTCATATTCAACTTTATAAGGATTTGTTAACTTAGGTGATGTCTTTTTTATTATATTTTCCTCTTCTATATTCATAGAATCATTTATTATCAATACATCACTAGAACCTACATTATTAGCAATAATATCAGCATTAACTGTTTTATAATGAGCTAGATTATATTTAGGATACTCTGTATATTCCCTATATACTAAAAATTGTTTTATCCTAGAATCTCTAGTTATTTTTAATCTAGGTATCATATATTTGCCTCATTTCTATTACAAGTGGCGTATAAGCTACGCCACCTATAATTAATTACTTCATTTCTATAGATATTTTTGGTTTAATATCAATCTTATCTTTAGGTTCTACAGTTAATTCAGAGTTTTCATTAATATAGCTGCTATCATGTACATCTATATATTCAATTAAAGGAATAGTACCCGCAGCTATCCATCTCTTAACTATATTCTCAACATCATTTTCAGTAAATCTTCCACCATTTTTAACTAATATAGATTTATTTAATCTTATAATAACTACAGCATTTTCTGGGTAAACTTCTCCATCGTAGTACCCGATATCTAAGTAGTTATCACTTTCTATTTCTAATTCTCTTCTTAGATTATCAGCTATATCTTCTTTGATTCCTCCGCCAATCTTTCTAGCATCTACAATTTCAGTAGATTCTAAAGAAGTATGGTGTGCCAAGAATATAGAGCCTATTAACAAATCGTATTTTTGATTTGGAATTTCATCATCTATTTTATGGTATATAGAATCTTTATTAACCATACTTACTATTCCATATAAACTTATTCTTGCTATAGCAAGAATTATTTGATCTTCCCAAAGAGCATTTACCATTTCACATACATTTCCTCCACTTTCATTGGAAAGTACAGATAATGTCTTACAATGGAACTCATTAGTATCAGTAACAACATGGATATTTATAGCTCCAGCACTAGCTAAAGAAGTAGTTTCATAAAGATTACTTAAATCACTAGGAACACTATTTGTAATTAACACTACTTGTCTTGAATTACTTGTAAATTCATATTCAGTACAAGCTTTGCGTACACCTTCTATTGAAGATACTGTTCCAGTATAGGAATTATTTAAGAACTCTTTAACTTCTGATTTTAATGATTCTATATTTTCAGTAAAGTTTTTATTATTAAACTTTATTACTTTATTTACATTACCACTTACAGATACAAAACCATAACTTATTTTACTAACTCCAGTATCAACTAAACTTGTATGAATTTTATCTATACTCTTTACTATAGTTTTTCTTATAGCATTTATACTAACATTATTATCTATAACATAAACTACTTCTATTTCATCAAGACCACTTTCAGCAGTTTGATACCCTGTTAATACTCCTTTATAGTTTTGTGCAAATACTCTAGTATCATAACCATTACAAGTTACATCACCTCTATATACTTGCTTAAACTTTCTTGCATCAGGAAGAGTTTTTGTTAATAATCCTTGATAAACTTGTTTCCATCTTCTTTCATCAATTCTATCATTAACAACTTCACCTTCGTATATTGCAATCCAATCTCCGTATATTGGTTGGTCATAGTCTGGGAATACTCCTTTTCTGTATACATAAGTTACCTTTTGAACATCCATATATACCATTTTTTCATGTTCTTCACCAACTTCTGTAGTCATATCAAATAATGGCTCTGTACCTACAGTTCTTTCACCCATTACTTTATATCCAGAATCTTTAAACTCTTTTAATTCCAAATCATATGATTCATTTATATTGTACTCTACTCCACTAGTCGGTAAATTATCTGTACATTCAGAGCAAGGAGAACTGTTCCACGCTCCATTATGATACCATTTGTAATGTATCTCATTACTTATTACAACTTCTGCTTCGCTTTCCTGTTCACTTGTTCTATACCCTAATACTTCATGTTCTTTTTCAATTAAAGTTAAAGTTCCAGTATAGCCATTTTCGCTATATTCAATTGTTTCTGGTATTTCTTCCTCTGAATCATATTTATTTGTTATTTTTATTTCTTTATATAATTCACTATCTTTAGGTCCAGCTATTTGTTCATGTTCTCCAAGTTTAGGTATGAACCCGATATAGCCATCTTCATTTATCTCATATTCATCAGCAAAATTATCAGTATCTTGAATTACTTCTTTAGTAAATTCAATACTTTTCTCTGGAGCTTCAATACCAGATACATATACTGGATCTCCTGCTTTTGGTATATACCCAAAGAAACCATCTTCTTCTATCTTATAGTAGTCTGGAAGATTAACTAATAAATCAGTTTTTTCTCTTTCGAAACTTCTAGTTTCTATAGGTTTATAATCACCTTTTATAACATATGATGCTCCATCTTTAGGTATCTCTCCTTTAAAAATATCAGCATCAATAGAAACTGTTTCTGGGAACATATTAGTTTCATTAATTAACATCCTTTTTATTACCTTCGATACTTCCACTTGGTCACTATCAGTAACAAAATCCTCTACTATCATAGCTGGTTTTAAGAAGAAATAAATTGTTTTATTTAATAGGTTATATACCTTATTTTCTTTATTAGGAACTATGCTTGTATCATAGAAGTTATGATATTGATTTATGTTTAAATCTAAATCTTTAAATCCTCTTTCATCATAATAACCTCTATATATATACATTTGCTCTTCATAAGTATAATTAGCATAGATACTATCATATTCACTTATAACTTCTTTTACTTTTATTATTCCTTCGTTATATAGCCAGTTATCTACAGTTAATTCTTTCTTAGTTCCATCATTATATAAAATATATAATGAAAGATTGGTCGGTATTTTATCTTTATTTAATCTAACATATAGTGGGAATAATCTTGTTTTTACTGAATGTTCATTAATAAATTCTACTTCATCATTAACCATATCTACATAAGGTCTTTTATAAGTTCCATATAATTGGTCATTATATTCTGGGATATCATATATTATTTTCTTCTTAACACCCCTATAAGAGAATACTCTAGTTGCATGACCAAACTGTACGCAAGGATACCAATTCATTAATAAATTATTTGTTCTAGGTTTCTTTAAACTAATTTCCCTAGCATCAATACACATTACTGCATATGCACATCTTATATAATCTCCATCAATTAAATAAGGACCAGGTGTAACTATTTTCCCTGTATATTTGGTTTCTTCTCCTATTTCAACCATGAATCCTGTATCGGCTAGTATTTCTGCTAATACTGGCATATTACCACTTGTATCAGTATATAGATTAACTACATCTTTTATATTTTCATTAGAAGAGGTACTTGTTAATACAGCTTTATATACTACATCTTCTACTTTATATTCTGGATCAATATATTCAGATACAGTAACTATTCTAGTTTTAGTAGTTGTAGCTCCTTGACTATCAGTTACTTTATAAGTTACAGGATAATCATTTGCTATTTCAGTATTTACATCTTCATTAACTATAATTGAATCTGTTAAGTTGCCATCTTCCCTATCGTATGCAGTTACTCCAAACATAGGGTCGAATACAGATGATTTTAATATTTTAATATCTTCTATTCCATATATTACTGGTTTAATATTAGGTTCTTTATCTACAGTAATAGTACAAGTTTTTCTACTTGAAACACCTTCACTATCTACTACCGAATATTCAAGAACATATTCTCCAGGAATATATTCATTAACATATCCTTTTACAACTAATTCTGATGTTATATCCCCATCTTCATTATCTATAGCTGTAACTCCACTTAATGGATTAAATTCCATACCATATGGTATTGTTCTATCCTTAACATTATTAATTACAGGTGGTAAGTTCTTGTGATGAATAATTATATCTGGCAATAAATTTGATAATGAAGTTATAGTTATATGATATTTTAAGTTTTCAATTAAACTATTGCTTATATATAATGTACAATCATTAGTTAATTCTTCATGTAATTGTATTTTAGATACTGTTGCTCCATTATTATCATTGTAATTTATAAATAGATCATACTCATATCTAACATTACTAAGTCTTATATAATTATCTGGAGAACTTCTATAGAACTTAGGTTCATCTATTCTTAAATAATAAGGTAATGTTGGATTTGTTAATGTATATCTACCAAAATCAGTTGATTCATTAGGTACGTTACCAAAACTTCTTAAATTAAATCTATTGGAATTAGCTTGTTTTTCTATTCTATAAGTTATTTCATTTAGTTGTTCAAAAGCTAAATTTCCTATCTTAGATGTATATTCTAAATGAGTTTGGTCATTAGGATGTGAACCACCATTTAATTTAAAATTTAAATTAACTCCACTAGCTGTTATAGGATCAAACTTTATTTTTAATAAATCATAACTATCATCCCTAACTCTAAGTGGATGGTCTAGTGATTCTCTTTCTATTCTTTTAATAATAGGTCTATTAGGAATACCAACTTTAGTTATATAATCCCATACCTTATTTTTTAATTGTTCTGTAATTAAGTAAGTTACTCCGTTATTATCCCAATCATGGAATACAACTAAACTTTCAACATGCTCATAAATTTTTAATCCAATATCTTCTCCAACTAAAACATCATCAATTGTCACTCTACTAGCAGCAGCTAAAGCTATTCCTAACGCTGCCTTTTGATTTTGAGTTAAATTTATAACTTCCTGTGACATTTGAGCTGTTCTATACAGCATATTTCTACTTCCTCTATTATCTTCTACTAGTTGTTTAGCAGTTTTGAATCCTGTATTTGTTCTCGGAGATACAATATTAGCTCTATCTATAAAATAGTTCTTTTCTAAATCCAAAGCATATCTTGAATTTATTCCTTTTGCATTTATAGGAGCTGATTCACCTACTACAGTTCCATCAACTATTTTTTGTACTTTATATTCAAAATTAATTTTCCTTCTGTTATCTTCTATTACAGCAGGTTTAGTAATTTTAATATTATTTTTACGTGAAATTTTATGAACTTCCTCTGTTGAATACTCTATATCTCTTTGGAAATGAGGTTGTACAAAAATTTCTTCAAAAACTTCTGGATTTACTTTACTAACCTTAGATTCATCATAAGCTATATATGAACAATAAATCTTTCTTCCAGAATTATTTTCAAAGCTAGTTAATACATCTACATAATAAACATTTTCCTTTTCTGTAGGAGTATATTTTGCTCTGTATTTGTATTTGCTAGGTAACTTATTTCTTAGATTATCTAGTAAAACTATATTATCTTTTTCAAGAAGTCCAAATTCATTAGGAGTTATATTGCTATAAACTTTATTTTTTAATCTATATGAATAAAATAAAGGAACTCCATCTTTAAATATATTTGTTATTCTAAATAATTCACTTTCTACATTCATAGATTGCTTATTATTTAAATCTTCCATTAAATAACTGTCTTCATTAGGGTACATAACTAAAGTATTTGAACCTACAGGATTTATATTACCTATAACATTTCTTTTAGTTACCGTTCCTTTGTATGTTACAGTTCCATTCCAGTCATTTAATGTTCCACTTAATGTACCTGCATATGTTACTATAGCTTTCCATTTGACAGGTTTGCTAGATGTATCAGTTATAGTTTTCTTAACTATACCTTCATAATCACCCTCGATATTATATTTTATACTTCCTGCCGTTATTTTATTACAAGCATACTTTGTATAAGAAGACGTTATGATTCCTCTGTAGAATGATATTATATCTCTAAAGAATACATTACTAGCATTAGCTATAACACCAGGTCTTCTACGCATTATATCTTGTGCAACAGCTCTAGTAACTTGTGATGCAGGACCATTAGACGCTCTCCACCATAAACTGTTATAGGCTTGTGCTGTACTAGTTATAATTTTCCCGTAATTTTTAGCAGTTATAGTTTTATATCCTACTTTTTGAGGATCGTATATTGATTCACACCTTAAATATTTAGCTACAGCTTGTGGTTGTCCTATTTGAGAAAAGGCTTTGCTAACTGTATTACTAGCCAATATCCATGCATTACCTCTATTATGTTTTCCACTACCAACTATTTTGTCAGCAAGAGAGTAATCATAAGTCCAATGTGATGTAGTATCTCCATAAGATAAATTCCACCATTCACTACTAGCTCCGCCTAAATCTCCGTGAGGACTTCCACTAGCTTTACCTTTTAGGAATTTAATTTGATTAGGACAATACATATCAGATTGATGCTTTGGAGTTTTGGTTGTAAATCTTGAACCATCAGTACCACATACACCATTTCTTTGTGGTCCCCAATATCTCATAGTACCAAAAGCATTCTTTTTTTCTAATTTCTTATAAGTTTTTAATTTATAATATCTTCTTCCGCTTATATCAATGTAAGCTTTATCTTCTTTTCTATCAATTATATCTACATAAGCTGAACTATTATTCATAATAGGAATAGCTCTTTTAGATGTTTGAATTAAATTCATTGTTCCAGTATATCCATCGGAATTGTACTGTTGAGTTGCTGGTAATACTGACAAATCTGGAGAAGTTTTATTATTATATCTCAAAGTTTTAAATACTTTTTTAGTAAGTTCTGTTGTTTTTTCCGTAGGAGCATATTCTAAAGGAATAAATTTAACACCTATTGCTCCTATAAATCCATGAAGATGTCCTTGTGTAACCTCAATTATACTTTGAGGAATAATTTTTTCAGTAACTATATATTCTCTATTTTCTGTATAGTCTATCTCTTGGAAGTGAACGTGTTCTATCCATTCAGTTTCTTCTATTGGAAGTTCACCAGAATAACCATTATTATCACTATAATAATAGTAAGTAGGAAAATAGTTCATATTTTGCTCTGGTACACAAAACTTTTGCATTATATATTCAGCAGTCATATGATCTATCGTAAGTTTAGGTGCTTCACTAATTAAAACACCCTCTTCATTATTAAGGATTTTATTATGAAAATATGCTAATCCTACAGCATTATCTGGAATTGTTCTACCTATCTTTATAGAATAATCATCATCTTCAAAATCCTTATGTGCTTGTGTTTTATAAAACATAATTCTATAGATTCCTTTCTTTTATTATAAGACTTATGGAAGTTTTTATTTTTCCACACTTTGCAACTATTGTTATAGTTTTATTTGATGTTGGAGCATAATAAGTAAAAGGGATAACTCCATTAATATCTGTTTTATCAAAGTCTTTTACTATTTTCCCAGAATCGCAAGTTATATTAACTTCCTTGTTATATACTGGATTCTTATTAAAATCTAATAACTCAACATACATTCTTGTTTTATCTTCTATGTTACTGAATAAATATTTTACAGATGAATGTATTTTAATATATTTTTCTTCATATTTATTTTTATCTATATAGATAAATCCATCATAATTTGTATTATAAATAGAATTTAATGATAGATGGTCTATAGGTCTAACGTTATTTTCTTCATCACATTCAAAATTAACTTCTACTAGATTAGGTTCTATTTCGCAATTTAATTTCAAATCAATGTAATCTCCACCTGGACCATAATTAACTGAAAAACTATTTTTAAGTTTATAAGTTACAATGATTGTTGAATCTTTAATAGGTGGATTAAAAATTAATGCATTATCTTTAAGATCATAAGACTGTTTATTTAATACTTCATTATTTTTAATTACACTAATTATATTAATATCCTTATATCTTAAAAATATTAAATTACATTCTTCTGTAACTTCAAATGTTTCAGTTAATTGATTAGGTTCATTATTTCCGTTAATATCTCCAGTTTGTTGTAGTATTCCATTATCATCACATCTAACACATATAGGAGCGAATTGTTGAGGTATGGAAGATAAGTTTACCTTATATTCATTTACAATAACTTCTCTAGTAGATTCAGTTATTGTTCCATATTCATCTTCAACGCTATATATCAAAATATTTGAACCAGTTTTTTTATTATTAACTCTTCCTTTTACTTTGATATTTTTAGTTATGTCTTTTCCATAACCATCTACAGCAGTTATTCCATCTAATAAATTAAATGTATCTCCTAAATTTATATTTTTATCTACAACACCTTTTATTAAAGGAGCTTTATCTACTACATATACGTTTCTACCGAATTTATATATACTTCCATCTACATCTAATGTATATGTAATTAAGTTCTTCTCTTTAATTTCATTAATAAACTCTACTTTAGGAGAGATTATTTCTTTGTTATCTTTAAAAAATTTTACACCTTCAAGCTCATTAAAATTAGAATTTGATGGTATATATACATCTTCTAATCCAACTGTACGAATAGACATTGAAACATCTCCTTTATTTTACTTATATTACTATTTTAACCAAATTAATATAAACAATAAAGCACTTAGTTAAAATTTTTAATAAAACTAAGTGCTTTTGCTTATTTAGTATCTTCTCATAGGATTTATATTATATTGTTGTTCCATTACTGGTGTAACATTAACTTTTATATCATGTAATCCGTCCACTATTTGATCCATAGCCTTTTTAGCTTCTATTTGTAGTGTCTCTATAACAGGAGTTAATGCATCATATTGAGATTCCCTTGACGAATAACTTGTATGAACTTCACTAGTTTCTGGTAGAGTAGCAGGTCCATTTATTGCGGTACCTACGGTTCCCATCGCAACAGCTAAACTAAATACATTAGCTTGGAACTTTTTAAATTCTTCTGTTATTTCATCTAAATTTTTTTGGTATAAATCTGGATAACCTATATTAACATCAGTAGTTATTCCACTATCTACTCTTACAGAAGCATTAAAATTTACTATTTCTACTTTATTCCCAGTTACATTGTCTGTTATTGTATATGCTTTATTAATATTTACTGTATCAAACATAAAATAAATTCTCTCCTTTTTACTTTTTATAACTTAACTGTAAAGTTATATTAGATTCAAATTTTATATATCTATTTTGAGTTGAAGAATCATACTTAACGTAGAAGTATTTGATTGCTCCACTTTGTATTTTTCCTACTACAGCAGCAGATAATGTTATCCACTTTCCAGTACCTAAATCAAATTTTGTTGATGTATCAATAGCTGTACCATCTGAGCCATATAATGATAATATTGCACCAACATTAACTCCATGAGCTGATGATCTTCTTTTTAGATATAGCTTTCCAGATAAATTTGTAGCATTAGAAATTGTGTCCCTTATACTTCCATCATTAAATTTTATATATCCAGTCCATCTACCAGTACCCCATCCAGAATAATATCCTTGGATAAGTTCAGCTCTATCAGACCATCCGTTTAATGTTTCATCTGAATATATTTTTGTTGGTGTCCATGATTTAGTGTATTGTGTAGCCGCTGGTGGAGAAGGTGGTACATAAGTAGGAGGATATATTACTCCAGATCTCTTAGAACCCTTTCCTTCTGCAAGACCAGCTCTCTCAACTTCTGATGATCCACTTGATGCATATACCGCAGTTATATAGTTAGGAATTACAGCGTTGGTAGCAGAACATAGGAATATTATACCTCCGTTATTTCCACCAGCAACATAGGTGTCATCTGAACCTATACAGTTTTTAACTGATATTATTCCTGCTGCTTTTGCCAAGAAACAAGTTGAGAATCTATCTACTTCACATTGTTCAACAAATACATGACTTCCATATATTGACGTTACTGCTTGACCACTTTTTTGGCCAACAATACACGTTGCTTTTATATGCACATAAGTACAACACATAATATAAAATAAATCTCCACTATCTTGTTGTATTATTTGCCCTGAATTTTTTCCTTCTATGCCATCTTTACTTCCGTTTACCCTTATAAAACAATTGCAACAATAGAAATCAAATGTATTTGTATATAATCTAGCTGTCTGGTCTAATATTATATTTAATTCTCCAGATCCGATAAATCCCCAAGCTTTTATAGATTGATTTCCAGTACCCGTTACATTAATAATTACACTATCTTCTATTAAACATTTATTAAGTCTATCTAATGCTTCTTGTATTGTTTTTAATGCAGTGCTTGATGATAAACCATCATTTTCATCGGAACCACTTGTCATATTTACATAAAGTGTTATTGCTGTTTGTGTGTTTATTAAACTTTGTGATTGTATCTCTTCTGCGTATATACTACCTGATACTAGTTCTGGAATTGAAGAGTTTTCTCCAAATGATGCCATAGTTGCACCCTTTTCAATAACTGAAAGCGATTTATCGTCTAATAATGTATATGATCTAAATCCATCTCTTGTTACTTTAACCCCTTCTTTTCCTATTTCAACTATGCCCTCATAAACTTCTCCATGATGTGGGCACCATTCAAAATCAAGTTCTCCTTCTGTAACTAATATTTTAGTAAATTGACACATAGCTAAAGCATTTGAAGCAACTTGAGTGCCTAATTGTATTCTTACATATCCACTTTTCGTATTTGCTGTAGTCTGAAATGTCAAGAAGAATTTCTTATACACGTCTGGTTCACCATCTACTGGTGCTCTTTTATACCATGTGTAACTATCACTTTCATTATTTTCGTATACTGTATCACTTCCCGCAACCATAAATACAGGTGCACCCATATTATAATGACGAACCCATCCGCTAAATATATATTTTGTATTAGGTTTTAATACAAATCTTTCTGAACATACATAAGCTGTAGCGCCACTATTATTATCAAAACATAATGCAGTTGATGCTCCTGTTGGTAATAAGGTTTGCACATCAACACTTCTATATGCCGCTACTCCACTTGGTACTATCCAAGAATTTGTGACTCCACCACCACATGAATTTTTAACTAAGTTATACCCACCTTCATCAGTTACTTTAACTTGAAGTCCATTCACAGTTTGTTGTACTTGTGATTCGGTTTGATATTTTTTTCCTTCTATTTCAGTTTTAGTATATACATCTGTTTTATTAGCTTTAGCATTTAAATCATTCTTATATGAAGTATGTTGTCTAACCACATTTGTTATATTATCTGCTTCAACTTTTTGTTCAACCGTAGATACTCTAGTTCCCAATGCGCCTACTTGCTTATTCGCATTATCTGCCGCAGTTTGTGCATTATCTGCTAAAGTCTTAGCTTTTGAACTTATACTATTTAATACATCTTGCCTAGCATTATAATAATTAGCAAAATTACTTCTGAATGTAGTTCCTACAATATCACTAGTAGAAGTCAAGCTTGATAAAAGAGGTGTTATATAAGAATTTAAAGTATTGTAATTATTAGTATAAGTTGTTGTGCTTACTCCAAATTTATTTGCTTCTGATATTATCTTGTCTTTTTCTCCTACTATTTTGTCCCACTCTAATTTTGTATTTTGTTTCTCACTAGGAGTTAGTTTACTGTCACTTGCAATTTCACCTAATTTGTTATTTGCAGTTTGTGCATTAGTTTTCGCAGTATCCGCTGTGCTTTTTGCAGTAGTAGCAAGTGCATTAGCTGCATCTGCTGCTTTTTGTGCATTAGTTGCGGCAGTTTGTGCATTATTCGCAGTACTTTGTGCAGTACCAGCCAAATCTTTAGCTTTAGTGGTTATACCGTTTAATACATCTTGTCTTGCGTTATAATAATTAGCAAAATTAGACCTAAATGTAGTACCAGTTATGCTAGTAGTAGTAGTTAAACTAGAAAGAATAGGTGTTATATAATTTTCTAAAGTACTATACGCTGAATTATAAGTAGTCAATGAAACACTAAACTTACCAGCTTCCGATACAATCTTAGGCTTTTCCCCTACTATCTTATCCCATTCAAGCTTTGTACTTTGCTTTTCAGTAGGTGTTATTTTATTATCATCAGCAATATCCTTTAATGTATTATTTGCAGTTGTTGCTGATGATTTTGCAGCATCCGCTGTTGATTGAGCTGTTTGAGCTGCTTGTTTTGCTGCATCTGCTGCTGATTTTGCAGTATTTGCTGTGCTTTGTGCGGTATCTGCTAACTCTTTAGCCTTAGAACTTATTCCATTTAATACATCCTGTCTAGCATTATAATAAGTAGAAAATTTAGTTCTAAACTCTGTACCTGTTATTGAACTAGTAGTAGTTAAACTAGATAGAATAGGCGTTATATAAGTATTTAAAGCATCATATGCTGAATTATAAGTAGTCAATGAAACACTAAATTTACCTGCTTCTGTTACTATCTTAGTTTTTTCTCCTACTATCTTATCCCATTCAAGCTTTGTACTTTGTTTTTCTGTAGGTGTTATTTTATTATCATCTGCAATATCTTTTAATAAGTTATTTGCAGTTGTTGCTGATGATTTTGCAGCATCCGCTGTGGATTGTGCTGTTTGAGCTGATGATTTAGCTGCATCTGCTGCTTTTTGAGCGTTGGTTGCTGCGGTTTGTGCATTATTTGCTGTGCTTTGTGCGTTACCTGCTAATTCTTTAGCCTTAGTAGTTATTCCATTCAATACATCCTGTCTAGCACTATAATAATTTGAGAAGTTACTTCTAAATGTAGTTCCAACTATATCACTAGTAGTAGTTAAACTTGATAGGAGAGGTGTTATATAAGAATCCAAAGTATTATAGTTACCAACATAAGTTGTAGTACTTACTCCAAACTTAGTTGCTTCTGATATTATTTTGTCTTTTTCTCCTACTATTTTGTCCCACTCTAATTTAGTATTTTGTTTCTCGCTAGGAGTTAGTTTGCTATCACTAGCAATTTCTCCTAGTTTGTTATTTGCAGTTTGTGCTGATGATTTTGCAGCGTCCGCTGTGGATTGTGCTGTTTGAGCTGCTTGTTTTGCTGCATCCGCTGCTGATTGTGCTTGTGTGGCAAGATTTTCAGCTACTTCAACTAAAGACTTAGCTTCACTACTTATATTATTTAATATTGCTTGTTTAGAATTATAATAATCCTTAAATTTACTTCTAAATACTCCACCATTTACATCAGATGTGTTCGTAAGACTTGAAAGTAATGGTGTTATATAAGTATTAAGAGCATCGTATTTAGATAAGTAATCAGTAGTTGATACACTATATTTATTAGCACTTTCTATGATTCCATCTTTTTCTCCGACAATTACATCCCATTCAAGCTTTACTGATTGCTTTTCACCGGGAGTTAATCTATTGTCATTTGATATATCAGATACAAGTCTGTTTGCTGTATCAGCCGCACTTTTTGCTGAATCAGCTGCATCTTGTGCTTTCTTTGCATTTTCTTTAGCTACGCCTACAGATGTTTTTAAATCATCTATGTTACTATTAACATTTGATAGATCTTCAAGTATTTCTCCTGTAATTGTTTCAGTTTTTGTTACAGTACTACTTATTCCATCAACAGTAACTTTGAATTGAGCCATCTTATTATCTAATTGTTGAGATAATGAACTAACTTTAGATTCTGCAATTGCATCTATTGCTGAATTAAAAGCTGCATGGAATTGAGAAAGCTTGTCTCCATATGCAGTAAATGCTGTGTCTATATCATTTTTATCTTGTTCTGTTACTTTTCCAGCTTCAAGTATTCTATTAATTACAGTAACTAATTCATCATATTTGTTATTGTATTCTTTTTTTGAGAAAGTAAGATGTTCTTTTGAATTTTCTTTTATAGTAACTGTAACATTTGAATAAACATTTTGACCTGCTGAATTTATTACCTTTACTGAAACTCTATTATCTCCAGGTGGTAATCCTGTACTTATAGCCTCATAATAATCTCCATATTTTATAGCATCTACACTTTCATAATCCGCTCCATTTTTACTTATGAAATGTGTTGTTTTTTCATTAGGTAATTCATTTCCTACTTTGTATCTTAACTTGAATCTTCCGTTTCTAAATGCTTCAATTACCGTTACATCACTAATAGTTGGTCCAGCTCCATAAGTAGATACTTCATCTTTTATAATAATTTCGCTTGGTAATACATTTGTATTTTCATCACTTAATAAAGATGCATTAGACATTATTTCATTATATTGAGCGTCAATAGCTCTTTTTTCAATGTCAATATATCTTAGGCTTTCTTTAATATTTTCTGCTTCTGTGCTATCTATTATTCCATCCTTAAATGCACCTTTCATATAGGTATCTAAATTTTTCAATTCTTTCCCATATTCTAAGAATTGTTCATTAACTTCTACCATTTTTTCTGTCATAGTATCATCAATATACTTTTCATTATCATATGCATTAGGTGTCCAAGTTATATTTACACTACCTTTTTGAATCATCATATCAGCTAAATATATATTGGCATCTCTTAATAAATCTTTATTCATTTCTATTATGAATCTAGGATAATATACTGTATCAGTTTCAGTTGTTGTGAATGATACTTCTACCTTTACAAAATGCTCTGTATATTCAGTTACATTTGAATCACTTTCAAGTGTAGAATTTAATGAATTATTTTTTGCTTTATTCCATATTTGACATTTAACAGACTTTATTCTATCTGTAATATAAACATAATAGCTTATTGTATATTTAGTATTTGTTTCTAAAACAATATCTCTTTTTTCTGGAGATACAGTTAAAACCAATGTTGAATCTTCTATTGATGAAGCATCAAGTGGAGTACAAGAAATCATTAATACATTTTTTCCATATAGGAAATTATCTTGTGAGCTTACTGTACCAAAATCATATAATCTTTTAGTTATAGTTCCTTTTGGAGTTATAGACCAGCTTTTTTCAACATCTTTTAAATTTAAATAAGTATATGGCATAAGATTATCAGCACCAGGTAAATAGTTTGATACACTACCAATTATACTTCCACTATCTATAGCTAATTGTGCATTTTCAATCCATTTTTTATTTTTCTTTACTTCTCCATCAAGTGTTTCTGTTTCTGATTGAACCTTAGAAACACTTGCTGTAATCTTATCATCTTCTACTTTTAAATTAGATTTTAATTGTTTTAATGCTTCTTCGATATAAGCAATTGAAGATGATCCAACGTCATCAATGCATGGACTCCATACATCACTAGCTTCACCTTCTTCAACTATCATGTTATAGAGATATACATTTGAATTCCCAGATGCTCCAGATTTAGGATAATTGTAAATTATCACACAATAATCTTCTGTAGAATCTGTTGTAAATGTTAATCCATATCTTTTAAACTTATCACTTTCTGCTAAAAATAAACTTGATGTAGCGTGTATTTTATTTGTAGCTTTATTGAATATTACAAATTTAAATTTTTCGCAGAAACTATTTTTTAACATCCATGAACTAAATGTATAATCCTTATTTGGCTTTAATTTAATAAATTTCTTATCATCTATAACATTACAAGTTGAATAATTAATCTGTTGTTCTGTAGCCTTTATTGAATTTACGGAGAAATTAAAAACCTTTTTACCTGCAATAAAGTAATCATCATTTCCTTCTACTCCGAAATTATAATTAACTAAACTTATACTAGCTATATCATTATGCGAAGTAGTCCAATATGATGTAAAATTCTCCATATCAAACAATGTAAATGGCATTTTATTTTTTCCGCCTAAAGTTAATTCAGTTTTAACTCTATCTACATAAGTTGTATCTGCTTTTAAATCAATAGATTTTTTTAATAATCTAACATCAGTTTGAGTTCCTTCCAGACTTGATTTAGTTTCATTGATACTATCTTCTAGTCCATTTACTTTTTCATTCCAATCATTTTCTATAACCCACTCTGAACCATTCCATATTTTAAATACTGGCGGATTAACTGATGTATCAAGCCATACTGAATTATCATTAGGTTCAATAGGAGGAGTTACACCAGATTCAAAATCGTTCATGTCTATTATCGTGAATTGACCAGTAGCAATAGTCATATACAATACCTCCAACTAATCATTTCTTAATAAACTACAATTAAAAGTAGCTCTTTTATTAACATCATCTATAGTTACATTTATTTGTTTAGCTCCATTTTTATACTTTTCATTCCAAATAGTATCTGAACTAGTATCATCAGATATTCTAGTCCATATAAGTCTACTTGCTGGAATAGTATCAGTAATATTTTTACTGCCTTTAAATACTCTAGCAATTAATGTTGTATTTATTTTTCCGTTTTTAAATGATGAGCCATTTGTTGAGTATATTTCTACTTTATAAACAAGATCACTTGATACTCCAGAAATGTCTCCTTTTATATTTTTTATCGTTTCATCAAATCTTTCAGTAGTTACTCTTAAATCAATTTCATCTGTTAACTGTTTTATTGAAGAATTTGCATTAGATACACTACCTTCTAAACCTTTTAATTTTCCATCTACCATTTCATTATGTTTATTATAATCTTCTTTTTTAACAGTAAGGTTTATTTCATTTTGAAGCATCTCTATAGATGAAGTATTTTTTGATACACTTTCATTTACTGTGGTGAATTTTCCATCTATAACTTGCTTATCAGTAATATAAGTACTACTATCTACTTTAGCCTTTATAGAATTATTCATTAATTCTAATGTTGATTCTTGCTTTTTTAAAGTTTCTTTTGTAGCTGAAATTTCTCCATCAACAACCTTATTTCTATTTTCATATTCAACCTTGCCTACTTTTGCAGCTATAGAATCATTCATTAGTTTAAGTTCTGATGTTGTTTGAGTTACAAAATTTCCAAGACTACTTAATTCACCATCTACATAATTTTTAAAAGCTCCAAACGTATCTTTATTTACTGATAATTCTATGGATTCTTTCATTAATTTAATTTCAGTCTTAACATCTGTCACTGACTGAACAACAGTAGATATTGAACCATTAATATTTTCTTTATCTTCTTCATAAGTTATATTATCTACCTTCAACCCTAATGCTTCATCTAGATTTATACCAGAAGACATCCAAACTAAATCACTTTTAGTTATAGGAAAGATTGTTATATCTTCTCCGCTTTCAGTAATTGAGTGCATTAAAATTTTATAAGAATTAATCGGACTATACATATCCATGTTTTAATTGCTCCTTGTTTAATGGATAATTAAATATTTTTTATATTTTATCTTATGTTCTACATTTTTAATTTATATTTTTTATTTACAGTATCTTTCTTATTTCTTCCCGTTACAGACATATTTGTTATCTCAAACCAAATAATATTTTTATTAATAGGTTTAGAAGAGGATGTTATAATTGTTTTTCCAGGTATATTAGCAGTTCCACCATCCCCATTTACAGAGCCTATTCCATATGGAACCTCTATATTCAATCCATCTTCTGTTTCTGTATAATCTCCAAAGATAGATGAATCTTGAACAACTATCCAATTAAGACCATCTGTAGAGATTTCAACTACATTTTGAATATACACCTCTGCATTTTTCCAAGAGTGCCTTACGTTTATGTTTTTTATTTCATAAATATCTCCTAAATCAAGTATTATTCCTTTTCTTGATCCTGGATTTGTAGGAGTTGAAATCTTGCACATAGCTGACGTATTTGTTTCTATAGTTCCATTATTTGCATTATTTGGATTCCCACAACTAGCCTCATTCATATCATATAAATCGCATATAAATTTAATAGTTCCATTTATAGCTATATTTATATTATCTGGATTATATACTTCAATTTCACAGCATCTATAAGTTGGATCACCAAGTAATCCTAAGTTGGTATCTCTAATATATCTAGCTTTAGAATATCTGTTATCTGACATTTCACCTATCCTTATTCCTTTATTTTTACTATTACAGAATTTTTAACTGTTCTAACTTTCTTATCTCTATTTATATTGACATAAGGTATTATTGTTCCTTCTGATCCTATTATTACAGGTATTTTATCCGTATCTACAGAGTATTTTAAAGTTACATTTGTTTTAGCATATATCTTACAATCCATAAGTTTCAAAGCTTCTTCATCATATATAAGTTCAAAGTCTTCATCTACTTTTGTAATAGATATATTTTTAATATCACTAATTATATAACCTATTCCTTCCATCCAGCTTGATAATAAACTATTAATATCTTCTACAATACAATGCTCTTTTTCATCTGCTAATATTTCACTCTGGAAAGTTTGATGAATTACATTAGAATTTGATAAAGTAAGCCTAATATCATAAGATATTTCTTTTAATTTTATTAATTCTTGTTGGATATAGTTAGCTATAGGTTTTCTATTTGAATATAAGAAGAATTCATGTTGATTAATATAATAATAACCATTATGAATTAAAGGATTCCATCTTGACGTTGCTCTTTGAAGAGATTCTATCTTAGCATAGACCTTGCATTTATCATCAATTATTTTTAAATCTGAATCTTTTGTTTGATCTAATATAGCTATATCTCCACTTTCACTATATACATTTAACTTATATTTATTAAATGTATAAGCATAGTCTTTATCTACTGTAAGTATAGTAATGTATTCATCTTTAATATCACCAGTTTTAACATTAATAGTTCTAGTTGTTAAAATACCCTTGGTGTCTATCTCTTTCATTGTTGAATAACTTGATGTTACCTTCAATACATCACCATCAATGTTTGTATCGCTTCGTCCAGAACTAACAAATTGAGCGTTTATTGTAGCTCCAGATGGAGTTAATACATTAGTTTCTACAGTTATTCTATGGTTATACATTTTATTATCAAGTGCAAATCTATAAGCTTTAACAACAAAATCATTTTTTCCTTTATGGATTTTTATATTTCCATCTATTGCTCCATTTACTACACCACTTAAAGGTTCTTTACTCTTTGCAGGATAGTATTCTTCATATATCTTATCAGTCATATAACTTCTTCCTTCAAATGCTATAGAATCATTTAACATGGTTACTAAAGTATATCTAGCTCCAGGTTCACATTTAGTATGTCCTTGATAATATATATGCTCTGTACACTCTAATATATTTATATATATTCTGTATTTACCATCTGGTTCATTTGATGATATTACATCTGCAAATTTTATTATTGCATTAGGAACTTTATTACTAAATGTATAAGTTAATTCATCGGATACATAATAATCATTTGTCAGTTTTATTGGAGTATCTTCAACTATTTCAACATGAGTTACTATTTCATCAGAAGAACCATCAAATCTTAGATTGCTATTCCTTAAACATACTAGTGGAGCTGTCATATGCTCCCCACCGAATATTACAAATGGATCTAGTTCAGCGGATGTTATTGCCTCTTCTTCTGTAAATGCTTCATAGCTATATATTTGTGCATCTGCTACTCCTTTAGCATATAAATAATCTCCACGTTCAACTTTATTATCATCACCAGTAGTAATTCTAAAAGTTCCATCTGCTCCTAAATCAAAACCTTGATTTGGGTTGTATGTTTCATCTACATCAGTTTTATAATCATCATAGATTCTATAATCATAATATTGAATTAGATTACTATTTACGCTCTTGTGAGCTTCATCCAAATCCTTGTACAATTTTCTACCTGTTTGTTCCATTATTGCACCTATTGTTCTGTCATCTAGTTTTTGATTTATTGGCTCAATAGAAACATAACCTTTTGGAGTATAATTTAATTTAGGAGTGTTAGATAAATCATATACTCCATTAAAAGTAAGCTCTCTATTTACAGTCTTCTTATAATTACTTCCAGATGGACTTATATATGATACTTTGCAAGTTATTTTATATCTTACCTGCATAGGTTTTATTGCGTATCTATATAGTCTAAATCTTGAATGGTTGTATCTATAAGCTTCTATTTTAACTTTTAAACTACCATCTCTTATACGTTCTTTATAATCAGCTTCTATTTTGAATCTATAATCAAAAGCTACTTTACTTAGGTACTTTATACTTTCTTTTCCATATCCTTCTAAAGTAAAAGTAATTGGAGCAGTTATGTTTTTATTCTCTGTGACCATTTTGCTTATTTCACAATCATATCCATATCCTACTCCAGATTGGAAAGCATTTAAATTTTCATCTATTACTTTTAAATTTTTAGGAATGTAATCTTTATTATAATTTGAATTAAAATTTAATAAATCTTCCACTTTACAACCCTCTACTTATACTTTTTAAATCCCTCTATACTTGAATCGTAAAAGCTCGGTATAAATCCCTCTCCGCTTATATCAGATTCACTTAAATCATAGAAGGATTCATCCCATATAAAACTTCCCCATTCAATAGGAGCAATCATTTTTAATTTCTTTGCATATTCTTTTAATAAATCAGTAGCAAATCCATCAGCTTCAAATAATTCATATTGTAGCTTTTTATCATTCTTATTGTGCAATTGGTGCATTTCAATTCCACTATCATAGACAACTTTTCTTGATATATCTTTAAACTTTTCATTTCCTTTAAGGATTATTTTGTTATTTAGTATATCAATATCTTTTATATCGAAATATTGGTTGTCTACTTTTATTTTATTTATTACAACCATAGGATCATCTATAATAAAATCCTTAGAACCATCTTTCCATGTTTTAAAAACTCTTAGTCCAGTTTCTCTTGATATGGCATTTAATAATCCATTCATAGAAGAAGATGGTGGAGATTTGAATACATCTATTAATCTATTTTTATAATCATAATTGCTTTCACCAATAAGTCTTGAACAATCTAACAGGAATCCAAATTCATCTAAGAAATTCCAAACTTGATGAAGCTCTAAGATTAATTTATTTATAGTATTTTTGTACCTAACATATACATATCCATACTTATATTTTGCATTTTTAGAATAAGCTTTATTAAGATATATGATTTTTCTTTTTTCATCTAAAAAATAAAATTCATCACTTTTTATAAGCTCATTAATATCTTTAGTTCTTTTTAAAGAACCATCATCAGTATATATCTCATCAATAAGCTCTATATCTGTGTATTCTTCCAGTAAAGATTTATATAAAATATTTATCTGGTCTAAGTCTACACTTTCTATATAAACTTGTTCATAGGCATAGGTTAAAATATCATATATTTCTTTTAGTTCTATTCCAAAAACATCTAAGAACATTGAACCTATAGAATCTTGATTTTTTCTCCTTATAGCCATCCAGTATGGTAATCTATTTATTATTTTTTGCGTAAATAAATTAAATTGTGATTCATTCATATTACGTGCTCCCTAAAGCATAGCCCCTTTAAATCACCATTAATATTATTAAATGTTTTTTCAGCATAATTTATTGTATCAATAGTAATTGACATATAAGAATCAAGTATAACTGCTGCCTTAGTATTAATATCAGAATAAAAAGGGCTATTACATATCATTAAAATACATTCTTTGGTATGATTTATTATATTCTCATTCCAGTTTTGATACTTATTCATTATCTTTTCCAATACTAATTTTTCATCATGCGTATAGCTATCATTTGATAAATAAAAACGGTATAATTCTCTATGAATGGTTTCAAAATCCGATATGCACCTATTATAAAGTTCTGTTTCGTCCTTTATTTCACCTGTTTCTATAACATTAGCAAACTCCCTAAGTACTTTATTAAATATTGATAACTGTGCAACTATTATCTCTTTAAATGCAATTTCTTTACCTTTGTTTCTAATTTCAAAATTTCTTAAAACTTCTCCTTTTAACGCCTCTGTTCTTGCAAAAAAAGAGTGTTGCTTAATTGAAACTTTATTATTATTTTTATTTTTTGTTGCTTTATATGAAAACATTCCAGTTACAAATGCAACTAAAACAGTACCTATTGTTGTTATTATTTCTTTGATTATTGAATCATTCATCTACAAATCACCTTTAATATATATTTATAGCATTTGGTTCAGTAGATATTACAAATCTATTTGTCCAATTGCTTGTAAGATTTAACAAGTCTTGCTTAATACCGTTTACTTTAAACTCTTCACAAGTATAATTAACTATATCATCACTAACTGACATAATTATTTTTGTAAGCTCATTAACTATTAAACTTTCACCGATCTTCAATGAATTAATATAATCTATTACTTTTTCTCTTACTTCTAGGTGTAAGTTTCTAGCATCATTTGAACTTACTTCACTACTTATGTTAAGTTTTATTTTAAATGACAGTAAACTATTATTAACCGCAATAATAGTAAACCTAGTTCCATATGCTACTACTTCTTGTACAGCATCTATAACACTTTTTATAGTATCGTTATCTGTAAAATAGTTTTCAGTAGCTACAGCTATAGAAAACGAACCAGAACCGTGACTATATTCTTTATAAGATAAGTCTTGTACATTATCTACAGTTAAAGCCTTAAGTCTTATACTCATATAATTACTTGTAGCCGATTCTCTTATTTTAAGTGAAATTCTTTTTCTAAATTCATCATCAGTTTCATCAGCATTTCTTGTACAATCAAGTAATTTTCCTATGGCATCTAAGCATATATCAGTAGCACTTGATAGGAAAGATTGTGCATGAAATTCTTGTAACATCTTATAAAAATCACTTAATTCAAACGTTATAGAATCTGCAAATAATTTAGCTATTGTTCCAGGAGTAGCATCTATATTTACTTTTCTTAAATTCTCTAATATAGTTTTTTCTATATCTTCAAATTCCTTATTTAAAATAATTCTCATTGTTTTTCTCCCCTATCAATAGATATTCCATAGCCTAATAAATCTATTGTTATTTTAAATTTATTAGAACTAAATCCATCTTCTGTTTTTAGATAAACAGTATATTCCATTATGTTATTTTCCTGTACAGCTTCAACATAAATGTCATTTGAATCATAAATAGAAGATAAGGAACTTATTATTTTTTTCTCTCCAATTTCTTTGGAAAATTTATTATTTGGCATCCCGATTATCTCTTCAAGATCAGCACCTAATTTATCTATAAACCAATCATTGGATATTGATTTACATATGCAGTATGCCGCTTGTACTTTTTCTTTTTCTCCTTCGCATATGTTTAAATTTTTCTCTTCTATGATTAATTCCCCTTTGTTATCAATTAGAAAATCCATTGTCAAATCAAATCCTTGTTATTTATTTTAAATGTTCTTGCTGATACATTTACATTTTCAGTATTTATTTTTACATTAGGTGAATTTAAAAAGATTTCATTTAAAGAAGTAATTGTTATCTTATTATCAGATGTGTTTATAGAAATTCCTTGGTTAATTGCGGTAAATATATTTATATTACCTTCATTTGTTATTTTAATAGTTGTACCATTTACTGTATGTGTTAATCCTATCTCTTTTTCTTCATAATATCCTAGCTTTTCTGCAATTTCTAAATACTTTTTTTCTATATCGAAATTTACATACTCAACTTGATTAGCATATCCAGGACTTTTATCACTTATCCAGCTATTTATTCTATTTTTAATTTTGGGTTCTTTTTTTTCATATTCTCTTGTTATTAATCCGCCTTGAAGAATATGTTTCATTTTTTCCCTTGTACTTAATTCATATGATTCATCTATAATTCCAACTATTTTAGGTTTTAATGGACTTCCATTTTCAAAAGATACCCAAACCATTGAACCCTCTTCTATTGTTGAGGCATATATTCCTTGGGAATATATTTGAATTGGAACTTTTTTAGCTTCTAAAATCCCTCTACCTTTAGGATTTCTATATTTGATGTTTGCTCTGTTTCTATAACTATCAAAGCTAGTAACACTAGCCTTGACAGTTGTAAAAATACCATCCAAATAGGGTTTGATTATATTATTTTGAATTTTATCTTTTAAATCAGCCAAATGACATTCACCTACTTTAATAATATATTACCATATTTTAGCATTTTAATCTTCATCCTCTGGCATTTTTTTGCCATTTTCATCCACATCACTTGTTTCTGCTACTCCCGCAATTAGGTTAGCTTGACCACTACAACCAGATATAAAAGGTCCATCCTTATAGTACATAGGGAATACTTTAACCGTATTATTGTAGGAGAATTCATCAATGATTGCTCCTAGTAAAACATCTATAAATATAGAACCTACTGCCCATCCAACTATAGTTCCTATGCCTGGAGCGATTAAACTTCCCCAACCTGCAAGTTTTAATCCAGCACCTTTAAGTCCTGCAACTACTGGCTTAACATATTTAAGGTTTTTAGCTTTATTTACAGCATCTAATCCATTTATAATACTTATACCTTTCTTAGCAAATCCAGCTACAGCTTTACTATACTTTGTAAAATCTTTTACTATTTCAGCACTTTTCATTGAATTTAATATATATTTTCCAAGCTTAATATCCATACCAGCAACCATAGCTGTATACAACACAGGAGAATCATATCTTAATGCTCCTAGACCTCTAAATACAGATATTGAAGTTGAGTATGGTTCTACAGAATCAACTATAGCTTGTCTTGCGGTTTTTACTGCTCCATACGAAGCACCAAATGAAGTAAGAGATTTAACTATATTCCCTTGTCCGCTGTACTTCATTGTATTTATTGCAATCATATCTGGATAAACAGAAGTAGTGAATCCTTTAATGTTTATACTATGAACAACTTCTCTTACTGTAGTTAAACCTTCCATCTTTGAATACATATCATTTATATATAAATAATCACAAGGTTTTATAGAACTATTTCCTATTATAATAACTTCTCCAGTATAGTTTTTGTTCCAAGAATCAATTAATGTTGAAGTTGCCATATTTATAGCGGCACTTTTTGCTATCGGAGCAAACGTTTTTTCATATAGCCAATCCCATCCAAAGTAATCTTGAACTAATGTTGTATCTATAGTTCTAGTTTTTTGATAACTTGGATATATTGTTCTATCTGAATATACTGTAGGAGAACTCTTAACTCCTTCACCTAACGTATACATAGCTATACAGTTAGTTGTAAGGTCTTGTGTTGTTGACAATACTCTATTATCAATAATGTTACTTAGTGAATCTATATAATGGAATTGTGCGAAGGATTTAGCTGAATCATATACTGTTTCTTTATTAATATCATACCTATAATAAGATAAAGCATATGGTAATCCAAAGAACAATCTACAGTCGAACTGGTGATACATAGGTTGACATACAAACTCTGGTAATGATTGTGTTATAACTTGAAAAGCATCCCAAGGAGTTTTATTATAAAGATAGAAATTAACATTATCTTCTCCATCCATATTTAATAATGCTCCCTTACAGAAAGGAATACAATCATACCTAGCAAAATAAACATTTTTCATTTGGTCATAATTTTTTGCACTATCCTCGAATAATTTTATTCTTGCATAATCTCTTACTAACCCGAAGTTTTCTATACCATACCTGCTACTTTCTCCCCACTTTTTACTAAGCATATTAGCAAATGTTCCATCTCTTTCAGCTAATGCACTATATATTACATTTGTAGGTTCTGAACCAATATTGAATATTGTATTTACATCCTCTTCATCTGAACTTAATATGCCATTTATTAGCTCAACTCCAAAGCTTTCCGCTAGAATCTCAACTACATCACCATTATTAATTTCAGATATTACTCCATTAAAGCATATAGGCAACATAAGAGGATTTGAACCATACCCAAGTCTTATGTGTATTCTAGCTCCAGCTTTTAAGTTAATTAACTCGTATAGTTGATTTTTAACTTCAACCATATTCTCTGTAAGCTTAGGAGTTCCAACTAATACACCAGATAGCTTATAAAATTCCTTAACTAACCAACCATATTCAGGATCATTCTTTATATTATTTCTAAGCTCTTGATTAGTCTTCTTTGAATTAAGATTATGATGAATATTAGTAGCTGTTATTTTTGCTGTATGAACTGGTTGAGATTTTTCTTGGTGAATATCTATAGATATAATTGATTTATATATATAGAAATTACTCCATAACCTTCTTGCATCTAGCCAATCACCGGAATCATCTGCAATTAAAAAACTATAAGTCGGAAAAGCTCTACACATTGTTCCTGTTCTTGAATACATCATCATATCAGTATACATAGTTTTATATATTTCTAAGCTATTGCTATAAAATTTCTTTATCATTTTGTCGTATTCTTTAGTTACAAATGAATTAACAGTTTCAGCACCAAAACCAATTACATCACCAATATCTGATGCAATATCTTCCCAAATTGATTTTATAGCACCATTTCCTAATTCATGTCCTAATGCTTTATATATTTTACTTGCAATCTTAAAGCTAGAAGCTCCATCAACGTTCATATATTTTGATATGAAATTAAGTTTATCTTCTACTTTTTTTCCTATATTGTCATACTTAACAACATACATAGCTGGACTTTCATGTACTATTGGTCTTCCAAAGTTCTTTGAATCTAATTTGAAAACAGTATCTCCTATTGTTTTTCCAGTCCATTGATTTTTTATAGTTTCTACGGTTTGAGAAGAGCCTCCAGCACTTCCAGAACCACCAGAGTAATTAGGATTTACGTCACCAAAACCTTTGTATTCTAAACTTGTTGGTGGTCCTCCTGCAATCTCTTTGTATATTGCAGTTACACTAGGTATCCAATTAACATTAAGACCAGTAGGATCATTACTAGCTCCAACAGGACAATACTTAGCTCCGACTTTAGGAATTGTATCAAGTCCCATATCTAAATATAATTTTCTAAGATTTTTTGTCATAGCATCAATTCCAGCTTCTATTGTTGGATAAGATATAAGACCATTCTTGCCCATCAATCCACCAGGATTATTATTAGTTATTACTTTTCCGTGTCCTGTTTCAAGCTTTGAAATTGACATTACAAATACAGGGTTTACATTATATTTATGGCCATACTTTACAAAATAAATTGCTGTATTTGCTAATTTATTTGATAAGAACCTATTTAATTGATTTATTTTAGTTGTGCTAACATCATATGGAGTATCATAAGCACCGCTCTCATTTCCTCCAGTACCAACTGTAGGTCTTCTTGAAGTCTTTCTTGAATCTGAATCTATTGATCTATTCTTTGAATTTCCTACATTTTTAGGTCTTGCAAATTCATTAAACTTAGAATATAAGTTTCCTATTCTAACACCAGCTTCTGAATTTGCAGCTTCAACTATTTTATTGTTCCCGATATATACTCCTATATGGCCTACAAATCTTACAAAATCTCCTGGCTTTAATTCACTTTTGCTTATTCTAGTTGAGTAGGTTGAACTCATAAGTCCTGCGTCATTAGTTCTTCCAGTCATAAGACCAAGTTCTCTTAATCCCCAACTTATAAATCCACTACAGTCAAATACTTGCTTACCTTTCCACTTTCCAGATGTAGCTATTTGACCATCAGAACCAAATACATAACCGCAACCTTCTTTACATTTAGATATTAAAATATCAGCTAATGCATTTCCTGTTTCAGTATCATAATCATAATTACCTCCACCGCTTGAAGAAGAGGGACTTCCAGCAGTAACGTAATGTACTACTCCATTTTCATCTATATAACTTCCATCAGGTAAATCTTCTCCGTATTGAATTGCTTTACCTACTGTTGTAACTGGCTTTGCCTCTTTAGGTCCTTTTATTTCATCAAAAATTGAATCATTTAAATTTCTATAATCCAATGGATAATTTACATAATAATCTGGATCAACATATAATCCGTATGCTCCCATAGGTCCTTTACCTGGAGTTATGGAGAATGATTTATCTAATGAATCCATATTCATAGGTGCTAAATTATGATTAGCTCTAAATTTATTTATCTTTTTAATAGCTTCGTTTACTTCATCATATAAAGGTAAATGTAAATCTGGGTATAATTCAACTCTAGTCATTTTTGCTTCTATAGTATTTTCTTGTTGAATCTTATTTAATAACCCGACTCCATCTTGACTTATAGCATCATCTTTATATCCTTTTCTATCTTGGAATGGTGTCATTCCAACTAAATGCTCTCTTTCTTTTTGCCTATAATCATATTCAGTACAAGCTACTGTAATATTATATAGACCAGGGAAATTAGGTACAGTTGATATTTCTAATGAATCAATTACTATATATTCAACACCAACCATGTTAATTAATTCATTTTCAACTTTTAAGAATCCAAATGTACCAAATTCTTTATTTTGTCTTGCCATAAATTGTGATAAACCATTAGCTGTTTCTAATGAATGAATAACATCCCTATCTGTAGTTTGTATAACTAAATTAAATCCTATATCACTTGAACCTAAGTATTGAGCTGTAGGTATGTTTTGAGAATTTAATTGTATTAATGGAATATTATTTGATGCAGTAATGCTTATTCCAGTAACTTCAAATCCTTGTTCCTCTGTGTCTAGCATCACATCAAAGTTTTTATCATCATATATGGTTTCTGAAACTTCTCTATTTTCAAAGTCTTTAGCACCATTTAATATTTCTTGATTTAATATTTTCAATTTAAATTTACTGTCTTTGTGATTTTTCATCTTAGGTAAAAACGTTTTTACTTTAGGCGTGTATTCTGAAAGAAGTCTTTGATAATTAAACCTGTATAAATCCCAGTTTATAATATCTTCATATAAGCAATCTGGAACTTCTGTATAAGGTGTTAATGTTATTTGCTCTAAACTTAAATGAATTTCATAGCACCCAGGAAATCCATCTAAAGTTGTTATTAAAATACCAGATACAGCAACAGTAAAAATATTATATTCATTATTAAGGTATTCGTTATATACAGGTACAAAAGGTGTAGTAATAAACTGTGCAAATAGAGGTCTTATTCCATCTACATAGTATCTATTAAATGGTGAATTTACTTCATATCCGTTTATTTGCTCTGCTCCATTTACAAATAATTGAACTGTTATACTTCTTCTTGTATAACCTCTTTTTATTTTTAAACTACCCCTTTGTCTTAGGGAATTTACTGATTCTGTAGGAGTTGTTTCAGTAACTGATATAAATTCTGGAGGAACATTAAATTGAACATCACCTAACCTAAATGCTGTATAGTTATTATTTACTCTGTTAGGATATTCGATATAGTCATTATATTCTGGAGGAATATTTTTTCTACTATCTGATATTTTTTGTTCAGCAGATATTATTTCTTTTACTATTTTAGGATCAGCATTTATTAATGGAGCATTATAATAAGTAGCTTCATTAACCTTTCTATTAAGTAACTTAGCTTGTTCAAGTCCGTATTCATATTGTCCCATTCCACCAGTAGAACCAGATGCACTTTCTTTAGGTGGAACAACGCCAACTAGTGGGTTATCCCCACTACCTGGCTTTGAAGTAGAACCACTAGAATTACCGTTTGGTCCACTATTAACATTACTATCTGGTCTAAAAGAATTAGATGGAGCATCCATTGGACTTCTTGGTTGCTTTTCTCTTTTATACTTATTGAAAGCTACTTCAATTTGAAGGTTGTCTGATTCATCAGTCTTTAATACATTGTTTAATATTCTATCGTAACCCAAAATACAATCCTTCCTTTAATTAATTAATTTTGATATTTTGTCTTTTAACCAACTGTCATTAATATCTTCTCTATTATCTTCTTCGGATGTATTTATAGTAACTTCATTTCCAACACTATTTTTAAATGTACTAGCTATTTTACTTTGAAGTTGTTTATTATCTATTTCATTATTTGATTTTCCAGTAATCTTCATCTTTATACCTTCTAATAATCCTCTATTATTATTAGGAGCAGAAGGTGGAGCTTCATAAACAACTGGTTTTGCTTTAGTGTTTATTTGTTCATTAGCTTCATTATCAATCTTTCCTGGATTAACTTCGTTTCTTCCTCCTAAAACAGATAAAGCTACAGCGGCAGCACCAGCTCCTGCAACACCAACTAAAACTTTTTTATTCTTGAATAGTTTTTTTAGTGATTTACTAGCTTCATCCATGTTTTTAGATATTCCTTCTACTGTTTCTTTAGCTGCATTTTCAGTATTGAATCTTTTTTCCTCCGCAAGTTCTAGTAATCTTTTATTTAATTTTTCTACTCCAAAATCATTATCTAAAGGCTTTTGCATTTTAGTTATATTTTTAGAAGCATTTCTATATTCATTAGATAAATTATTTTTATTATTAACTACATAACTTACATAAGCATTTATGTTTCTTTGGCTTTCTTCCATTATACCTCTTATTTCAGAGTTAGATGTACTAGCTTGTGAGCCAATTAATCCTTTTAAAGTATCAATATCTAAATCTCTTAGCCTTGCATCAGCAAATTCTCCAAAACCAATCTTCGCATTTGATAATGTATTAAATTCTTTATTAGTTAACTTCATATTAGGGTTATCTAATAAACCTCTTACACTTCTTTCAGTTGAGCTATTCCAATTAAGAAGTTCTTCTCTTCCACCTTTATAATCAAAGTTTTCAGCATACAGTAGAGTTTTATTTAACCCAGATTGTTCATTATATTCAATAGCCTCATTTATTAGTTCTTGTGCTGTATTTTCACTTTTATTTATAAGAGTTTTTGCTATCTTTTCATCATCATAAGTTTCCGTTATTCTATTTTTATTCTTCATTAATGCTTCTGCATATGATGATTTCATAGAATCTATATCATAAATCTTATGTTGTGAAATTTCTGAATTTATTTGGTTAAAATCTCTTCCTTGGCTATATCTCTTAGCAACATCCATTGTTCTATTAGTGATATACTCATTCATTTGTTCTCTCTTTAATTTCGCATCTCTACCTTTTCTGATAATATTATTATTTATTTCAGTAAGGTATTCTGAAAATTCACTTCTCTTTAGCTTATTGTTCTTATAAAGAGTATTTAATCTATTATATCCATCTTCTATAAGTTCAAAATCTATTTTAGAGTAATTTTTTCTTAATGTATTTAAAAATTCTCCATTAGAATCAACATTTTCTGAAATTATATCTGACATTCTCTTTATATTTATATCAGTATCTTCAAATTGTTCTTTTAATAATTTGTTTCTTCTTTTTCTTCCAGCATTTAATACTTCATCATCTAATTGAGCTGCTTTTAAAATTTCTGGCACTTCATCTGGATTACTAAATACTCTATCTAAATAAATATCTTTTTGTGTTCTTTTAGGTTTTATATTTTCCATTACTTCATCTAACTCTTTACCAATCATAACGTCATATTTACTACCTAAAATTTGGTCTAATGATTTTTCAGAGTTAGAGAATACATTAAAATATTCTTCTGTATCTAAATTTTGTAGTGTAGCCATTCCATTTAAATTATCTATACTAGTTAATTTAAATGATGATGAACCTCCCTTTTCTCTTAAAATTGAATCTTCTCCTACTACAATATGATCCATTATAACGTTATTTCCTTTTGCTGCTTTCTTTATTAAGGATATATTATTTTTTTCAATTTTACTTAGTATTTGTTCATCAGTATCACTATTTTCAACTGTCTTTAGGAAATCCATAGTTTCTTTAACTGCTTTTTCAACACTATTCTTATCATCTAATCTATTTAATTGTATAGGATTATTAGCTCTTGATTTATATATTTCTCTTAAATCATCATTTTGGAATAAATCATATACAGCTCTTAGGTGTCTATTCCCCTCATTATTTGGGAATTGTCCTTTTATTATATCTGATGCATTAACTATTATGTCATCACCGTATACTCCAGAATCCCTAATGGCTTCAACAACACTTTCAAATCCTTTATTTAGATTTTCATTTCCAGTTGCATTACCCATTAGTTTTATACCAGCTTGATATTTAGGAGCAACTGTAAGTTTCTCTATATTACTATGCTTAACGTCAATGATTTTTTGTTCTGCTAGTTGAGTAAATTTTATTACATCATTATATAGCTCTTTATTTAGATAGTCTTTATCTAAAGAATGGAAAGCCATTTCTCTTATTTTAAAGTTCTCATTAGATATATAACCTATACCAGCTTTATTTTGTCTTGCTTTTATTCCTAGCTGTCTTATTTTTTCTCCATGTTCTTTTGAGAAGAAATTTATATTTCCGTCCATTCCATACTCATCTTCAATAATTTCTGTCATTACTTTACCAGACATTGTGTATTTTTTAGCTTCCTTATCGTTGACATATCTATACTTACCTTCAAAAACTCCATCTTTATTGTATTCTAATACAACTTGATTACTAGTAGAACCAACATACTCTTCATTTAATCTATTTTGGAGTTTTAGAAGTCTTTCTACTGCAACGTTAATTTCATCATCACCACTTCTAAGCACTACCCCTTCATTAGTCTTTTTAAGGCCAAGTAATTGAATGAATTCATTATCACCATCAATGTCGGCATTTTGTGGTCCAGCCATCCAAGATGTAAGCATTACTGAATAACCTTCCATAGTATCATTCAACATTACTTTAGTTGCCTTAGTTGCTCCTGTATGGAATGTAGGTTCTCTTGTAGCAATAGCATTTATACCTATTTTACTAGCGTATAAATCACCAATCTGTTCAAATATATCATCAGTAACATCTGATTTATTTAATCCTTTTAGTAAACCATTTTCTTCTATAATCCTTCTAAACTCCATGTTATCCATAAAGTTATTATTATATAGTTGTTTTCCTATAGTCTTGCTGTTATAACCCATTGATTCTAAGTACTCTTTAGAAGTCCAAACAATATCATCATATACAGGTTTACCATCTACAAGTCTTATAGCTTGATTACCCATTGGATTTCTTAGTTTTGTTTTATTTGCATCAACAAATTCTGGTGGAATAATACCAGCGGTTAATGACATACCAGACATATCCACTCTTCCAGATGCCAAAGCTTTATTCACTATACCGTTCTTATTAGAATATTCATATGGTAACAGATTAAAACTATTTGCGTATTCTCTATTTATCATTTCGGCTAAATCTTCATAGTTAGCAAATTTAGTACCTTCTAATGATTCTAAATTTTCTTTTATAGACAACATTCTAATAAGTTCAGCAGAAACTCCTTGTGATTTTGAAGGATAAATTTGGTCATTGTTTATTATATTTGTATGCAAAATTGGAAGATAAACAAAATCTTCTTTTACTTTTGTAACAGGGTTTACAACTCTTTGATTTTTTAGGTTTAATTTCAATACGCTATATTTATCTGCATCAATTCCATAAATATTATTTTTTAATAAATCTATAGTTAGATTTTTACTATTTACGTCTAAACCTAATAAATCTTTCTCTAGTATCTTTATTCCATCAGTATTTCCAGAGATAGCTTTTGAAGTATTGTATATATTCCCCATATCAACATATGCCTTTTTAAAAGCTGTTCCGTCTTTTATAGTATCAAGGTTCATATCTATTATTGGTTGTACTATTCTTTGCACTTCTCCATATTTATCTATTGTTCTATATCCATCAAGTGCTTCCGCTCCAAATACTTGTCTTTTTCTAGGAGTATCTTTTATACCTCTTCCAAGCTCATTTTCAGCAGCTTGAAGAGATTCATTAAGTTCTGCGAATCTTAATGTTGTTCTATATAAATTATTTTCCCTATTATAATTAAGTTCATTTTTTATAGAATTTACTAGCTCTGGATTTCTTGAAACTCTATAGAATTCATCAAATGCATTATTAAGCATTTCAAAAGCGTTACCATCAACATCAGATGTATGTTTTACTGCATGATATAATCCTGTTCTTGGATCTTTTTCATAACTCAAATTCCATCCAAGTCCGCTTCTGTTTATTGCTGTAGCAAATAAAACCATTTCTTCCTCATTACCGTATTTATTTAACATTTCAATAGCTGTATCGAATTGATTTTGTATAATTGCTCCTGCATTTTTATGCTTACCAAATTCCATATGACCTACAAGAGAAACATCTTCTCCAAACATTTCATTATATAAAAATTCTGAAAACTCATACTGAATATTGTTTTTTCCAAGTATAGGAGTTGATACAGTTTTTTCACCGCCTAGATTAACTTTTATTTCATTAAATGATTTATTCTTAGGCTCAATTTGTAATGTATTTGATTCATAATCTATATCAACAATTGTTCCAGGAACATTATCGTATTTTAAATTCACTATATCGCTATCTATATTGAATCTACTTACGATACTATTGTTATCTATAGAATCACCTAGTTTAAATTCATCAGCATTTACTCCATTTAATTTAACACTTACTGTTTCTGGTTTAGGTCCTGCATATTTAGCTATACTTGGTCTTAATACACTATGTTGTTCATAAGTTCCACCATTTGTACCATATGCTCTTAATATATAATCAACATCTTCCATAGTTATAGCTTTATTAGTTTTAATAGTAAATCTTTTTCTTATTTCTTCTGGATCTATTTGATTAAACTTTTCATAATATGCAGCAGATGGCATTTGAGAAGCTTTTATTGATAGACCTTCATATAATGGTTTACCTTCGTTACTAGATACTAAATTAAATTTTAAATTAGCATCACTAGCTCTAGTCATAGAACCTATATATACACTATTACCTTCTAGTAGTTCTTGTATATTATCTACGCCTCTTTCTTTAGCATTATTTATTAATTCTTCATAACTAATAGCTTTAATACCTAGACGTTGGTTATGAAGAGGTCTAACTGGATTATCGTATTCTGAAAAAGGATCGAAGTTTACTGGATTTTGTTTTGAATATATTGTTGCATATTTTCCTGTCATTGATTCCTTTACAAGCATACTTCCATTCTTAACTTCTTCTATAGCTGATTCTATTATTTTTAAATTATTTTTACTTATATTAGGTAATTTTTTCATTCTTTCAGCTAGATTTTTTCCATCAAATAAGTTCTTTAAATACCATTCTTGCATATCTCCACTCATTTGATGTGAATTTATATCATAGTTATAAATGCTATCACTTATTTTATTCAGTTCTCTTTTTACAACATCATGGCCAAAAAGATCATCTAATTCTTTTTGTATATCAGGTTCACCGTAAAGCTCTGGAAGTAAAGACATTAATCCTCCAGCTTTCTTATATTCCATTAAGTCATTCATATTAGCAACGAATTGTTTCTTATTGCCTATTCTTCTATATGCACTAGTACCTATTTCATTACCAATAACTTTATTGTATTGATTATTAACTAATCTTGAAGCTTCTTCTCCCTTTCCAGCTTTCATTAAATTATCAAAACTATCAGCTACAATTCTACTAGAATCTATTGCATTAGTTATTGTATTTCCCTCTTTTAATACTGGTATTCTAGTGTCTATTGACTTACCTCCATAATAAGCTGTAATATCTTCTGTAATCATTTTATTACTATTACCTTGCTTAATATATCTTCTTCCGTAATCATTATTAACTGTTGGGATTGGTTGGAACGCAGCTTTAGGACTTATCTCGCCTCTTCTGTAGGCATTTAGTACTTCATTAGTATCACTTGGATTGTAAATCAAGAATCCATGTGTTGGATCACCTTTATTTGTTCCTGTAATAAATGTCGCACCATAACCTCTAGGTATATACCCGAATTTCTTTTCATAACTTCCATTGTCACTAATTCCATATAGCATATCAGTTATAGCTGCTATTTCATTGTCATTATATCCAACGGTATTTCTTAAATATGAAGTAAAAGCTTCTGGTAAAACTTTTACTTTATGGCCAACATTATTTTGAGAATTTATATATTTTAAAGTTTTTTCACCAACATTAAGATTAAATACACTAGATGCCATACCAGAGTTTCTTTCAACTACATCAGTAATAATATTATCAACACCTAAAATTCCAGAAAGCTCTTCTGAATTTGTAAGAACATAATTTCTGAAAGACATATCATTTATTTTTATTCCACTTAAATCTCTTATGGACGCAGTTCCACCTCTAAGATTAGTTAATTTCTTTAATGTTTCATCTTCATAGTTATTTGTAAGCATTGCTTCTATATAACTTTTTATAAGTGCTTCATCTGGTAATCCATTTTTTGCTTCAACTGAATAATCAAATAAATCTTTAGCTATAGCCTTTACAGATGTATTAACATCACCAGTTGAGCTTATTTCTTCTAACATTTTATCAGATACAATTCCTCTAGAATTTAAATCTTTACTTATAGATATAAGATTAGATAAAGCGTAATTTTTTGTACTAGCTGCACTAGTACCAGCTCTATTATTCCTATATACTAATTTTCCTAGCCCTTCTATTGTTGAATCTAATGTAGTTATATTCATAGAAGTATATTTTCCATCTTTTAATACATCAGCATAATTATAAAAGTTAATATCAAATGGATTAATAACTTCATTAAAAATTGAAGCTCCAGCTTCTTTTCCTAAAGATTCATTAATAGCTCCCACAAGTTCATTGTATGAATTACTTAATGATTCTTTCTTAATTCTATTTATAATTGAAGCTCTATTTTCTTTAGATGCTCCTTTAATTGCATTTAAAACATTACCATTAGATAAAGTAATATTTTGTTGTATTTCTTCAATCATTGGAGATATTATATCGTTAGTATCATCAAGATAGCCATACATATAATTAAAATCTCTAACCCATTCAGTAATTAAATCTCCTTTAATGTACTGACCTTTATTAGCAGGATCGGGTATAGTTCTTCTAAGATTAGTTGCGTGATCCATTAGAGTTAATTCATTTTCACCAACTTTTATCCTACCATTATTTGTAAGTTCCTTTATTTGAGTGTTATTTAGTTTACCTTTACCTCCTAATTTTTGGTAATTTGAGTTTAATTCTTCGTATGTTGCGTACATACTGGACGTATAATTAAAGTCTTTCTCTCCACCAGCTTCAAACATAGCGTCAAAATTTCTTCTAGCTAGATCATTAAAATATATGTCTTCTTGTGCTTTAGCAACTTTTTCGCTTATATCATAAGGAGAAGAATTACTATCTATTTTATTTACTAAATTATATGATTTAAAGCTAGTAGATAAAGTATCTTCTATTTCCTCTTTGCTACCTCTAATTATATATGAAGTATGACCAAAATTACTATCTCCCATTGTAGTCAAAGGTAAAACATAAGCCTCTTGTGCACTTTCTCCTATTGCTTTTAATGTTTCTTCTGATAAATACTCTTTTGGTATTACTCTCATTTCTCCAGCTCTGTAGAATAAACCCCTTGAAGAACTTCTATCTCTATATTTCATTGGTTTACCAGAATAATTATCTACCATAAAATCAAGGTGCTTTTGGAATCCATCTGCTGATATTGAACCGTTAGGATTAGCACTCTTATTAAAATTAAAGTTTTCTACAGTACTATTAGAATTAATAGCTCTAAAAACAATATTGTCATTTACTGTTTTATTTGTATATCCACCGTTTTTTATTTTTCTTTCAATATTTCCTATAGCTCTATCTAATACAGTTTCTTCTCCACCATTGAAACTCGATTCTAATATATTAAATATAGTCATAGTATCATCAGCTGCTACGTGAGAAGTACCTGCATCTACACCAAATAATTTAGCTAGATTTTCAACTTTAAATTTACCGCTAACATTGCCCATTCCCTTTTCTTCATACATACCATGAATTTCTGTATCAAAAGCTGCCATAAAAATTTCTTGGATATCTATTTCTCTATTTGTAGATAATAACCCATCTTGTAATCCATGAGTTCTTAACATTTCGGCTCTAGCTTGGTTATCGAAATTTTTAATATTATATCCTATAGTTATATTATCTTTTACTTTGTTTATACTTTGTGAAGCTTCTAATATTTTACTAGCCACAACATCAACGTCCCCATACCTTACTTCTTCTTTAGTTAATCTGTTCAATGCTCTATTTACATTACTTCTTGTAGGTTCTACATTAGCTACAGAACCATCGCTATTAAATATATAAGGTAATCTCTCTATAGTTACTTTAGCTGATTCTGACATATTACCGTTAAATCCAGCTTTAACATCATTCTTTAAATTCTCAAATATTTTATTATTTATTCCCATATTAAGTTGTACTAAAGGTTCAACTTTTTGTGTTCCATAATCCTTCATCATAGCAGAATATTCTGTTATAGCGAAGTTTTTAGAATTTAATGATCCTAATGTTTCAACGTCATATGATATTATTTTTTCACCATTTAGCATTGCATTTTTTAATGTTCTAGCCTCTTCTAATCTTTGTTTTACAGAAGAGGCATTTTTAAGCCTCGATGTTTCAAAGAAATCAACACTTATACCATTTTTATAATTATTAATTAAATCATCAACTGATTCAGAATATACACTAAAGGCTCCTTCTCCAAATCTGCTATTTAGTTTTTCTTCTGTTGTTTTATTGTGCTTAAAAAAGCCATTAAATGAACCTATTATTGCCAACTATA